AACGTAAGGAGAGTAGTAAATAATGGAGTTTAATGGAACAGTGTTAGTAAGTAACCGTAAGATAGAAAACGCCTTAAGTAATTACACCTCTTTAAAACGTGAGTATGAAAAGGAAATAAAACGTTGTGAAGATAAGTTAGCATCTCAGATAGGTGATCTATCTTGGTGGGATAATTTTATGTGTAAAGATGGAGATGATGATTGGTTTAAAGTTTACAAACGTAAATATAAAGGTTGGGTAAGTACCTATCATAAAGCTTGGTTATACCACTTCAAAGAGATAGGATTGGTTACAGAAAGCTTTCATTCTAAATATGAAGATATAGATCTTAATCATTACTACTATGAGAAGGAAGTATACACTTTAAGGGTTTTATCTAGGGCAGGGGAACCTGTATATTTGAACCCAGCACAAGCAAGTTTTGTTAATGGGTTTTTCGTGGGGTAAATAATACTTGACTTATAGAACACTCTCAGGATAATATCATCTAAAAGAGAAATATACTTTACTTTTAAGTAAAACATTTTTAAAGGAGAAACAACAATGAAAGAGTTAGATTTAACAGAGGCAAAATTATTAAAACTTTGGTTACGAATGGGGTATTGCGACTGGCAGATTACTGGTGAGAAGGATATCTGTTCTTTAACAAGGATGTGCTTGTGGAGTGGTGTTTTAGGGATAAGTAATCTATTGGCGATCGTTTTTATGATTGTGCTTATGTTTGCGCTAGGGGTTGGATTGCTTTGGGTAGGATATTTAATGTTTTCTTTCCTAACATTATATCTACCAGAAGCATACTGGGCTTCTCCAGAGGATATCGGGGTAGGGCTACTACTTACATTTTTTACGTCTATAGTACTCTTAATAAGTTTCACAGTAGAAGTATGCCAAGGAAAGAGAGATTTCTCACCAGAGTATATGAAACGTCCTCTGAGAAAGCTCTTTAAGAAGAACAACAACCATTCAGAGGAAAATACCCGTGTGCAGAAGAAGCCCTCTCAAACATGGATTGCTTTGAAAGAGATGGGTAAAGCTTGGAAAGAGAAAACTTGTATTAAGGTGAAACTTTAAGGAGAGGTGTTATGGCAAACTATTACAAAGAAGTGAAACGGGAAGGAGAGGATATCTATTACAGAGTGTACCGTACCAAAGATGACAGTTTAGTGGTCGAAAGGAGGTATAATTATACAGCAGGAGGTTTCCTAAGGGCTATGTTCTTTTCTCGTGAGAATAGTATGAAGGTAACTTTTAAGATAGTTAACAAAGAGGCAGACTTAGCTATCAAAACTTTAGAAGAATATGAGGTGTCGAGATGAACAATATTAGATTAACAAGGAAACCATTTTTAAAAGATTTCACCTTCCACAAGGAAGAAAGTAAACTACACCTAATAGCTGAAGATATAAGAGGGAGTTTAGAGGGTAAGAAAAACTATTATGAGGAACTCCTCACACCTTTTGAGTACAAGATTATCCATAAGATATATAAATATCATCCTAATAATCTACCTTTTAGGGCGGGCGTTTGGGAGGGAGAGAAATCGTATATAAGGGAGATGTTAAGCGTAGTTACCTATATCATAGAGACTTTCTCATTAGAGGAAGTTGAGTTTATTGATTTAGATAAAGAAACCTTTAAGAAGTGGAAAACCTTCCGAGAATGGTATGATATTGTAGAGGATAACAGTAATGTCCAATAAAATAACAGAAGAGTTTATCAACAAGAAGATAACTTTATCAAATAATATTACATATTTGAAAGAAGAGTTTGAAGGGAAACTTTGGGGTAGCTGTCCTGATGGTGATGTAAAACTTTACCAGATGTTAGAGTTCGCCAGAGAATATGATTGGTTATTAGAAGATATAATTAAATTGAGTAAGGAGCTTTAGGAGGTTATCCTGTTGTGGAGTACCTTATTTTAGGATGACTCTACTTGAAAGTATTCCAGAAGATTATTATCGTATAGGAGAGTGAGATGAAATACATTACAGAATTAGAAGATGTTCACATAGTAGAACTTAATGGAAGAAATATTAAAATAGAAATATCTTCTTACCACAAGGACTCTTGGAAGGTGTACCTTACTGAGAAACAGAGTGTACTTTTGGAGAAAGAAACTTTGAAAATAAAAGATGTTTATGGAACATTACACCTTGACCAGATAGTTGTTTGTTATGAATTGTGTCGTTTCTTGAAGGGGGTTGTTGATGATGAACAACCCTAATATAAAAATAACATCCCTCTCATTCAAGTGCTCTTATAGAGAGTGGGGTTATTTTGTGAGAAATTACTACGATAAGCAAAGTGTGGAAATCTTAGGAGGAGAGTATTTTATCAGAAGTGTTGATGTTAAAAGAGAGCAACCTTCTTGCATAGAGAAAATCAATTTTCCAAAGTATAACACTTATGAAGAGATTGTTTCTGTAGAGATGAGCCTGTTTAAGTGGGAGGAGAATTTATGAGTAAGTGGATACCTGTTGAGGAAAGGTTGCCTTTGAGACAAGCAGATAACTGTTCTTATGAGGTGGATGTTTGGATAGAGAATGAACGTTGGCCTGATGTTATCTATGCCTTCCTTGAGGAAGAATGGTATGATACAGATGTGTGGTGCTCTATTGAAGGAGTGACACATTGGATGGAGAAGCCTAAACCACCTGAGGAGAAATAAGTTGAGTCGAGAAGATTTGATTACTGTTAAGAAGATTGTTTTTGGGGAGGAGTGATCCTTTTAAGAGAGAAGCATTTTAAGATGAAATACACGCTGAATCGAATGGTTTGGGATTTTAATATAGGAGTAGAGTGATATGAACGGTAAACAATATAATTCAATGGGTACTGATGTAGAGTTAGCAAACGCAATGCTTGATAATATTGAGGAGTTACTTTTTCAACTTGAAGATAGTGATATGGATGAAGACAAGAAAGCAGATGCGATCAGTAAATTAAAGTTTACTAAAAGGTTTGTAACTGGCTTTGCTAATCAACTTTAAGAAGTAGAGTGATATTCTGAAAAGAGAGAAACATTTTAAGAGAGTTGCCCCTTTATGGGGCTTTTTGTGTTGGAGGGAGAAGAGAATGAAAGAGATTACAATTACAAAAGATAATAATACTACACATAGGTTGATTAATAGCAATTTCCTTGAGGTAGGAGGGTTACAGTGTGACATGGTTCTAACAGATTTACCTTACGGAACAACTAATGCAAAATGGGATTCTGTTGTGGATTTAGAAGCTATGTGGGGATGGTTAAATATTATAAGAGAACCTCGAACACCAGTGTTATTATTTGCACAAAGTCCTTTTGATAAAGTGTTAGGCTGTTCTAATATAAAAGAGTTAAAGTATGAATGGATTTGGGAAAAAGGTAATGCTACTGGACACTTGAATGCCAAGAAGATGCCAATGAAGGCTCACGAGAATATCCTGACCTTTTACAACAAGCTGCCTGTATATAACCCCCAGAAAACTACAGGACATCCTTTGAAAACTTGTAGTAATTTTGGAGAGAGTGAATTATATGGCGCTTCCAAGAAACGTACATACTCTTCCACTGAGCGTTACCCAAGAGATGTGCTAAAGTTTGGTAATGATAAACAAAAACTTAATATGCACTCTACACAAAAACCTTTAGAACTTTTAAGATACCTTATCAGAACATATACAAGCGAAGGAGATACTGTTCTCGACTTCACCTCTGGAAGTATGTCTCTTGCTGTAGCATGTTATCTGGAAGGAAGAAATTCTATCTGCATAGAGATGGACGAGGTTCAGTTTGAAAAGAGTGTTTCTTGGGTGAGGGGATGTTCTTTTGAGAATGTATATGGTTTAGGTGTGTAAATCTTTACGGTAAATTGCCCTCAACTAAGAGGGCTTTTCTCATTCTGCATATAACCACTCCTCTAATAATCTTTGCATCCTACTACTGAATATCAACACTTCCATACGTTGACCTTGCCTAATACATCCCCTAAAGATAAGCTGCAGGAGTTCAGAAATCGAGTACAAATCTGAGTTGAATATAACACCCCTCTCCTTCAAGTAATTAATCTCCACAGGACGTTTATAAACATTGACAGCATATAAACACAACGTATGATCTCTGTACTCATTAACAGCTTTCTTATTCCAAGGGATGTATGGTTCTAAACCATTTCTCGGGGTTTGTTTATACCCTTTCCCAGCTAATCTTCCTTTATAAGGCTTAAACGTTGTCCAAAACACTCTGTTACTTTTTGTATTGGTTCTATTGATAGTAGATTCCATAATACGTCTAATCGTCTTAGTGTATTCACTATCCTCATCCTTGCTTCCATCACGAGTGACATTTCTCTCATACCAACCAGCAGAGAACATTGTTTCAATACTCTTATTACTTCCTTTCTTACGACAACTTTCCCTGAACGTATTCAAAGCTGTAGACTTTAATATAACCAGATTATTACGTATCTCTTCTTTGATATCTTCTTCTGGTCTGAGTCCTAAAACATTATGAGGGAGGTATTTATAAAGAATATTATTCTTCTTCATCCAAGATGACATAATACTTCCTTCAAACAAATAAGACATAACATAAACATCATCTAATTCTTTCAACAACAGAGGAGGGTATTCCCACACAAGGATATTATCTTTGTATTTATACAAACTTTCTGTCTCACATAGTTTCATGATAGCATAATAAGGGTTCTTTGTAGTCACTTCATTACCAGACCAAACAAGCTTACCATCCTCTTCAACAGTCATCCACCCTCCTACAGATAACAACTCAACACTGTCAACATCTAATTGGTCATACTGTGAAATACAATCAAGTGCTTCATCAATAATAAGTGTGTACCCTCCATCTGTCATAAGTTGAATACATTCTTTATCAAAAGCCTTGAAAGATTCATGAGTTGTTGATATATTCTTACCTGCTCGTATTAAATCTTTAATATTCTCCTTCTTACCCTGACCAAGACTCTTTGGCATACAAAACTTCATCTCTGGTAGTTCTTTATGGATACGTCCTTCTACTGGAGCTTCCCTTCCACTCTTACCATCACCCACTTCACTAAGAAATAATGATACATACAAGAAACGTTTATCTGGAGTATCAATATGACTCTTCCTCATATGATTAAACATACCTGTAGTCTTACCACTCCCCATAATAGCATCAACTATCTTGACAGGGGTTTGAATAGCGGACTGCTCCTTAATAGTCTGTTCTTCTGTGCTCAATATTATTCCCTCCTTTATTAATTAAAATATCAGCTAGTCTACATTATAACAGAAGAATTAGAAATTAACAACAAACTATTTCTAATAACACCCTACTTCTTAGAAGCTGATTTCTAACTTTACTCTTAAAATATCTTTATATTGAAAGACTAAACCAATGTGATTAGAAATACCAAATCAAGACGACTTTGCTAACGTGAGTTGTCTTGTCAGACGGACAACGTCCAGAAGAGGATACCTTTTAGAAGAGTATAAATAACCATAGTAATCTTTACTTAAACAACCCTACTCTAGAGAGTGCTAAATATAAGGGTATTAGAAACTAGATAGAAGAAGTTAGAGAAATCCTTCTATTATATTTCTATCTTATAAAATATCCCCCTCTCCAAAAGGATAACATTTACAACCTTGTTGTAGAAATATCAATAGGTTATAGAATATAACAAAATATCATAGGGAGATAGAAATATCCTAGAAACATATCTATTTTATAGAAGCCTATTTTATAGAAAGTAAATATCTGAAAATAAAATTTTCTGGGAGGTGTTATTTTGGGAAGAGTGTTATCTATTTGGGGATGAAAATATCTGGGAGAGGGTTCCTTTAGAGAAAGGTGTATTGTTTGAGTAAGGTATTGTTGATAAAGGTGTTTTCTTATTAAGGAAGAAATTTTAGTGAGAGGTGTTAAGCACTGTTATAGTATAACATATCACTAACTTTTAAATATTAAAATATCTACCAATATCAAGCACTTTCTTAGAATAAATCCCCCAAGCATATAACATTCTAGTATATGTTACCTTATCACAAAGAGTCTCCTTCTGTAACTACGTTACAATATAACATCTCTATTCAAAAGGGTTGCATATACAAATAAGATACATTCTCAATTATATTGAACATAACATAGTTTATAGGATGTCATCTATAAGAGGTTATTACTCTGTGAATACATATTCACAAATAGAATACTTATGCAAAGAGGGTATTCCTTCTTATAGAAAGTCATTTGTTGATAATAGTTATCATATGAGAACAGTTATTGTTTATGAAAGGGTGTTATATTATCACGTACGTGATAGAAGTGTTATGTTATAGCATAGCTATAGAAAGTGTTATGTTATAACGTTCCGTTATGAGATAGGTTTTTCCTATTAAATGTTCCATTTAGAAAGTTATTACCTTTTATAGTAAGTGTTTGTGTTCTTAGTGTGTTTAACAACCCACATAAGAAGCACCTCCACTCACAAAGGATATACCTCCCCAAAATTACCCTTCCTAAATAGAGTACTTTTGTTACTACGTAACAGAATAATCACCCTTTGTAACGTAGTTACACAAGACACCTCTTTATACTTCGTATAGCCTATCACAGCTGCATTTCATGCAAACATAACAATCTATTAAAGCTACACTCTCATAAGCTCCTTACACTAGCTTATAGGTAGCTAATTTTTTATAAATAAACACCTCCTAAAAGCAGATAACACTACCTAAAAATGTTACATTATCACACTAATCCTATGTTAGTAAGAATAATACTTCTGTGACGTTGTCACAAAGAGGGTTAACTATTTGAAAACATTATATTTCTTTACTCTGTAAAGGGGGTTTACACTTAGTAAAGTAGTCTATTTGGTCAGCGTGATTTATCCAAGGGTAACACTGCGTTTAGGATAATGTTATATTGTAACGTTGTTACAAAGAAGGGTAGGTTTAAGAGGGGTTTTACAGGTGAAGAAAAACCCCAGTTAAGGGGCTTTTATAGGTTTGGTGGTAATAATTCCTATTTAAAGTGTCGCTCTATAGTAATTAGGATCATTAGGAAAAGGATATACACGGAGATCATGCCCTTTGTATTTTATCCATAATTGCTGGTCTATTTTCCAGATTGTTCGTTCAACTGTTGTGAACACCTCACCCTTGCGGATGCTTTTATTTGATAGTTGTTTGACTTCCCGCACTTCCACATACCCTTTACCTAAGTTTACTTTGTTCATGGGAATAATTCCTATTTAACATGTCCAACTATTACAAAAGTAATTATACTCTTTTTCTGTACCATCTGAATAAATAACATATATAACACTATAATCAGATCCATAACTCCAGCCTTTGAACTGAGGATGTTCCCCAAAATCATCAGGGTGTGGGAGTTCACTAGGTACGTTAAAACTTGTTTCATTATACCAATCATTTATATTTATGTTCATGATAATAATTCCTATTTAGAATGATAGTTGTTCGAAATAAGCTTTCATTTCGTTAGCATACTCGACACACTCTTTTTTAGTCTTTGCGCGGTGTTGGTGATCTGCTTCGAAGTCACCTTCTAGACTTAACACCCACTTGTTGCCGTCTATGTCTTGATCCTCTACACCTGAATACTGTCCGTAAGATTGTAAGCTAAGCTCAAGACCATTGTCTAAAGTTGTGAAGTAAGAGCCTTGAAAACGTCTAGTAAATTTTAACATTGTGATAATTCCTATTTATTTAATTTGTCCCGTTTGGGTATGTCTATATAATAACAAACCCTCACCAAACGTCAACCCTTTCAACAAATAAATTCAATTATTTTATATATGATAACTGTTCTCAACAAAACCACCTATGCACAAACAATTAACTATGTCAACACTATTTATTTTTGTTACATTGTAACACACCACCTTTAATCCGAGCTGTACGCCTCGCTGTGGCATTTTAAGATTTAGCTAACAAAGTGTATTACTACCCTGTTAAAAGTGGCATACAGTGCAATACAGGAATTTTACCTATTTTAGGGTATTTTTGCCATTCACCAACGTTATAATGGTAGATACCCTTATTAATACAGTGTCAACAATAATAATTATAATAAATAATACTAACCTTATAACAAAACGTTATTTATAAAAGAGTTATTTTTCTGGTAAGGTGTTGTTCTTCTATCAAGTGTATACATTTATGTATATTGTCTTTATAAGGACAAGGATACACTATTAAAAGGTTTTAATAAAAAGTAAAACGCTCTCAGATTAAAACCTTAATAACATTAAAACCTTAACAAGATTAATATTCTCTCAGGTACTTAATTATTTGTTAAATCAAAAACCTGTTAGTATCAGATCCTCTATTAGCTTTAAAACTCATTCAAATAAAGATCAACCACCTCAAAAGTATTTATATCCTTCAAAGAGTGTTCTTCGAAAATAGTTGGTACATCATCAAACCATTGCAGATCATAACAATGACCTATAACAAAAGTATGATGAGCAAATAACCTTCCAATGTAAGCACTATCTAATCCACGTAAACCACCTTCGAAAAACTCCCCTGCCTTAACAGTTAAATCTGGATTAATTGTAATCATTCTCGTTAATGTAACAGTGCTGCCAACTTTGTTTTTAAGTAATATGTTTTGTGTAAATGTTTTAGTTTTCATAATAAATTCTCTTAATGTGTTTCGTTTCAATACAATAATCATCTCATAACTTTGTTATAAAAACAACCCTTTTCAACAAATAAATCACTATTCATCAATAAACATCTCTTTACAACGTTTACTATCTTTAACAATAGCTATTCCGAATAAAGTGTACACTGTTATGAAAGCAACAACCCACGGTAAGACGCTTATAAAACTATTAATATAATCTGACATGATAAACCCTCTTTTAAAATTAAAACCTTTGTTAAAGCACCTTTTACTAAAAAACATTACTCAAACGAAACACTCTTAACCAATCTAAAATTATCAAAACAACCACACTAACAGGGATACACAGTAATAAAAAGGATGTTATAAAAGATTGTATTTTCTTACGTTTATTAACCTTTGCTAAATAGTCTTGTGTTCTTTGTGAATGGTATTTCATGTTGGTGTTCTCTTTTAAATTGATGGACAATGACAGAATCGAACTGTCACCAGCACTAAACGTTAACCAAGTCGAGGGAACATATATTATATGCCGTAAAGTACCAGACTCCCGAAGATGCCCTTTTATTTAATTAAACTATTTTATTAAGATGCAAACATTGTTACATATTCACATCAATAAAACAACTATTATTCATTACCCTCTATCTAATCTCTTCTTAAAGTTCAAAGAAAAACCACCACCTTTGCAGATAACCAAAACTAAAGGTTCAAGATTGTTTGACGTGTTCACAGTCTTATTATATTCAGCAACCAATAATTTTAAAGTTTCTAGCCTACAAAGTGTTAAAAATTCGTTGTTAGTGTCAGTTGCTAACATGTAATCATTTGCAGCGATTAGTACTTGGTTATATTTGATAGTCATAATATTATTCTCTCAATTTGTTTAAAAGGCTAACACCCTTGCCAGCCAACAAATACATATTATCAAAACGTTTTACTTTGTGCAACCTTTATTTACAAAATAATCTAACTTTTATCAGAACACACCTTTATCAAGGCACACCATCCCCACACATACACCTTTATCAAAGGTCACCTTTATAGTGTGATCATACATCATAAGAGTGTGTTCACCGTCCTGTAAGCCGCCTTTACTCAACAACAACCCCAGTGCATTAATAGCGTTCTTAAAGTGCTTAGAATCACGCTCCGAATGGTTAATTTGTGCTAAACTGTCTTGCACTTGTCCAAAAAGAGACTCTTTTTCAATGTTAGCTATATTACTAGCATGTTCCGCTTTAAAAGCTTGTTCTTGAGAATGTTTATTGTTGAAAAATAGTCCCATCTTAAAGACTCCCTTCTATTGGAAAGTGTTTTACTTTTCGTGCTTGTTTACGTTCTAATCGAATACTCTTTTTACATTTACGTGTAGCAGTGTTGTCATTTTCAAAGCGTGACTGTTTGGTACGTGTGATTTTTTGAGTAGTGTTGTTTGTTTGCATGATAGAGCCTTATTTAAAGTAGTTGTGAGGGCTTGCGCCCTTTTAAAAGGTTTTCTATATTAATAATCTTCTAAAAGCTCTCTTAATTCTTCAAGCTGTTTTTGTGTGAACAAACTATTCAATTGTTTAGCGTTCTTTTGGCAAGCTCTGTAAATTTCTAAAGATTTGATACTATCTTGGTCATAGCCGCAGTTATTACAAAAATCTTCAAATAATTCATGGCCGCAATCACTATCTAATAAAAGGGAATACAACACACTTGCAGCGGTAGGACTAACAGCGTAGCAAGAACCCCCAGTATAAAAAGTGTTTTTGTAACCATTACTTAGTTTAAAATCATTGTCAATTAAATGTAAACCTTTTTCTATATTAGCCTTTTTTAGCTCTTTGTTATACTTAGTTGATAAAGTTGATAAACTAGTGTAAGTACCTTGTTTAGTTTTTAATACTCTGTGACCTAAACCTGTTTTAAATTCAGTGTTGATAAGGTTACTACCCTTGATAAAAGAGATATTAAATAAATCGTGTTGCCATTCTGAGTCCTTAGAACAATCTAAAAGATATACACTTTTATAAACTACGTTATTGTCTTCTAAAAACTTAGCTACTGCGATATCTTGGTCATTGATTGAAATAGATGTTTTCATAATAGTACTCTTTTTAAATAGTGGCGTAATTGCCTGTTAATAATTCTGTTGTTAAACCGTTGTAATCAGCGGCTTTGTTAAGATGTGCTTAGTATAATATTAAACACATCAACAAAGCAAGCTTTTATTTAATAAGTTTTTCAAGCTTATTTAAATCATTTTTCATCAATGTAATTTCACGTACCAAAAATGAATTAATTTGTTGTTCAATATTAGCTACCACAAGATCAACATTTTCAGGTAAGCAATAAATAAAACCTTTTAATTTATAGTTAAACTTAGGAACAAAGAATAAATCATTTATATCTAGATTTGAATTATTCTCATAAAAATTACTTGATGAGCAAGAACCTAGCTGACTTACAAAATCACAACCGTTTGCTGGTGATACTTGAGGTCTTACACTTACTTTTGTCTCTACTTTGTCAATCTTCAAACCATTTACATTATCAAAAGACCAAGACAGGTTTACAAATGTATTACCATCTACTTTAAAAGTTTTTAAATCAAAAGTTTTCATAATAATATTCCTAAAAGTAATAATTTGCCGAAGGTGGCGCTTTGTTTCAATATGGTAATTCTAGTCTAAGTGGTGTTTGTTGTCAACGTTTTATTTAATAATTACAAAGATTTTTAATACCGTCCAATTTATCAGAACACATATAGCTAATTTCATATGCAAAACCATAATTAGATGCTTCAGCTATTGCCCACTCGTTAACTTGTTTTTCAGTGCCTACTACAAATTGCTCTGATATGTGGCCTAATTTGTTTGTAAATACAACGCTGTAAAATTTAATCATAATATTACTCTCTTCTTTTTAAAAGTTAATGTTTTTGTTTAGATGCGTTCTATTCTACACAAGATAAAACAAAACGCAACAACTAAAACACTATTTTATAAAATTAATCCCTGTTTAAAAATTCTTTTAACGTTCGCGGAATAGTACCCGCTGTTAACTCTTTTTCTGTGTCAATGTCAAACACTGCCCGAATATAACCATCATCCGCAAATTTTGCCGCACTTCTTAAACAGTTGAATGTTTTTAAAGGTTTCTTTTTACTTGGAACAAATACGCCGTACATAATAACACCCTTTTAAATTAACAACGTTTACCAGAACGATCCACCACTGATAGGATATTACTATCTGAGAAACGTAAACTCTTGGCAGCGGCATAATCAGCACACCATTTATTTACAGAACGACCACTTTTAAAATTAATTGTTATGTTCATTAGATAAGCCCCCTTTTAAGCAAAGCTATTTAAAACAGTAATAACGTTTTTATTATGCAATTTTCTTGCTAATAGTTTACTTTTTAAATCTGAGTAATTAGCAACTTTTACAGCTTTACCACCTTTAACAACAAAGCTTTGACGTTTACGTGTCACTGTGCAAGATACATTCCATTTGCCGCTAGAATCCTTTTGACGGGGAGCTGTTGCCGCAAGTCCTTGTGCTTTTAAGTAGGCTGTTAATTTGCGAGCGTTTGAACGTGTGTTTAAGTTTATTGTTTTCATAATATATTCTCTTTGTTAATGTAATTGTTTAATTGAGTGTTGATTGTAGCGGATAACGTTTTAGGTGTCAACCGCTTTTTGTGATTTATTCGTCAATCATAGATTGAAGCATTTCATCAATGTTGTTTCTTTTTGCAAATTCACTGCAAAAATCATCAATAAAAGCGTTCAGAAAATAACTGTCGTCAGTCTCATCACTTGCATAAAGTTCTGAAAATATTCCATCATTTTTTAAAATCTTTCCTAAATCATTATATACAGTATCTGCACCTGAATTGTCCCAATGGGCGCGACCTTTACCGTTGCCGTTCATATCACTGTCTTGATAGCAGATACAAAAACCATCAAACCAGACCGCAATTTGGTTATATTCATACTGATGATCGATATTCCCTTGAAAAGCACTAAACATAATTTCTATTAGCTTGTCTTTGTTTTCTTTGTAAAAGATTTCAGCTTGTTCAAGGGTTATTGACGTTTTCATAATATTCTCACTTTCTTTAAGTGGCTAACACCCTTGCTAGCCAGTGATTTAATAATAGTATAGTTGATTATTGATTGCAAGGATTATTTTAAATTTTATTCATTATTTCATATTTACGGTTTAATATCTCTTTACCAGCCTTTATAAGTTTTAAGGCTTGTTTTTCTGTGAATTTGTGATCACCGCAAAACTTACCAATTGACAGATAATTATTAGCCCATTCTAAATATACATATACAGGATAAATAAAATCATTATAAACAGCTTGCACATAAGACGGTGCAACACATTCACTAAGGTGAGCCATACAGTTACGTTTATCTAAAAACAAGGCTGTATGCATAGTGTTGTTTCTATCAGCGTTTAAACTTGCGTACAATGCTGATTCTACGCTGTGGAAGTGTTCACAAGTGTTTTGATTTAGTTCTAACATAATATTTCCTAAATGTTTATTTCTCAAGTTGATGATTTAAGTTTACACGATTATTTTAATACGTCAACAAGTTATTTCGAAATTAATAAAAACTTTTCTATAACTCCCACACGGTGAAAAAATAACCTGTAAAAATTTATCCTCGTTTTTAAAAATTTCATTACTTGAAAACGTATTAATTGTAGATAATTGCAACTTGTGATCATTTATTATCTGATCAAGCTCTTTGTTAGTCGGGTTTATTTGTTTCATAATGCACCACCTTTTAACCACTCAGGATCACCACAGCAAAATGCAACTTTCAAAGGCTTATCACGGTTTAGCCATTCTTCAAACTTGCTTTTTAAATATTCTTGATAGGCGTGTTCGGTAGTCTTGCCTAATACAACTAGCATTTTAAAAGAGTTGGGAGCGGCTACAGGTGGCACTTTAAAAGGCTTATTTTCTATGTTAACAGGTGGTTGTAATAGTTGCACAAGTGTGTCATGAGTTTTATGTGTTTTACCTGTCGCAGCGGTGTACATATTACAAAGTTCTAAAGCCATAGTTAACACATAATTATAATGTTCCACACTTTCACGTATCCATATCGCGCTAGGGTGGTTTTTATGTGTTAATTTGTAGATACCTGTAAGGGCTTGATCACCGTCTGAAACATGGTGAGCCGCTGATAAAATCTGTGCATACTCAATTATCATTTTGTTTCTGTGAATCGTGCAGTGTTCACGTGCGCATTGTATTGGGTCTGAATTGGTGTAAAAAATATTCATAATATAAAACCTTACTTATAGTAGCTTGCAGTGTTGAAACCTGTTTTAGTTTGTTTTATTTCAGTGTGTTCATAATAAACACCATCTTTAAGAATGTAAAGCATACCATGTAAGTAATTTGTTTTTATGACTCTATTACCTTTGTAGGTGTATTTCCTTTGAAGTTTTAGGATCATGTTAGGTTTATTTTTAAACTTTATAAGTAAAGAGTATTTATGAAACCCTTGTGATCTTTCTAATTCATCATAAAGGTCTGCTAATTGGACAAAATCTGGATTATAATCTATCTCTATTCTATGGTGAGCTAATAACATAATATAAAGCCTTATTTGCTTATGTAATTTCAATACACATAAAGATACACTATTTACAGCACATAGCAACTTTTATTAAAAGAATTTACGTGCAGAAAAGTGTATCAATTTAGTAAAAATACGTGCAGAAAAGTGTTGACGTTTGAAAAGGTATTGTATTATAATATTGGTATAGTAACTCGGAGCAGTGAAGGGAAACGCAGCAACCGATCCTGTCATTCTGGTAATGCGATTGAGAATAATTATCAACTAGTAGATGTGAAAAAGCCGCAATTAAGCGGCTATATTTTAGAGAAACGTTTTAATTTGTGATTGGTGTGATTTTTAGGACTTCAAATCTTAAAAGACGGGGATCTTTTTCAAGATTCTCTATTATTGTTTTTTCTGCCTCAAAGATATGTTTAGCATATACTTTACAATCATTAGTAAATTTTATCTCGCCATCTTTGTTTTTCGTGACTATATCATAACTATAACTATTCATAATGATCACCTAATTGTAGTAAGGCACTACCCCCTAAGTAGTTGTCCCCACTTTTACCCCAAGCGTACCCCTTTAACTTTGTTCGCATAGGGTGTGTTTTTCTCTTTTCTTCAGCATAATTTATTTTCTCATCTAAATTAAACACCAACCCATAATGATCCTGAATTAGGTTTAAAAAGTCGATATCAGCTGGCGGTAGTTTATCAAAAACTTTTCCTATACATCCTGAAAGTGTTATTATTTCAAGATGGCTTAAACCTCTTTGATCAAGGCCGTATATGCAAGCTGGTTCAATATTCAGTTTATCCTTGCTAACTATGTTTAATAATCTTTTATTGTCTTTGTTTTTCCATTGACGATCTGCAAAACTTTGTTTAACTTCTTTTAGTGAAATGGTCATTTTAAAATTACCTTATAGATTATTTAATAAGTTTGAAAGTACAGTTTAAACGGTTTTTATTAACGTTGCAATAGTCTTGTATACCTTTTAAAGCTGTTTGTTTATCCTTGGCTCTGTACTCTTCTGTACGTGATCTTTTTTCCATAGTATAAGGGCAAGTAAAATTTAACTCAAATAAAAACGTTTTCATAATATAGAACCTTTGTTAATTAGTGGTAGCGTTTAACTGCCTTTTAAAAATCCGTCCCCCGTTGGAACAATGCCATTATTACAAATAGTTGGTCACGTGTCAACAACCTTTTATAAAATAGTTTAACTTTTATAAAATAGTTTATTAAGTTTAGTAAAATAACACTATTAGTATTAAGATCTGAAAAGTTTTAAACTATTTTAATTTATTTGTTGACAGGGTAAAACGTTTGCTTATATAATGTAGGTATTCAAACAAGAGGTATTATTTAAGGGGTTATGTTATGAAAGAATTAAAGGTAGAAAGTATAGAGGATTTTTATCTAGAATCTAATCTAGGGCAAGATAAAGAATATTATGGCAAGAGATTGTGGTTTGTATGTCCAAATTGTAAACATGAAACGTTTCAACTTGTAAAAGAGTGTGATCACCATCATGATTTCAATTTAAAGGGTTGCATTATTGGAAGTTGTTGCAAAACTGATTTTAAAATACTTTTAAATTGATTCACAAAAAGCCCTTGCAATTAACTTTGTGAGGGTTTATACTTACTTTAACAACTTGAGAAACAAAGCGTAACCTGTATTGAACGCAGACACTATAGTCTAAAATGGATTGCATACTCCAGCCCTGCCTGTAAGAAAATCCAACGTTATGTTATAACATATCCCCTCTTTTGAAATGTTATATTATCACAAAACAAATCCCCCTTAGAATGAATCTAATTCTCATAAAAATTTTTCCTGAATCTAATATCCGTGTGAATCAAAAACGTATCAAGACCTTTTCCTTTTCAAATCAAATACTTAGCAGGATTATTTTTGTAAACGGTTCTAAACAATTTCCCCTAATAATAACTTTTCCATCAGGTTCTCTCCTCAAAATAATCCCCCCACAGAATAACTTTTCTCGCAGAGATATACTCTCTCAGAAGCTCTCTCACGCCACGTAACACTCTTCTTATACAATCACCCTACTTAAACTAGAAAACCTCTCACAAGTAGCTTATGCTTGCAAGAGGTTTATGTTTTGAATCAGATTTACGTCAGGTTTAGATTTTCTCGTATACCGTAATCACTTTCTCAACAGGTTTCACTTCGTGAATAGTGTCTTCAATATAATCATATTCATGACCATTGAAACTATAATAAGCATATTCACAACAGTAAATCTTACCTTTAAAAGAGAAGATCCCTGTACAGGCTTCTTGACCACCCTCACCACCGCCGTTTTGATCTAAATGTTTATAACCTATTGATTCCATATAATCTTCTTCAAGTTTATTGTTGTAATCACGTACTTCTTGGTAAGCTGAATATTGCTTATTGTATAGTTCAGGGTCAGATTCTTTCAAAGAATACCGTGGATAAGCTGGGTACTCCTTAAAAGAATTCAATGTTACCCTAAAATCACCTTCACACATGTTAAATAACATATCAGAAATACCGCCATCATAAAATTCTAACACATCTTCAAAAACACTCATATCAACTTTACTCATATTACTCTCCTATAAAAGAATTTAATTTTCTAACAATTTCAATATTTGGACGATAGAATTTATCAATGTTTCTGATAAGATATTCTGTTGCCCAACCTTTCGTTAACGATGTAATAGTTTTCCGAACACTCCAAGGGTAAGCTTTCATCCAAGACGTTCCGTGAGGAATAACCCACCTTTCGAATAGTATTACATGTATTTCTTCCTGAAACATCCTTATCTGTTCAGATTCTTCCATGCTGAAAAACTTCTCCTTGTCAATCAGAACACTTTCCCCTTCACGTAAACACTTTTCATAAACGGGACGTTCTGGAGATGATGCTACCTCATGCAGAAGGTCATGGTCATAAATGTAATCTACGTGGTCAGTGAAAAACTCTTCTTTCTCTTGCTTCAAGGATAGAAAACTCTTATCACCTAGTTCTTCTTTCCAATACTCAATCAATTTTGCAAACAGTTCTTCTTGGATAACACATCCTTTCTTCTTCATAAACAATACATCTAAATAATGTTTATTCCACATAGGGTTATCCCATCCTAAATGAGAACACTTTATGGTGAATAAGCTATCAGGAAGGGCATACCCTTCGGAATCAACCTCTACTAAATCAATTACGTACCGAGGTATAATTTTCAAATCAAGTCCTTTCCTCAAATGGATTTCCTCATCACACCACATATCCAAGTCAGAAGGGGTTCTTCTGGAAAGGGAATACTTTTGTGCTGCAGTACTTCCGATGATTATTTGTTTCACAGGGTGTCCTCCTAATAACCTATATCCTCTGTTAATAGAATAATTTTCTACCTTATAATTATTCTCCTTATTTAACTACCAAGCAAAATTACCCACATCTAAGTACACTTGGGAATGTCTACGCAATACATTATCCCCGCTAGGGTTAGCTGGTAGAATGTCTTTATGTGTAGCACGAATAAAACCTCGCCATTGGAAACTCTCTGAACGCGTCCCTCTATGTTCATCTGCTTGTGTAAAACGTTTCCAAGTTTCGGGTTCAATAGTTGAGATAACACCATCCTTGCGGAATTCTGTCAAGGGTAATCCACTTAACCACAAATACATAGGTAGATCTAATCTAACCAAACCCCAATCCTGAACATTGTTTACACGAGGTACATTATCATAATGCCAATTAGGTATACAGGGCCATTGAGATGGCATTAACATATGCACCTTCACATCCCAAGTAAAATCTTCCATATTTTCTGGAAAGGATTCAAACACTAATTGATAAACATCTGGCATGTACTTCTTCAAATCTTCATCAGATGCTCGGTGAACACCATTATGCTGTTTTGTCCAATCAATACTCATGATTATTCTCCTATAATAATGATTTAAAACAAACTCTCAACAGCAGACTTCTCTTTCTGGAAGCGTTCTTTCTCCTCAGAAATCTTATTCTCATATTGTTTTATACGGAAATCATAATGTCTTTTCAAAGACTCTCTTAAAACTCGGATAAACTCTTCGTAAGCTTCATCCCATTTACCCGATTCATAATTCCAAGAGTTAAAACCGTACTGAGATTCATTATACCAATAAGTTCTATCTGCAAACTTATAAAATTCCCCGTCAGGTAGTTTTATAAAGCTGTTAACACTCACTCCAGTATCATGACAATTTATGCTGAAAAGGAACCTATCATTCTCAATATTACCTCCTTTAGAGTGGTATTTTGTATTAGCATAGTAATGTTCTTTCAAAAGGAAACCTAACCTTAAGGAAGCCACTTTATCTTTTAAGCGTTGACATCTTTCAATGTCTTCTTCTAAACGTTTTATCACTGTATTCATAATTTGTACTCTCCAACATCTAATTCTGTTTCAGTTGCCCAATGAATGATAATAAACTGTTCCAAGAAATCTTCATCTGTATAATCAGATAATACTCCTGCAATATCTTCTTTCCTTTCAGGATGTTCTTCTAAGTATCGTTCCGCAGAGTTCTTACTATACCGAATAGCAGCCTTCTCAGAGACAACCACTTCATAATCACCATCCTCTCTGTGTTCAACGTAACTATAATTTTTCATAAAAACTTCTCCCTCAAACATCCACTTATGCACAACACAACCTTTATCATAAACAAACCCCCCAGTACCAACCCTTTCACGATTATCCACCTTCGGACAAGAACAATCTTTGAAACCAAACCTATACGTCTGATAATTCTTATCGTAAGAGAATCCCCACAAGAGTTGTAACGTTGTTTCTAAAGATTCTACGCATTCTACCGCATCTTTATACGTTTCACAATAGTAAAGAGGACGGCTATGAATAATATGAATCTTGTCCATAATAGTTTGTATTGCTGTAATTGTACTCTCTGATAAATCTCTCTGTCTTGCAAGAGAAAGGTTTATCTGTGGAGATGAGTTTTCTTTCAGGGTGTATTCTTTCATCCATCACTCTCCTTGAGGAGGGATTGATAGATAAACAAAGCTCCCTTGATAATCAGAATATGTTTTCACAAGGAATCCTCTTACTTTCAAAAGTTCCTCTGTTTCAGAAAGACTTACACCTTCTGGGATAGAGAACCCTTGTTTGTTATGGGTAAACTTTGGGAAAACTTCCTTCTCCAACCAAGTATCAATGATAGTGTTTTTATCACTCTGTTTAAGTTTTAATAAGTTTTCCAAATCTTTAGCTGTTTTCATATTATTCCCCTTTAAACTGACTACTATTTTCACAAAAGTCATACACTAACACAAAATCCTTATAATCACAATCATTGTGATCATAGTATACATCCCCAAAAGATTCTAATGCAATAGCAACTTGATTCATAATAGAATGATTTTTACCCCAGTGTCCTATAGAGAAGATTATTTTATCTCCTTCAAAGGTATCTTCGTAATCACAAGAACAGTTTGGGAGGATATTTAAAACACGTTTAGGATCATCACCACACCCAAAAATAATCTCTACGCAGTCCATATTATAAGCCTGTAATTTAACTCCGTTCGTGAATAATTCTGCTTGTGCTTTATAATCTTCTCCCCAAAGAAACTCTGCACGACTATTAGCCTCTGTGTTATTCTGCCAATAACCGTCAAGTTCTTTTCTCACCCAAACATTTAGTTGTTTCACAACAGCATTAACAACATCTACAAATTTATCTTTCCCACATGTAACAAACATTTTCGAATCTACTGACATATTATTCTCCTATTTGTAAAACGGACTTAAATACCTATCAACAACAATACTCTCTCTCAAAATAAAAATAATCTTCTTCAACTGACTATGCTTTTTGACAATATTACCTTCTTCATCTAACCAAGTCAAACCTTCATAAGAAGACATGTGTTGTTTAAAGTTGTGTTTATTCAAATCTTCACATGTAAAACGAAAATCTCTTTTCCAATTGAATAACTTTGATAACAGGTTGTCTTCTAAAGTATAATTAACTTCGAAAACACCATTTTCATTTGATGTACAGTAACCGTAAGACTTCATAATAACCTCCTCGTAAAATTAATACTCTTATAAACAGAAACACCCTCCAAGAGATGTTCTCTGTTTCGATAGAGTTAATCTTACTGGAGGGTTGTTTGTTTGTCAAGAGGGAAAATTGAATAAATCAAGTTGTTTTGTGGGAAATTAATTATTCTTTTACCCAATTAGATAATCTCTGGGTGAATTTTGTTAAAGTGTTGTTTAATTTACCCTCAATACTTTCTGAAAGCCATCTTACTACTGTAAAAGGTGTTACTAAAAGTACACTCACTATAGCAACTACTAACCAGATATAAAACTTCCAATTTAAAACAGGTTTAAGATTTAGATTTGGCATCTACTCTCCCCTCAAAGAATTTGAATTGACAAGGTGTTATTAAATTGTATATTCCCTCTTTACAACTTAACCCTCCTTGTTTGTTTATATACCCTTCAAAGGTGTCTTCTTCAGTTAGACAACTATATAGCAGATGGCCTCCAGATTGGCACGACTTAATGTAACCTTCTCTGTCTATGAGCTTAAACACTCTTAATAAAGGTCTTTTAAAACGTAACTCTTTTGGTCGAGGAGGTATCCCCTCTTTACGTAAATACTCCCCGATAGAATTATATCTTGGAGTAGATAGACAATTCCACAAGGCTGCGCTTATTAGGATTAAAGCTGTTAACCCAAGTGCTGTGTATAAGATTATGTAACCCATTATTCAAGCTCCGTTGAAAGATCCCACATTACTTGAATAAGGTCAGGTTCTTCATGATAATCTCTGAACCACTTCAAAACACAACCAGAAGAGTTAACTGTTTCTGATGCGCCTTTTATCAAAGATGTTATCTTATCCTCGGGAATATTTAAGTCACTCTCCAAATCTTTAATTTTATAAGATAACAATTCTTCTTCTAAAGCTTCCACTTTACCTTGTAGTTTATCTATTAAGTAATCTCTGTAATCTTCTTTTATCATTGTAGTATCTCCCGAAATAATACCCTAAATTGTTGAGTTGATATTACTTTATTAAATATCTTCTGTCAACTATTATTTTAAAGTTTCGTATGTATATTCTCCTAAGTCAATACGCAATTTTAAGAAAGCTATATAATCTTCCAGAGAATACCTTTCTTGTACAGGGAGTTTATATTCTAAATAGGTGGTGTTACCTTTTACAAGTTGTTCTATTCCAAAATGTGTATCGTTTACGAAAAGTGTAAACCCTTTGTATGTTTGTTTATACATGTTAAGATTCCTTTACAATATGGCAGTTGTCACTAAAACCTAAAACATGTTCGTAAGCCTTGTGCATAGTGTCTTTTAATTCTTGTTCTTTCTCAATAGTACATCTGAAATCGTCGTGTACTTGTACTACAAGAGTTTTATGGTTCTGTATCATACTGTCTAAAACAAAGTCATTTATTTCAGCCCCAACGTTCTGTACACAATATCCTCTGTGGCTACTAAAGAACACTTCTCCAATCATATGGTGGTAGTCTAACATAATATCGATAACTTCTGCAGTTGGTATCATCTTAGAGGGGATTTTACCTTGTTTATGAAGTTTCTCAAGGTCCATATTTTCACTTATCCACATACTAAGTGCTCTTTTTGCCTGTGTTATATTATCACAGTTCAAGCATATAATAAAAATAGCTTTTGCTAGTTTCCTTGCTGTCTCAGGTTCATATCCATTCTCGTGTAGTACATCTAGTGTGTAAGGGTCTCCTTCCATGATTTCTTGTTTAATTGAATAGGCTATAGAAGGTTCAAAACCTTTATAATCATAGCAACAGGTAGAATCACCACCTATGATCACCTCATCACGTTTCTCTCCACTTAATCTTTGATACTCACTCACCATTACTGATCTCCCACCATGATTGAAATCTTTGTTGAATACTTTATATATCTGGGCATCCAACCGTGTATCTCTAAACAACACTTCTACTCCAAGACTAAACTTATTGTATCTTTTAGCATGAGCTATAGCTCTTTTGGCATACTCATTTATTCTGTAAGTCTTTTCCTTTTTATTTTCATCCCTCAATTTAACTACATCATCTAATAAGTCAAAAGTTTCTGGTCTAACGACGTGCTTATCGTACATTTCTTTTAGTTTATCATTAACCTTGAAATAACTTCTAGAGAATACTGTTGCAACCCATTCTTTACCAATGAATCCATAGTCCTCAACTTCTCCTCCTATAGTGAGGTCACCATAATCTTTCTGATGGAGGAATTGAAACAAAGACCTTGTGTAAGTATAACTTACTTTCCTTTTCGTGTCTCTCCCGTTAACTATAATTTTCTTAGAATAGTTTGACTCATCCAACGTTATACCGAAAGTATCTTTTCTTGCTATAACACTTTTATTAAGATTCAGAACAAAACATCCGACTGCATTCTTTATTAACTTTCTTCTATTAACTGTTAAATTTACAAAATTACCCTTTAAATATTCTTCAAAATCTTCAATCAAAACCTCTCTTAGTTTGAATAAATATTTAGGTATTTTATGGTCTATTTTGTACATCTGAAATACCCCCTGAACACAAATACTTTACTATATATTATTTATTATTATCAAACACTTACTACTTTGTAACCCCTGTTTTGTCTTTTATAGTAGGAACTACTACCGCTATAACGCGGAATACAACCTTCTCTAACCCCTCTCAAAGAACATAACATCTTCTAACAATCCTACCTTATCTTCTCCAGCATTCTTTGTAATAAATACCTCACCATTATAGTAAGCTACCCACTCTAAATCATTATCTAAATCTAAGTAAAGAGTATCACCTCTCATATCAATCTTGTGTGTATAGTTAATTATCATATCACCTCCAATAAAACTTTATTATAGCAGTTAAACTCTTGTACAGGAAGCCTTCTGAACGGCTATAAATAAACCTGCTTGTCAACTCCTTATATTATACAAAGAATCCTTCCTAATAGTATTGCAAATAAGAATCCACTCCTTTTCAAGTTTTATAGCCTCCTCTTTAGAAAGGTTATCCTCCACAGCCCACACTTGAATATGTTTACCTTCGAAAAGGTCTCTATTAAGTTGCACACAAGAACTCTTCCCGCTTAAAGGGTGTTTATATCTAGCACCAACACCCCTCCCGATATAACGATTTACTCCATCAACTTTCACAGCATAGACGTAGTTACCTTCAAAAGAACCCCAGAAGTTTCTATTAAACAACATAACACCTCCTTACACCACCACCTCTCATCTCAACACTCCCATCCTCAAAGCAATCCAGATACATCTCTCCAAGAAGATTACCACATCCACAGAATAACTCTTCTCCCATGTTATAGTTGCAGCAACCATGCCCCGTTTTAAAAAGAGGAATAACACCTTCTAGAAAGCTCCTCTCACCAACTACAAGACGTTTCTCAGAGGATTTTACTACTTGGAAGTAACCTTCTATCCCATGAACCTCAAAGTCTCTGTTATACGCTGGAGAAGCCTTCTTAATATAGAACACTCCTTTCTTCATACGAAAATCACTTTGACTATAAGATATTCCGTGATCAGAGGTATGTATCTTAGAAAGACTTCCTTTTGTGAGATAGCCATGTTTATCGAAAGATACCTTTTGGTAATATAAATCCTGTGTTAAGAGGGTGCTACATTTTGAACATTTTAGTTTCATAACCCAAACACTCTCATCAACTCAGAACCTAACACATACCCGAAAGCTACAAGACTCCCTCCAAACCAAAAACCTTGCCACAGAACAAAGCAATCAAAGCCTCGAAAAGGTTTACCCTTAGAGTATAAATATTTACCAACCCAAGGTGTGTCACTGAAGAGAAGTGTCAATCCTACAAAAGGACACCACATCAGTAAATGTTCTAATAATTTATTCATAATCTACCCAACCCTCACTCAATAACATACGTTCATACCAAGAAAACTTTCTTCCTTTAATAGCTTCGTACATATTACAATAAGGATTAACTTCTAACGGATTATTAATCACTTTCACAAAAGAATGATAATCTCCAATAGAAGCTTTCGTCATCAACTGTTTATTTTTATCAAGAGGTTTCCAATTAATAAGATGATAATCCCAACTCTTAAATGCATAATTAATATTACCATCTTCATCTCTCTCCAAAACACCATTTACATACACAGGGTTACGATATGCACAAGAGAAAGGATTTGCAGAGAAGACCATTTGTTTATAACGATCCACCCTGTCCATAATATAATATGCTGTACCACCCTCTTTATGAAGAGCGTCAACGTTATCAATAAACACCCTATCAACATTAGGCTTCATTTCTAATATGAAAGGAAGTTTTTCCCTGTAAACAAACAATACACTTGATAATCCATTACCCCAAGTGATCTTCTCTCCAGAAAAGTCCCTATTCATAGTATATTCTATATCTAAGTCTTTTAATACCGCCCTAAACCTACTACTCATGTTAGAAGGAGAATCCAATCCTCCACAAAATAAGGAATGACCTCCTTCAGTGATAGCTTTTAAGTATAAACTTGTTGTAGCTCCTTTGGCACGACCTTCTGCAACAATAACCACTTTATCTTTAGCTTGTAATAATTGGTGTTGTGGTTTTAGTAAATTCATAAACTACTCCCACAATCCCGAATGTTTCTCTTCCTCTAACCACTGTTCCATTAATACCTTCATCTTCCCTCCTGTAAAAGGTAACACTAATATTACTCTACTTCTACACTCAGAAACTAAGTTTTGTCTTGTTCTGATATGGCTGCTCCAATTCCATTCAATAGGTTGTAATAACCTGTGAGCAACTACCCAATGCGCAGGCCAATCTTTATTAGGGATTGATTCTTGAAATCTTTTAAGTTCATTCATAACCTTCCTCCATATAATTCCCCAAACACCTTCAAATCCTCCACCATCTCCTTATAACCCTCATCCTGCAAACGTTTCACTTCCTCAGGGTTTGGTGTCAGGATAGTATTATTCGCTAAGTTTTTATTCTCTTGGAATCTCATCCCTCCTAAAGAAAGAAATTTCTCACCAGCAATACTTACGAATCCAGAGTAATCCATCCTCATAAGCTTATTGAAAACATCTTCTGACACGTAGATAGTCGTTTCGTAAGATGATTCCTCTTGAGGAGGTTGTCCTGTTAGTAGAGTATCACTTTTTGACATAATAACTGAATCCTTCTTCACAAGTGTCGTCATCTTCAAACCAAACCCAATCATGATTTAATTCCATAAACGCATCCCCTCCTATTTCCCAGTACTCATAATCTTCTAACTGAGTTACGGTTTTTACCACTGTCGTACCTTCCTTTTCATCTTTACAGATAATAGGTTGTCCTTTCTGCAACAACCCCTTCCAATTCTCCAGAGTAATACGCTCACCACACTCCTCTGCCTCTACAAACGAATTCTCAGAAGCTTTCTTCTCCTCAGAGGGTGATTGTGTACCTAGAAGGTTATCGTCTGTCAGAGAGCTTTTGTGAGAGGATTCCTCTTTCTCGGAAGTTCCTTTCTGTAAAAGGTTCTCATGCAGTTGAAAAGTGATTCCGTTTCTGATGCACGTATCCAAAAACTCTGCCATAGAAATTTCATCTGCTTTTAGAAGGATACTTCTAGCATCAGCTCCAACTTGTGTCAAAAGAGATTCTAGTTTAGAGATTTCTGTCTCCTCTAGGGAAGGTGTTTTCTTGTACATATTATTAATTGTTTGCATTACTGTATTCATTTAAAGTCTCCTCCTAAACATTATACTTCTTGTGGTGAAAATTCTTAATAACAGAATCACCTTTTCGGTAATCCACCCAATGACGAAATTCTTCTCCATCATGGTCTATTAAGATAGAAGAATCTCTGTCCAAAAGATAATATTTCTTTCCACCCTTTTTATGCATACTAAAAAACTTCTTTAAACATTTACTTAAAAACTTAGATTTGTACAGAGGTTTACTTGATTCAAGAACACCTACTGAATAGTATCCATCACACTCTTTCCTCCGCATCTTCTTAACCAAAGCTTTATTCTTATTAGATAGTAGACATTTATGAGGGTTGATACAATCCCAAACACCATCTTCAAGTGTTGACTCTAAGAAAGCTTCTTTGGTATGAAACAGGTAACCCCATTTAATATCGTCAATCTCTCCTGTAGAAACATCTTTAACAGTACAACGTTTATCAAAATCACAATCTAAGATAACCACTTTTCGGGGAGTGTTCTCATCTCCAGCAGTGTATGTCCACACAACAGGATGTTTTCCCACAACACAGTAATCATACCAATGCTTCTTCATAATAAATCCTCCATCAACTTACTCAAAATTTCATTACGATAAGAGTACTCTTTCAACAAAGAGATGTCAACCTCTAAAGAAGATAATTTCTCTAAAAGTTCCTCATTCAAACCAAGAAGGGTTTGTTCTAAAGAATACCTAACCTCGGAAGCTTCTTCTTTCTCAATATAATCCTTCCAAAACGAGATAACATCTCCCTCGGAGTATTCTTCTGTAAATAAAGTGTTTGGTAAAATAAACCTTTTTATGTCGGAGTCATCTTCAAAAGATTCTTGGTAAACTAAATCTACAACTAAACTTTCCTCTGTGTTTTGTACAAAGGTGATCTTATTATAATAGTAATCCCCATAAGAGAATACATCTTCTAGTACATTTAATATTTGATAAACTCTGTTGTACAAAGTACCTTTTGATGTAAAGTATTGCTCAATCATATCACTCTTCATAACATAACCCTCTTTCAATCATAATCATCTTCTCTAAGTCACCCACTTTAACAACAGAATCCACTTTGTAAGAAACCTCTTTGTAGTCTACAAGGAAATAGCTTTTAGAGGAACCCCCTTCGGCGGGGGAATCATCCTTTGGATGAAAGCTGTAGAACAACGTGTAACGCTCTGAGAGAGAGTGTAACCTTTCAGCTAGAGAACCACCTCCGTTAGTAGAGATCTCTTGTTCTACCTCTTCTGAGAGAGCTTCTGTGGTAGGTCTGTTAGCTTGTGAAAGGAACTCCTCCGATACAAACCCTTCTTTCTGGTAGATTGATTCTGGGAAAGGAACCCCTACTTCTGAATAGTACATCTTATTTGGAGTTAATTCTAAAAGCATCTCACCTTTCTCATTGAATACTATGTAAACAGGAACACCCTCTGGTGTCTTAGATATTAAATCTACGGAGTTTAATAAATTGTGATGTGCAGAATAACCTCCGTTGACACCTAACTTCATCAAGAATAGAATATCAGTAGGACACTTCACACGAACGTATTTTCCTTGAAGGAATTCTTTTGTGCAGATAGTGTCGTCTTTTTGGATTGGTTCATCTTCTACATAAGCTTTGTTACTTATTGTAAGATTAGCCACTGAGGTAGGGGATTCGTATATACAAAAATTGCCTCCGTCATCTGCTACTTCTACAATAACAGGGTATTTAATTTCATTAATATTCTCGATCATAATTGTTCTCCTATAAGTTTTGCTTTGTTCAGATAAAGAGAAGTTTCGTTATAATCGTACCCATCCCAGTACTGAACTATTAATTCAATAGGGAGATTTCTGTTAGAACGTTCTTTACCGAAACGAAACCCGGTGACACCCTCTTCAAAAAGAAAACTTTGATCAGTAAGGAAATCTTCATCCATAAGTAAATCACCTACATCATCCAAACTTTTAATGACAAAATCTGTAAAACACTCTCGGTATAAACCAGTTGATACTATATACATAACTCTCCTCCTAAAAAATAATATTCCAAATACAAAAACTCTTTTGTGAATACAAAAACACCTCGCAAAAGATGTCCTCTTCAATAGGATTACTTTAGCAAGGTGTTTTGTTTGTGTCAAGGTTTTATTTTATAAAAGTTTAGGCTGTTTCAACAACGCGCCATTCAAGTTGTGGATCTGATAAAAGTTTGATAGGTTTTAACATTACCTCACGACCTGTACGGTCAAGAATATCCTCGTTAACAACCTCTGCACGTACCTTTTCATTATGCTTGGTTAAAGCAGTCATAACCTCTCCAGATGCAATAACATTCATCTTAGTATCCTCTAGAGAGTTGCTTGTCTGGACACCTTTCTTCTGGAAGACGATTCGTTGATTGTCCTCTAAGTTGATGTTGTTGTCGATCAGTGTAAGGGTAACCTCTTTAAGTGTGTTATTTGTGTTCATATTTTTCTCCTGTTTAATTGAATTTTCTACTCGTTCATTTGTGAATGTTTCTATTCGTGTACTTAGTTTCGCCATTTATAACTTTCCTCTTTTAGTTTAAGTAAATCTTCTTTTAACCAATCATTATCGTTATCTCCTTCCTGCTCTGTGCTTATAAGATTTTCCTGCCATAAGAATTCTAACACATTATCAACAGTTTCTGCAACCTTTTCTGAAGGTGTTTTCTTCTCAACAACTTCTAGGTTATCCAACATATCATTATAAGCAGACCCATTTTGGATAGATTCAACTAATGCTGTGTTTTCAATATACTTACAAGGATTACCTAGTGCAACGTTAGTCTCATAATCAGAGAAATTATCTGTAACCAAACATACACCGTTCTCTTTTATAAATTCTTCGGATAAATCCTCTGTAGCTGAGTGACCCTTACCCGAATTATAAATATTTACAAGATAACAATCCTCTGTATCAGATTTTATAGCTTGTGTCATAAGATCTTTATCTTCTACAAGATTCCATATCTTAGCAGTTAATTTTTTAAGTTCCCAGTTATCAACAGCATTACGTTCTGTAGACAGTTTTAGGATGCTAGGTTTCATGTTGTAGCTGTACTTAAAACCATTACTTTGACAGACAAACAACCCTCCGCAGAATACTTCACCACCTTCATCATCTTCTGGGTTAGCTATGATGTCGCCTAGTTTAGTTGAATATAATACTTCTCTTTGTTGAAAGAGTAAAGCTCTTTGTTTTATTTCGTCTAAATCTTCTTCAGATAAACCCCTGATACAAACAGAGAAATCTGAATTAGGTTCTGCTGCTAAGTATTCTTTAAAAACTAATATATCGTGATCAAATACCTCATCAAACACGAACTCAGGTTTCCATACTATATCATTATTCTGGATAGTTACATCTATACCACGATCTGTAAGAATAGCCATTGCTTGGCTGCTCCCTATACCATGAACACCAAGTTTAGTAGGGTCTTCTCTCTTGTCTGATAAACCCATAAGCAACATTTTATGAGATACTTTTATATTCTTGTTGGTTAGGATTATACCATCTTCTAACCAAGAGTAAACTCCTTCTCCGTCAGAATCAATAAAGTTTTGTACGAATTCCATCACACTTTTGCTGTTTGTCCACTGATGGAAGACACCTCTTACAAGACTTGTTTTATAAACTTTACTCATAAATCACCACCCCACCACATAAGATTTATCTTTACTCAAAGCATTTCCTCCCTGAGAAACAACACTCCACCCCTCAGATTCTATATGAGAAATGAAACCTTCTGCAAGGATGTCATTTCCATTAAATTGTTCCTTCAACGTGTTGTGATAGATCACTACCTCAGAGAGTCCTTTTGCACGAGCTTTCACAGCCTCTTCAGCAAAGTCATTCTCCAAATAAGATTCATACATAGAAAGGTTATCCTCTTCTAAAGAAACCACCTTCTCAAGCCATTGTTGTTTGTTCATAATTACTACTCCTTTCCAGACTTATCAGTTTTTGTTAAAGGTATATCTACACTATTAAGTAGACTTTTAATATCAGCATCATCTTCTGACCAAGTTTGTAGCTGTTTAATAACAGCCTTCTGAGAGAGTGTAATACTTTCCTGAACAAACTCTGACTCAAAGGTTGTCTGAATTAAATAAGCTGCCCCTATATACTTCATTGTTTGTTGTGAAGGAATTAACCACACAATGAACAATGCAGTTAGAAGTGTTTTAACAGGGTAATACTTTTTAAGAAAATCCCACATCTGTTTAATCGTATAACAGTCCTCTATAATACTCACCAGAAAACCTACCACCAAACCCCCCGCGGTTAATACTAGAAAACCTCCCAATGTTTTTGTTAGGAAAGAATCTAACCCCGTGATCAAATCTACTATGTAAACTAATAATGCTAATTCCATAATTATTCCTCCTCAGAAATAGTCTTTTGTTCAGATTGTTGTTTGTAATAAAGGTTCCATGCTTGGGATAAATTACTCATAACGTTCCTCATATTCGGTTGCAGTTATTTCCTCTGCCTCAGAATTATACCAAACGTGATCAAACTCCTGATCACATTCCATCCCTGAGAGTTCCTCTGCTTCTTTCGGAGAACTTGCTTCAACAGACACTTCCTCTTCATACTGCATAGTTTTGATAACTTTATAAAACGGCATAACATTTCTCCTAGTTAAAATTTGAACAACGTTTCAAGATGTTTAGATAATAGCTTACCTTTTTGTAATAAGCAACCCCTTTCTTCAAATTTTTCTCATCTTTTTGATTACCAATATTATATGACATAATCATCTTCTTCCAATCGTTTTTGTGAACACGCTGAAAGTGTTCTAAGACATCTAAAGATAAAGTAACATTCAACTCGTCATCATAAATAAGTCTTTGGTGTAGTTCTGCCTTCTTGAAATAGTTTGTTACCCCAAGGATATTTTCTGAGGTCTTATAGTTAATCTGCATAATACCTAAGTCGCCACTTCTAATATTCAAGCGATACCTGCCGAGGGTACTTTCTGTCCACGAAATCGCTGGCAATGTCAGTTGTAGGTTATGAGGCTCACCTCGATCATATAACCATTCAGCAATCTTACGTTGGTTGTCCGACAGGCTCTCCCACTCAGAGCAATCTTTTGCAAACAATCCTTGTGAGAAGAGTAGTGTTAGTAAGAGGGTGATTATTTTCATAAAACTTCTACTCCTACATAAGGATATTTAAGGTTGTGGTCAAGTTTAATCTTATTTATCTTATCAAGGTAAAACATTGTTCTTACCATCCTTTGAGTGCAATCTAATTCCCAAACAGAGATTCTATTTCTTCCATTAAGGTTTTTCAAAATCCATTTGTGTAAAGAATTCCCTTTCAAATGTTTAGGGTATTCATCTAATGGTTTGTAAAAATCTGAAAAAGATGTGATTATCATAAATCCACCTCTACAACCTTCACCTGCCAACGAGGACTTAGTTTAACAGCGTCCATATCTAAAAGGTAGGCTTCTCCTTTATCATCTACTACCCTACCGCACATTCCGTAATGTTCTGTAACAGGATACCATTTCATATTAGTGAAAGGTTTACTAGAGATATAATCTTCTGATAAAGCTAACCTTACATAAGTTTGATAAGTTTTCATTACTTCTCCTCAACTATTTCAAATTCATAAGAGCAGATACCTAATAAATCACACAAGGTATCAACTACCCCTTGTAAATATACCCACTCTTTTGAGTACAACGCTCTTGTGGGGTGGTCTTTCCAAATAATACTTCCACAAGAATAACCTGAATAATATCTTCCATCTTCTTTACTTTTAATATAAAACATTAACTATTCTCCAACAACTTCACATAATGAGATTGAGCTTTTACGAAAGGAGCTTTCTTAAGTTTCTGAAGTTTAACCTCATGAACAAGTCGTGCATCACAAGCTTCTTTATAAATACTCCAAGGAATATGAAACTTGTACTTGAAGGCCATGATATCCACAAACCCTTTAGCATCTGATGTCTCTCGGAAATGAACTTCTCGTAAAGGTGCTCCGTTATGTAAACGAACAGCGTCTTGGAAACTAATATGCTTAGGGTAATATTTATATAAATCAACTAACCCTTTAGGTGCGTAGAAACCTCCTAAACCTTTTACTTTGTTGGGAGAGAATAAGTAACCTAAGTGTGCCATAAACAACACTAAACTATCTAGTTGAAGATTAATAGTGTGAATAGGGATCTCTCTCGCAGTAACTTCTTCTTTAAAACTTTGTGTATAAAATTCTTTGTTCATAATAATTCCTTATTTAATAAGTGTAAGCTCATCATATCCCAGTTATAATCAAGAATCAACTTGTAAATCATATTTTCTGCAACAGAGTTATCTTCTTCATTCCAAAGTTCATGATATTTAGAAGAGTCTTTCATAAAACAACATAAGAAAGCTTGCCCAAGACGATAGCTCGCAGAAGGATACTTCTTGTAATAAAGATGTTTGAAATCAAAGTATGACATAGTTTTCATAACCCTTTCTCCTCACATAATTTCTCATACCAATTGTACACATCATTTAAGCAAAGGTAAATATCTGTTTCAGAATAATCTTCTAAGAATTTAACTGTTACACGAAGTCTCCACCCTGACAAATGTACACGTTCTAGTTCATAGGGTTCTCTCGTCCAACCCCAATTACCTTGAATAATACTAGCCTTGAAAGATTCCTCTTCTTGGAAGATACATTCTATAAGAGTTTTAGCTGTTTGTTGCATTGCAACGAATTCTTCTGATGTAATTGTTTTCATAATCGTTCTCCTGTTTCGATAAATATAATACTACCCGTAAGGTTATTTGTTGTCAACCAGTACTTGTAAAAGAATTCCAAAACCTTTTACAAAAATCTAAATCTTCCTTAGAATACCTTCTACTACTCCAGTCTAAAAACTCTTCACAAGATATTCTGTTTGTGAGGATCTGCTCTACAACATCCTCTACTGGACGGGAATGACACTTCTTACAAGGAACAAATCCTGTACCAGAGAAATACCCTCCGAAATGTTGTTCTCCTTTTAGAAAGGCTTCTACACAACAGTCTGGATACCCGTAATATTTACCCCACATTCTCCATACGTGTAATGTTTCTTCTGGGATGTTATTTCTGCTTGGCATGTTACTCTCCTCTTAGTAAGGTGGTCTATCTTTAGGTGGCAAATGTTTAATATGTTTCCATTTACAATGATGCTCTTGGTTTTTAGTATGGTCGTAAGGTTTGAAATGATTACCCTTTACAGTATCGAAACATTCTTTCCATCTTATAGGTTGGTTACAAGTTGAACAATTACCAAACCCTTTAAAACCGCAATCATGTTTATAATGAGGAGGGAAACCTTCTTCATAGTTCCACAACTCCCATTTAGGGTTCTCTTTTATAGTAGATACATCTACCCACTTAACGTTACAACTTCCACAATACTTACAGCACGTACCCATTGTTACTCTCCTCAAAAATGAATCTCACACAATAATAACACCATTCTTAAAACAGTCAACCTTTAAATAAGATTATTTCTATGAAAAGTTTTATTTGACAAGGGAGGATTCTTTGTGTAGGATTGTTGGAAATTGATTAGAGGAGATACATTATGGTAGAGTTTATTATTTGGTACGTGATGGGTTTGGTGGGCTGTTTGTTAACCGATTACGTAGAGTGTAAGATTGTGAATAGGGATTATGAAAAATATAAATACGATTCTAAAACAACTATAACTTATTTAGGAGGTGTACGCCCCCTGCTTACCTTGTATTAGTATTTTCTGTATTCGGAATAATAACTTTTGCAATCGGGTTGAATAGTATGTACAATTATTTGAAAGGTAACTATGGGGAATTTGAATGAACAAAGCACTTTTAATAGAACAAATAGCCCTTCAAGCGGGAATCTCTGTTGAAGAAGCAAACTTTGCTTTAGAAAAGTTTGAAGAAGCAATGAAATCTTTTGACGAAGGGAGATCTTCTTATGAACTATTAGTGGATAGTCTTTCAGAATACACTACACCAAAAGATGATCTACTTTACCAAGAGCCTTTGTGGGTGAGAGATCAACAGAATAAAACTTTTAAGAGAGGTAAACAATAATGACAGATTCAACTTTTACAGAAAACACACTTGAACGAATTGCATCTTTGGAAGAAGAGAACCGTCTCTTAAGGAAAGCCCTCTCTTTGGAAGAGTCTTATTGTTCTCGTGCAGAACAAGAAAACTACGAGATATGGAAACTTTCCCATACAATGGGATTCTATAAAGAATTAGTGTCTGTTTTGGAGAAGGGTAGCAGTGAGAAAGATGTGAACCTTTTTATAGAGTATATGGGATCTGAGGGGTATGTAGGAGAGGATGAATACGATAAGGAAGGTCGTCGTAGCTTAGAGGAACACAAAGAGCGTCAAGAGGCTTACAATTCGTTTGAGGAGGACATGTGATGGAAGAGTATACTGAGGAAAGTTTCAACTTGACATACCCAAAGTTTAAAATATTTTATAAAGTGTTACAAAACCAGCAACAGATGGAACATTTACATTTGTTTTCTGTGAAAACATGTTATATGTTAAAGAAGGATTTACTTAACCTAAAAGGAGGTTGTTATGTTTTTAGCCCATAAGGTCGAACTGAGGCCTTCTAAAGAACAACAAGAAAAATTACTACAATGGATTGGAACAACCCGACATTGTTTTAATAATTTACTAAGTAACTTTTCTAAAGAAGGTGTTAAGTTTTCTAAGAAAACTGCTAGGGAATACCTTTATAACACGTTACGTGTTGATAATGAATGGTATTCTGACATAAGTCAGGAAATCTTACGAGAAACTATCAATGATTTAGAAAACGCTTACAAACGTTTCTTTAAGAAACTTGGAGGTTATCCAAGATTCAAGAAACGTGGAAGTAAAGCTTCTTTCTCTGTAAGAGACAAGGCTAAGTTTAAAGTAGAAGGTAGAAATCTTTACTTAGAAAAGTTTAATAAAGGTAAAGAGGGTAAGCCTTTAAAGTTACGTGAGAAACTTCGTTTCGAAGGGACTCCTAAGCAGGTCACCATTTCTTTCCAGAATGGAAAGTGGTGGGCTTCTATCTTAGTGGAAGGTTGCTCCAATTATAAAGGTAGTTTTCCGCAAAGCGGGGAAGCAGGGATTGATTTAGGTATTAAAGATTTAGCTACATTGTCTGATGGAACTACGTTCCAAAAGAGTAATAAGCTAACATTAAGTTTAAAGAAGTTATCTAAACTTCAAAGAGTATTTTCTAAGAAGAAGAAAGGTTCTAATCGTAGAGCGAAAGCCAAGCTTTCGATTAGTAAGCTTCATTTTAGAATAAAGAAACAACGTGAAGCATTGCTTCACAACGTAAGCCATACTATTACATCTAAATATAAAACAATCTGCTTAGAAGATTTGTCTATCTCGTCTATGACGAAAGGTAAGAATAAGTCATTAAACAGAATGATTTTAGATGTAGGTATGTATGAGTTGCGTAGGCAACTAGAGTATAAATCTTTTCTGAGAGGTGTTGACATCCACTTCGTGGATAGGTATTATCCTTCAAGTAAACTACATTATGAGTGTGGCTTTAAGAATGACAACCTTAAATTAGGAGAATCTAATTGGAAGTGTGGTAACTGTGGTCAACAAGTTGACCGAGATTTAAATGCTTCCAAGAATATCCTAAAAGAAGGGGTGAAACACTTACGTGTTTAAAGTATAAATTGTGGACGTAGTTCACGAGAGGAGACAGGTACAAGCTTCTCTATAATCCCTACGGAGTAGGAAATGTAATCCTTAATTTATTAAGTTGTTTCTGTTAATTACGTAGATAACCTAACGAATGTTTCATTCGTTGCGGTTTTATGTATCGGAAAGATTGATTTTATTAAGATAAAGGAGGTTTGAGATGAAGAGTTTTGAAGAAGATTTTTATACAGAGGATTATGATAAAGAGATGTTGGATTTTATCGAGGAGAATTATTCTGTAGATAAGGTTAATGGTTGGGTTGTACAAGCCTCACTGATCCACCGTCACGGAGAGTTTTTCGTTTCAAGATACGATGGTAAAGATCGTGGTCTGGAACTCTTAACAAAAGAACAATTTAAGGAGAAGATTGGTATGACAGAAAATCTTACAAATAAGATTACTCCATCTGATGAGGGCGTGTTTACGAAAGATATGCTTAAAGATGGTATGTTCGTTAAAATGAAGGGGAATATTTACATGGTGCTTGGGAAAGTATTATGTTCTTATGACCGTTATATTTTATTAGAAGATTATGATGATGGTTTGAACGATAATGAAGAAGAAGTGTGGAATATCCAAGAAGTGTATATAGTAGAAGGAGAGGATAATATTGCGCCATTAAACTATTTCCTCAGCGGTAATGGTTTAAAATCTATCTGGAAACGTCCTCCAGAGAAAACCCTTGCACAAAAACACCTTGAGGAGAAGATTGCTATTACAAGAAAGCACCTTCTGGAATTAGAGAAACTTTTAGAGGAGAATTCTTAATGACACACGCACACGTACAAAAATGTATTGAATCTGGAAAGATCGATTCTGCAACAAAATTACATGTTACCCAAGAATGTAGGCGTGTGATGGATACCTATGCTGATGAGATGAGAAGGCTTAAACTAGAGATGCTTGAGGTGGAACAGGGTATTTCTGATGCAAAGGAAACTTTAGAGAAGGTAGCTGATTTGGAGGTGGTGTTGTGAGTTTTGATTACGGATATACATGTTATTATATTGACAAAGATATAGACTCTTTCAAGGAAGCATCCTTCGAAACGTGTAAATGGTTTGTGGAAAGTATCTACTCTGATGAAGGGATTGATATTTCCAAGGAGGCTATTCTTGCGAAGAGTAAGGAGCTTTCTGGTGAGTTGTATTCTGACGCAGAAGATATCTTCGAGAACACACGTTCTCATAACGAGGATATGCGTGGGGCTGCTGACTCTCAGATAAGTGATTTGAAAGGGGGTATAGAAGACTTGGAAGAGAGGTGTCATTTGTTGGAAGAGGAAGTGGCTGCTTTGGAGAAAGAACTTGAGAGGATGAGTGAATGAATAAATTAGATTATGAAAAACTAGGTAACCTTATTATGGAGAATGGTCTTGAGGGTGGAATGGGTTTATTCTTTTCTTACGAAGGAGAAGAACACTTTGCAGAACAGGTGGAACTTTTAGAATTAGATTTATTTGCATCAACGGAATGCTTAGAACATGTGATCAAGCGGTTAATGTATAAGTATTTACAAGAATGGGGTAAACAAGATAAAATAGAGGAAATCTTTCAACCTATGGTGGATATTTGTGATGAGTAAGATTAAATACTACAACAACAATCCGTGTAAAATATTACGTGAGGTTGGAGAAGGTTTTTCTGAGGTGGTTGTATTTCCTCATGTACAAGATATAGAGTTACAAGGAAGTGAGTGGTGTACCGCTTGTCAAGTGGGTGGTATGGACGGAGCTTATCCTTCTCATGAATGTGAACCTTACCAAGAAGTGATTGACGTGGTTAATAGTTTGCGTGAAGAAGAGGGTGTAGTCATCATTGCTGATAATCGTCTTATCCAAGAGGAGATGGTTGAGTGGAAGGCTTGGAACTTGATTAAGAAACGTTGTGCAGAAATTACTGAATTACACAATGAAACTCGTAGGCAACGTAGTGACCTTCTTATAGAAACACACAGGTTACAAGAGAGTATTAAAACTTTACAAGAGGATGTCACTCTTTTAGAGGACACTAGAGAGAATATTCTTGTTAGGCTTAACGAGACTTTTGATAAATACGATACTATAAAAAGTGAACTTTCATCTGCACAAGATAAGCAAACTTCTGTGACGTTGGATTCTAATTTTAAAGTAGATTTATCTATAGATACGCTACGTAGTTTGATTGAATCAAGTATTAAATTGGAACAGCTTGAAAATGGTGGTGTGGATAATTGGGAATGGTACGGAGAGAGTGTTGATTGGGATAACCTTGATAATCTTGTAGATGAAGAATTGAAGAGTTATAAGGTGGAAATCTTATGAGTGAAGAAGATATTATAAAGTTAATTAAATCTACTATAAAGGAAAACCTTGAAGTAGATATTTATACTGAGAGTGCTAATACCATAGGTTCGAATGTTGTAGTGGAGTTAGCTTTTAAAGGAGAGGAGGAACCTTTTTATAGAAACATCTCTTACTTAACTGCGGACTACTCTGAGGAAGAGTGGATGGGCGATGTTAGTAAAGATGTTATCATAGAGATTTGTTAATATGAAAATAGCTTTAGATTACGATGAAACTTTTACAGCAGCACCTATCCTGTGGAAGATGTTTATTCAACTTGCAATACAATACGGGCACGATGTTAAGTTTGTAACATACAGAGATTCACGTTACAATAATGACGATATTTGTGCAGACGCTTATGATTGCAAGATAGATATTATTTTCACAAATGGTGTTCAGAAACAACACGTTTACCAAGCGGATATCTGGATAGATGATTCTCCTGAGACAGTGGTATCTTATGAGAAGATGTTATCTATGTGTGAAGGGTGTGAATTGAGAGGAGATACTGGTGAATAAAACAATATACCGTTACACAGATGACTCTTGGATAGATGGACATGAAGACTGTTCTTGCTGCAGTGGGCTTCTTTTCGAAACATATAATGCGGACGGATGGCCTCAGAATGGAAGTGCTTCTGATAAATGGGGACTTTATGTTGATGTGCTAGTTGCCCATAAAGCAAAAGAATTTGAAGAAGATTATGTGGAGATGGGTAATTGGGCATACGGTCTCTATGAGGGATTAACCTTGGAAGAGTTGGCATCTTTGTGTGAGAGGTTGGGTGTAGTTTTGGAGGAGGTGTAGTTTGAGTGATGATTATAAAGTTGGCAGTTGTGTATGTTCTACTACAAATTTAACAGGATGTGGCATAGTTATTGCTATTAAAGAGAACTCTGAGGATAAGAAAAATATTTTAGGAGAGTATCAATATCAAATTTTAACAGATTTTGGTAATATCATAAAACTTACTTATGAAGAGATTAATAATAACTATGAAGTAGTACGAGAAGATAATATCCGTGAAAGGTTTATTCGCCAAAAGGAATTACTTTTAGAGGCGGAAAATTACTTACATAAGTTGGATTTAATTTGAGGAGATTGATTTGAGTGATGACGGTTTATTTATTGGAGAACACCAGTATTGTTTAGCTAAAGAGTTTCCTGTTAAATCAGATGGAACGCAGCGTAGGTCTTGCGGTTCAAGTGACGCATTAGCTATTTATGAACATACAACTGTAGATGGTGTTACTTGGTATGATGGTACGTGTTTCTCTTGTAAACAAAAGTTTGATAGAGAAGAAGTACACTCTAGTAGTTTGTCAGGTTTTTTAGGGGTAGGAGAAGGTACTCTAGATGTAGTAGATAAAAAGGAGTTTGAAAATAAAGCTACTAAGAAGAAAAAGATTACTCGTGAAGAAGTGCAAGATCTTTGGTTGCGTACTGGAGGCAGGGAAGGTAATTCTGGTAAAGGTTATCGTGGTTTAAGTGATTGGGTGCTTAAATTTTATGGACACAGAGTTGAGTATGATAAGCAAGGGAAGGTAAGTTCAATATATTACCCAGAGACTTCATCAGAAGATGGTAAGCTTAATGGTTATAAATCTAGACACTTACCTAAGAAATTTGGTATAGGTAATCTAGGTAAGACAGGGGTAGTAAATCAGCTATCAGGGCAGCATAAGTTCCCTAATGGTGGGAGGTATGCGTTAATTGCCGCTGGAGAAGAAGATAAGTGTGCTGCACAAGATATGCTACGTGAATACCAAAAGATGAAAGGACAAGAAGATTATGATCCTTATGCTGTAGTATCCCCTACAACAGGAGAACCCTCCGCAGCTAAACAATGTAGGCAACAGTATGATTGGTTTGATAAGTTTGAAGTTATAATTATTGGTATGGATTCTGATGAAGTAGGGGAAGAAGCAGCCTTAGAGATTGCAAAAGTCTTACCAAGAGATAAAGTTAGAATAGCTAGATGGTCAGGTAAAGATCCAAACCAAATGTTACTTGATGGTAAAAAGAAACAATTCTGGAGTGATTTCTTTGGTGCTAAGGAAGTCGTAGATAGTGGGGTATATAACGCTAATGATGACATGGTACAAGATGTAATTGATGTACTGACTACTCCTAGGATACCTTTACCTCATTTTGCTAGTAAATTAGAAGCTATGACAAAAGGATCAGGTTTGTTTACTAGGTCTATATACTCATTAATAGGGGATACATCTGTAGGGAAGTGTCACGGAAAAGGTACAACTATTTTGATGCATGACCTTACTACTAAGAAAGTAGAAGACGTGGAGATAGGTGATCTGTTAATGGGGGATGACGGAACTAAAAGGGAAGTCAAGAAAGTACATAAAGGTTTTGATACTTTATACAATATAGAGCAATGTGATGGGGTTAATTATACTGTAAACAGTAAACATACACTATCCCTTAGAACAGGTTTTGATACTGTAATTAAAGGGTCTGACAGAAATAAAAGTAGAAGGTGTGCTGTTGATTATAAAAAAGGGCAAATTGTTAATATAGATGTACAAGATTATATTAAACTTCCTGCTTTAGCTAAAAGGTCTTTGAAAGGGTATAAAGGTTCTATCCAAGAAGGCATAACTAGTAATATTAAACACCCTTGGTTATTAGGTATGTGGTTAGGTGATGGGCACACTAACCAAGCGAGAATAACTTTAGCTAAAAGTAATGTTGAGATCATAGATAAAATTGAAGATATAGTAAGAGAAGAGGATTATTACATAACTGTACCTCCTTCTTGTGATAGAGATACTACTTACACTTATAGTATTGGTGGAGGTTTTAGAACTTATCTTACAAAACACTCTTTGATAGGGTTTAAGCATATCCCTAAAGATTTACTTTTAGGTAGCAGAGAAGAAAGATTGCAACTTTTAGCAGGTATTATAGACTCAGATGGGTATCTAAATAGTAATGGTTGTTCTTATGAAGTTACTCAAAAAAGTAAAAAGTTAGCAGAAGATATACAAACTTTATGCAGGACTTTAGGTTATCGTTGTAGTATTAATTTGAGCAAAAAGTCTTCACAAAATGGTACAGTAGGTGAGTACCACAGAATGTGTATTACAGGTGCTATTCACGAGATACCAGTAATCTTGTCTTATAAAAAGGCAAAAACTCAATCTGATTTACGTAAAGACAACAACACAGCTATAAAAGTGTCTTGTTTAGGTGGAGGAGATTATTATGGTTTTGAGGTAGACGGTAATCATCTATATTGTTTAGAAGATTTTACAGTGACACATAATAGTACGCACATAGATGCATGGATATTCCATTGGATGTTTAATGTACCAGACCATAAAGTAGGTATTGTGAGTGTAGAAGCCACTAAAGGCGAGTGGGTTGCTGGTATGTTGTCTACTTATCTAGAAAATAACCTTTGGTGGATTCCTGTAGATGAGATAGAAAGTTATATGAATACTCCAGAAGTAAAAGCTAGAATTAATAACTTCTTTTACAATGAATATGGAGAAAGTAGGTTCGCTATTGTTGATGATAGGGAAGGAACAGTAGAGTCTTTGCAGAAATGTATAGACAAACTTGAGAGGCAGTACGGTTGTACTATTATAGTGAATGATGTACTTACAGATATACTTCGTGTTGTAGATAATGAAGCTCAAGCAAGACATTTCAACTGGCAAAGTAATTTCGTTAAGAATGGTGCTACTATTTTCAATATATTACACACTCGTAAGTCAGGTGATAATCGAGGAGGAAAACCTACTTTCCCTAATGAGTTTGATGCCTACGGTAATTCTATCTTCGTCCAGAAAGCAGCAGGTAACTTTGTAATAGCCCGTAATAAAGAAGCACCTAACGATGATACTATTGAACAAAACACTACCTACTTGAGAGTACCTAAACTTAGAAAAGGTGTTACTGGTAGTGGTGGTGCTTGGTATTATGACGGGGAAACTAGGAAGGTTTATGATCGAGATACCTACTTTAAGGATAATCCTGAAAAACTACCAACAGGTTATGACTTATCTATAAGCAGTTTTGATAGAGCCTATTGGGAAGAAGGTGGGCGTGGTTGGGATGGTGTTTCTGATAATAAAGGAGGTTTCACTAAAAAAGCGGTTAAAGTTGAAAAGGTAGAAAAAGATTGGGAAATAGATGTTGGAGATGGTACTAAATTCTAGTACCTCTCTTTTAAGTTAACTCTAATGAATTTATAGGAGAAATAATGCAAGCAGAGTTTTTAAAAGATAAGAGTAAATTTACAAATAGGTTGCTGCATAGTGACGTGGAAGCTAGAGGCTTTATAGATATAGTTAATAAACCTGAAGATGTGTGGTGTTTGGTTTCAAGAGATGATGAAACTGATGAGGTATTTATATTCCACGACTACCCTGAGTACGATAACGCAGAAGTATTCGACCAAGGAGAGAAACATATTATTCCTCCTAGAACAGGAACTCTCTTAGACGGAGTTAGGTTTTGGTATCTAGCAGGTAAGAATGGTAGTAAGCTATCTGTGCATAACTGCTTCACCTATGATAAACCTTTAATAGAAAAGATCTGGCCTAAGTGTATTATTGATGATGATGTTTGGGTAGATACTTTTATACAAAGTAAGATTCAATATTTTGACAGACCACAACGGAAAGGAGCTAAATCTCCTCACGGTTTGTTGAATTACTCTTTGATGGAAGGTAATAAGAAACCTGAAGTAGAAGACTTTAGTATTATGAATGCTTTTATGCTACATCGTTGTATAGTAGATACTAAGACTCAGAAGTTTGCACATAACTATCTTAAAAAAGAAAGAGATATGCTTTTGAGTAAGCTTGGTATTGACATGCAAGATGCTTATAAGATGGAGGTAGAGTATACAAAAACATGTTACGAGCAAGAACAGTACGGAGCTAAGGTAGATGTACCACATATTAAAAAATGTATTGAATATCTTGATAAAACTACCGCAGATCTAGCAAAAGATATAACACCTAAACTCCCTCCTACTATTAAGGTAAGTGGTGGCAAAGTATCTCGTGTTGAGATGGCAGGTTTGTTTGGTTATGATACATCTGGTATGAAAGATGAGATGGAAATGGTTAAGAAAGATGGTGAAATGGTTTCCCAACCAGTTAAACCTTATTATAAACCTACCACTAATTTCCATACTATTAAAAAAGTTAATCAATATTCAGGTTTTAATATTTCCTACGGGTACAGCCCTAAGTTTACTAAAAAGAATGACCTGACTAAATGGATTAAATCTCAACACCCCAAAGGTGACACTGCAAAAGTAAAAGAGTTATCAGACTTCGTAAAAGAATGGGAGATTGATAAAAACATTGAAGAAACTAAACTTTTAAATAAAAACACTTGTGATTATTTTGAAGTAGAACCAGAAGATATAGATGTTATTGCTGGTGCTCACACTAAAATTAAGTTTGTTGAAAGCTCTTTGACCCAACATGAAGTGGTAAAAGGTTATCTGATAAAAGAAGGTATAAAATTCGCAGAAGAATGGAATCTTAAGAAGGATGGTGAAGGTCAGATCATAAAAGCTGAATTTGATACTGAAGTTAGGTATCCACCTAAAGCCAGAAGAGATCAACAAATGGTGTTGAAGATTAAAAAGGGTGATGCATTAGTAACTTCCCCTAAGTTCGGGGAAAAAGAATATGCTCAATTAGAATCAGAAGATGGTAAGAATGTAGGTATGTACAACACTTTGGTACACCGTAGGCGTTACCTTGAGAACTACAAAGACCCAGAAAATAAAGGCTTACTTTCTTACGTAAGAGAAGATGGTAGGGTTGGTGCTGGTGTTAATAACTTCAACACTGCAACTGGGCGCGCATCACACAGAAAAATTGTAAATTTGCCTGCTGATGGTGCTGTATTTGGTAAAGAAATGCGACAATGTATTGTTGCTGATGAAGGAAAAGAGTTAGTCGGTATTGACCAAAAATCTAGCCAACTTTCTATATGCGCTTTTGTAACTAACAATACAGATTATTATGAGGCGGTTGCGACAGGGGTAGAATTCGAAAATGATGAAAATGGAAATCCTATTTTCCATGGTTCTAGTGCTCATTGTGTGAATTCAAGATATTTTAATTTGGTAACCAAAGAAGAATGGGCAGATGCAGTAAGAACACAAAACCCAGATTTGATACATGATATTGTACTCAGACGTAAAAAATCCAAAGGATTAAGTTTCGCTTCGTTATTTGGTTGTGGTCCTGCTAAGTTAGCTTTAATGGGTGGTTTTGAAGTATCAGAAGCTAAAACAAAACTGCAAGCCTTCTTAGATAATATGGGTTTATCTGAGGTAATAAAATTTCTAGAAGTATGTAGGGAGAAATACAAAAGAGGTAAAGGTTTTTATATACCAACAGGGTTTGGGTATTGGGTTTATTGCGGAGGTGTACATAAATCAACCAACTACCTGATCCAGTCGCTAGAAGGAGTGGTGCAAAAGAAAGCAGTTGAAATAATGAAACAGAGGTTTATAGAAAAAGGTTATTGGGGAAAAAGCGTTAATAAAATACTTGATATGCATAAATATTGTGCCTTCTAACCGTGAGGTTAGTCGAATAACTCCGTTAATTACTGGAAACCTTAACTAGATTTGTTAATATTATCGTGAGATAAATTTAACATGTTTGTAGAAGGTGATCAGAAGCCACACTGTTCTTACAGTAGGTTCAGAGACTATCGAAAGCGTATGTATCAATGGAAGATACTATATACAGCAAGTAGAGTAGGGTTCAAGCGAATTCGAAAATGGAGCATCTTAGTTAAGATGATTATATAGTCCGACTCTGTTAGAAATAACAGGAGATTTAGCGAGTCTCATAAGTAGGTGGATGAAGTATTATTAGAAGTAGATAAAGGTATGGGTGTTGAGGTAGGCAAAATCGCTTGTGAAGCTTACACTCAAGCTGGAGTGGAATTAAATAAATGGTATAAAGAAAATTTACATTTATATCCTGCAGGCGGTACACCTAAGATTACCTGTGATTTTGCAGGAGGTTATGCTGTTGGGGTAGACTACGCAAGTTGCCATTGATTTTTAATAAGGAGTATACTATGAGAAAAAGAAAGTACGGAGAAGGTTACACAGCAATAGGTAATTATGGAGAATTTACAGTAATATCTTATTTGAATAAAAATGAAGTATTGATACGTTTCAATGAAACGGGTTATGAAGTTTGGTGTGCATCTAATAATGTAGCTAAAGGTACAGTAAGAGATCCTTACTTTAAGTCTGTCTATGGGGTAGGTTATATAGGAGACACTGCAACATCTAATAGGGTAGGGGATAAAAATATACTTAAAACTTCTTACAATACTTGGCACGATATGCTAAGACGTTGTTACGCAAACAACGAAGGTAAAATGAAAACATATGAGAATTGTGATGTGTGTGACGATTGGTTGTGTTATGCTACATATGAAAGGTGGTTTGATGATAACTATATTGAAGGTTTTCAGGTAGATAAAGATTTCTTAAAATTAGGTAACAGAACATATTCTCCTGAAAATTGTGTTTTTCTTCCTAGAGAGATAAATGCTACTATAGGCTTTAAGACTAATAATACCACCCGACAAGAGGATTACAAGGACTTACCAGTTGGAGTATCTTTTCATAAAAGAGATGAAGTATATACCGCTAGATGTTGGTGCGATGGAAAACTAAAATCTTTAGGTTACCACAAAACACCTGATTTAGCTTTTAGCTCTTATAAAAAATTCAAAGAAGATAAATTGAAAAGCTTAGCTGAGTTTTACTTTTCTGAAGGTAAGATTTGTCAAGAAGTTTACAATAATTTAAAAAATTATGTTGTATATCCAGAAGGTCATGCTTATTACCTGAAAAACTACAACATACAATAAACCCGCCCTCCCTACGAGGGCAACCCTCCCCAAAAAGAATACCTCTCCTAAAAGTATCCCCCCAAATAATCCCCTTTATTACAAAATTCCCCTTGACAAATAATACCCTCTCCCCTAATATCTCCTTATCGAAACAGAATGTTTCAAATTAAAAACTTTAGGAGAACTACCTTATGAATAAATATTACGATAACCAAACTAACAACTTTCCAGAAGTATCTGACCCTCTTGAAGCAGTACATCTTATTCAAAAGGTGCTACCTTCCTTACAAAGAATTTCTTCTGCAATGTATACTCTAGGGTTGCCCGTTTCTGATGATCTAGATTCTATTTGTGCAGAGATAGAACATTTATCTAAACAAGCTGCAGATGGTATTTGCAGAGAGTCTACTGAAAGATTAAATGATATTCAGGAAACTAACAGTAAGTTGATAGGTGCTTTGTTTCAAAATATCCTTGAGGAGGGTAAATAATATGAATTGCATTGTAATACCTATACAAACTTATCAATCCGAAGAGTATCAGGAACTCCTTCGTTCTATCGAACCTGAGAATTTATACGACCTGCGCGATAAACTGTCTGCAAAAGGATACGAAATACCTATACACCAACCTACTGGATCAATCAGGAACACTCCTCCTATAAACTGGGAGCTTGCTAAACGTTCAGATTTAATACCTGTATACGATTACCAGACTGAGAAATACCTTATTGTAAAGGATCGTTATGTAGGTAAATGTTGTTGGATGAATAAATCTGATTTTATTTTACTTTCTCAGAAAGGATCATAAATCATGAAAGTACTATTCCTTCTAAAAGGAAACACACCTCTTTACGAAAAGGTGCAATCTTACCACAAATGGAAATACTCTGGTAAAAGATACCTTGCTTGTATAAGTGTTATGTCAAATGGTAATTTGAAGGGGTTGTCTGTTGGAGAAGATAATGATTACTTCTTTGAATGGTTTTCTCCTAAGATGATTAATAATTTAAAATAAATTAAAAACCCCTTGACAACAACCACCCTTATGATAAGATTACCTTATATTAAAAGCTTAAAGAATACTATTTGGAGAATATTATTATGATTAAAACTAGAACATACGACCAAACATCACAACGCTGTGCAATACTAGAATCTTTCGGGTTGAAAATACTCCACGAAGATAGTAGAGTTATTCACGAAAGTTTTCCTGAGATAGAGTTTGACTTTTCAAGTATTGACCTGACATCTGAGAAGGCTGCTCGTAATATAATGTGGTATATCATTCAAGTAACCAGTAGTGTAAGTCATTCCAAAGGAGAAGATAATCTTCGTAAACAGTTTAATAATTTGTTGAAAGGAGAATAATTATGTCAAAAGAATCTTTCGAAGTTTACACAATGCAATACCTAAAAGATCAAAACTATAATGGATGTTGGAATCATATTGGGAATGGTAACACTCAAACCACGTTATATATTGAAAAGGATGGTGTAAATTTAGAATTAAATGATAAAGAGATTAATAAAGTTTTAAAGAGTTTATCGGCTTTCAATCCTACTATTAGAGTATCTTAGGAGACTACCATGCCAACATATATTATTAAATTCCCAGATCAGACACACCTTACCAAGCCAGAACCTTGCTTATACGGTAACTATCTTTCTGATCATAAGTATAGTCAGTTTGATAGATCTATAGCTCAACAATTTACTTCCTTGGAAGATGCAACTATTGTAGCAGATATTGTTGGTGGTAAGGTTACTACGCTAGAGACATATGAAAAGTTCGAAGAAGGTAAAACTTACCTAACTATAGGTGGAGATGAGTTCTTTGTAGAAGCTATTGTAGGTAACTGTGTACGTAATGAGAAAGGTAGCCATCGTTACAATAGACAAGACTCTATAGGTTGGTGTAATGGGCGTACTACAGGAAGTAAGTGGACTGAAAAATGTTTACGATACCCTCCAGAAGCGGTTGTAAAATAACTTAATTTATTTAAGTTTACCTATTGACAACAACCACCCTTATGATAAGATTACCTTGTCTTAAACAATACTATTTGGAGAATATTATTATGAAACAATATATTATGATGAATAAAGAAAACAACAGAGTACTTCTAGAGTCTGATTCACTTTATAAACTCTTAAGTGGAGAGCTTGGTAATAAAGGTGTAGATAATTTTAAACCTCTCTTAGTCAAGAAAAGTTTTATAAACGTGATCACTTCTTGGTGGAATAAATTGACTCTTACTCCTGTAAACTATTCCCTATTAGATTACGATTGGGTGGATGGTATGGTTACAGAATATGAATGGCTTTATAGAAAGAGTACAGGGATTGTTTATAAAGTTTACAGTCCTACTTCAAAAGAGATAGTTCATAACCCTTTCATTAATATGTTTAGTCATGACGGAGAAGTTTGTATTAAGGGTATCGGTTTGTTACCTTACGAAGATTTTCTAGTTTTTAATTTTTAAAGAGGAAGAGTCATGTTTCAGCAATTACAAAGTAAGTACATCAAAGAGAATGGTAAATTTAAAGTAGTGTACTCTGTAAAAATTACCGACCCTTTTAAGAAGTTCTCCACAGATGAAATTGATTGGTATGAAGCAATAGGGTGCGGTTTTGAAAGAAGTATACCTCCTCTTGAAATAACTTCTGATGGGAAGGTAGCCTCTTGGGTAGAAGAATTAATATTACCTTCCAGTAAGGCTATACGTTACACTGAGTCACAATTAAATTTTATACTTCGTAATACAGTTTACTAGGAGAACAACATGAAAACACTTTTGGAATATATTAAACTTTACCCAGAATCATTTATTGCAACAGCAACTAGACGTTCGCAAACAACACCTTCTCAGCAGAACCGTACTAATCATTTATTTTTGGCTGAGAGTATTTCTAGTAAAAAATGGGATTATGTTGAGAGTATTATCACTATGCCAGAATATCAATCACCGTTAGACGGAGTAGTTGTTTGTTTAAATGATTTTAGTAATCTTCCTCACGATGTTTGTGTGGGTATATATGAGTCTTGGGTAGAGGGGTATATATTATGAAAATAGTAAACAGCTTTGATTGGGTTTTTGCTACACTAACAATCCTAATTGGAAGTTTTGTAATTATAGTAGGATCACTTCCTGCTGAATACCTATTTATACAATTAATGGTTGTACTTTTACAAACTTTTCGTGTAGGGTATACTTTCGCTAAAGAGGGTTTATTATGAAAAACTATATTACAGAAGGTGAGGTTGATTCTTTAATATTAAGAAACATTTGGAAACAGGATAACTTTGCAATAAATTATAGCAATAACGAAAACAAAACTTTAAATATGGTTGTTCCAAAAGAGAGACCTTCTTTTGTAAGTGGAACCTTTCATGTACATTACGGAGGAGAAAAGATCACTCTTCTGACAAAAGTAAAGAAAGGTTGTGGGAAAGGAAAGCCTCGTAAAGTTGTATTCTTTAAACAAAGGAACCTTTTTGAAAATTTAACTTGGAGGGAGAAATTATTATGAAAATATTTAAACTTTTAACAACAGGTTGCTTAGTAGTAATGTTATCTGCTTGCAGGAACACTGTCTTGGATGAGAGTCTTGTTAATCAGAAGGAATTAGCTATATTATCTTCTATCAATAAAAACATTTATAACTCTTGCAAGGCCTACCCTGTAAAAGTTGTGAAAGCTATTAACAAACGTATGTCAGCCCCTGTGGTGGAAGATTCTTTTAAAGATGTGGAATATCTTATTAAAGCTTTTGACGACTCCTTGTCTTGTATTAAAACTAAAACAACTCTGCAGGAACTATATTACAAACTTTATAACGAGAAGTTATTCTCAGGTAAGGGTGTTGTTTTAGAAAGAGGCTCAACTCCGCAAGAACTTCTTACTGCAAAAGAGATAAGAGAGCTTACAGATACAGTTAAATCGTGTAATGTTGCTAAGGTAAAGGTAATTTCTTTACTTGACCAAAATAACCTTCTTACTGTAGAAGATAAAAATTCTATAGAAAAGCTTGTACTTCGTTGTGAAAGTGATAAACTTATACAAGAGTTAAATAATTAGGAGAACTCTCATGAAAACAGAACACGATTACAACAAAGCCTCTCAGGTAATAAAACTCCTCAACAAGAATAATCTGTTGAAAGAAAGATTTTCTGGGCAAGTTTTTGTTGACGATTATGAAAAGTTGTGGGATACTGTTTTCCAGATAATTGATATTATAGAGGAGAAATGATTATGAATTGGAAACAACTTCAAAAGAAAGAAGACCTTCTCAGAGAGTTACACTGTCTCACAGAACAATCCATTCTCGCTGAAAAGGAAAACAACTTCTCAGAACAAGAACGTCTTGCAAATGAGATATCTATTCTGTTAAAGTATATCGATAAGCAAGAATGGACTTACACTTTAGAGGAGTTAGGTTTGTGAAAATAGGATTCTTATTAAAATGGTTATTGATATTCCTAGGAGTGATAATCTTGTTGACATTCGTCAAAGGGATTTTTATTATAGGAATCATCACACTTCTGGTAATATTGTTCTTTTCTTTAAGGGATAATATTCGAAAAGGTGTCGATTATGTGAAGCGTAGTATTGGAAATATATTTAATTAGGGGAGAGATTTATGTTGGAACAAGTTAATATTGTGGAAGTAGTTTTAGTGGTTTGGGGATTGAATTTATTATTACCTTTTATTCTGGGAGCTACCACTGGATTAGTTTTCTTCTGGAGTCGAGGAAAAGTTAACCTAGAGTTAGCCAGTGGTTATCAAGCTTTTAAATGGAGAAATGGTAAACACGACTGGGTAAATGGAGAACCTCATTGTTGGATACCTAGATTTTTAATAGTAGAAGGTTTTCTTGGGTTATGTGCAGCCATCCTTCTTCTTTGCGCTGGTGTAGAAATTGCAATATTTGTAGGGGTAGTATCTTTGACCTTACTAGTCCCACGTTTCATCCTAGACTTATGCAAAGGATTAAAGATGAATCATAAAACAGGCAACTTAGAGGAAATCAATTCCCTAAAGAAACGTCTTGAAGACTTAGAATCTAAAGGAGATAAATAATATGTTACAACAAGTTTTATTCTGGGTAAGTTATGGACTTTTAACAACAATTTGGTGGGGATGATTGTTTATTGGATGTTCCCTCTTATTGATAAATGGCTTGAGAGTGTAACAGATGGTGACCTGAAAAGTTTCCTCTGTGAAAAGTATCGTAACCCTTTCTTAAATAAGTTTGGTTTGATGGAGAAGACTGATCGTTGGGGTAATGTGGATTCTAGGGGTAAATGGAATTATATGTACGAAGAAGATTATTATCGTTGGAAGGCTGTTATTGTTTGGTGGGTAGCTTTGCTAGGGTTGTTTGTTAACCTTATATACTTTGTAGTTCGAAGTGTGAGTGTATTTTTCGATAAAAAGAAAGTGTACACCTTACACGAGCTGACTACCAACATAGCAGAGTTTATCTCAACAGAACTAGCTTTCCCAATGATTATAGTTTTAGGAGCGATTCTTCTGAATACAACTCTTAAGAAGCTATACAAGTTTGGGAAGAAAGTGAAACCTTTAGTAGATAATATTAATAATCAGAAGTAACTATTGACAAAAGTTTATATTCTGGTAAAATAGATTTCACGAACATTAACGCTTCTGAAAGGAAGTTACTTTTGGCAGAGATGTCATTTCATCAGGGGATTGTTATTAGGACAGTCCTCTATTTTAAAGATAATAATATTAGAGATAATATAATTTGAAGATAACTATGCAAATATTCTTAAAGAGGAGAGCATATGACATTTAGTAAAAAAGCAGGCGCAGCACAACAGGGTAATAATCCAGTGACCAAAGAAGAACTTGACGCTAAGAGTGAATGGAATCAATATCAATTCAATACTTTCAAAGCTAAAGCAAAAGAACTTCCAAACGGCAAGACTCGCAAAGAAAAGAGTTTAATTGGTAGGGTTAATCTGGTTATGGATTTGGGTTTCCCTCCTTCTGCACCTAGCGAATGGGATACGAAGTGTGCGTTACCTTCTGGGGACGAGGAATACTCTCAGGAAGAGATTACCTACATGGAAAAGAATCCTACTCACGACTTTATCTGGACAAAAGAGTATGATGAGAGTGTTAAGAAAAGTGTTACTGTACGTAAACAGACTTCACCTTCTTACCCAGCACAAGAGTACGGCGTGGCAGTAGACTTCCCTCAGATTATGTTGGACTACAGTAAGCACCCAGAAAGTACTTCTGGTAAAGAGGATTTACGTCCACTACGTATCAGCTTGAACGGTTCGTTCCATCAGAAGTTCTTCAAGACAATAGTGTTTGATGGTAGTTTTAAACCTGTTAGTAATAACAATCTTATCTACAAGATTTGTGCTGCAGCAGACCGCGAGAAAGAGTTGGTGGATAGTCAGTTTGATATCGCCACTGTAGCGGGTGCAACTTGTAACTTCACTGTACGTGCTGATCTTAACACTTCTGATGAAGGTATTACTTACGTCAATTGGAACGCTTCAAAACCTGCTTCTGTAGAAGATATTGAAACTCCAGATGGTGAGTGGTCAGCAGAGGATCAGATTGAGAAAGCGTTCGAGGGTAAGAATGTATCTGAGTTTGTAGGTATCCTATTGGACGGTCAGGACTACACAGACGAGATGTTATCTATGTTGGGTAATGACACCTTTGGTTACGTTAAGCACGCCTCAGAGAGTGCTACGTTTAAACTAGAAGGTATTTCTAAGAAGACAGGTAATGAATACTCGTTTGAGAAAGGTTTGGATTATGATACCACTGACTTCGCGAAAGCATGGAAAGCATTCCGTGAAAAGAATGGAGATTCTGTAGCAGATAAACCTTCTGTCCCTAAGAGCAACACACCTAACAGTGATAAAGTGGTAGAAAAGGCCGTTCCTGTTGAGAAGAAACCTACCCAAGAAGAGTTTGTTCCAGAGGAAGATTTCGACTTTAATGATGATGTGCCTTTCTGATAAGTGATTGTTTTATAAGAAGTTTTATAGATTACCTCCTTAATTGGAGGTTTTCTTATTTCAGAAGGAGATGTACTTTGGGTGTAGTAACAATACACGAACACTTAGGTAAGACTTACTTAAACAAACAAGGAAATACTCTCACTGTTGTTGGTTACGTTAAGAATGATACAGGTAGAGGTTATAAGTTAACAGTTACTTGTAGTAAATGTAGCGAAGATAAAGAATTGTTCCCTGACCCCTTCCCTATACTTTATAGTAAATTAAAAGCAGGAAGAAGTCCTTGCGGTTGTACTAGAATTATATACACAGAAGATCAAATAAAAATATTAGCGAAAAGGAAAGCGAAGGAATTAGGGCACACCTTTTTAGGCTTCACCGATGAATTCGTAAGTAACAGAGTTACTGACCTTATTATAAAATGCCCTCATGAAATTAAAGAAATTAATTGCCACCTCTACCTTAACTATAGTAAACACGGATGTAATAGTTGTGCTTCTGAGAGGGTATCTGAAAGCTATATCTCTAAGTATGAATACCCTTCGTGCGTGGAAGAAGTTAGATCTACTGAAGTAAAAGATTATGGAAGCAGGTATCATGAGTACAAGTGTTCAGTATGCTCTTATGATTGGTATGTTGTTAACGGTTTTTGTGATGGTTGGTTTAGTTTCAAGCCATGTAGGCTTAGTAAGGGAATCTTTACTTGTCGTTGTAACTTAAATTATTTCCCAAAAGACTCTGATAGATATAATTTAGGAAGGGCAATCAAAAGTCGTCTGCCACATAAAAATATAAAAGTTTTAGACTTTAAGGGTGATAGGATACTTTTTGAATGTTCTTATCACGGAAAAGGTGATCAAAACTCCTCTAGTTGTTTTGAAGGGAGACTTCCTAAATGTTGTGTTAAGAATTCATGGGGATATTACGAAGATAGAAAATATGATACAGATTACCTTTACTTCGTAAGTATGGAAGACATGGAGAACAATAAATACATAAAGATAGGAAGGTCTTTTAACCTTATGACCAGAATACAAGATTTAGAAGACGGTTATTTTGTTGACTTGCTTTATCTACTAGAATCTCCCCACAAGGATATATATAAGTATGAAAAATTCTTCCATAAAGTTTTTCGCAAGTACCGAGAACAACCTCCTACTTATTTTAAAGGGGAAACTGAAGTTTTTAATTATACTGTATTAGGAGATAAGGATTTCAAATTACTTGTGTCAGATTTTATAGAAGGTTACTAAATAATTAGATAACAAAAAGCCCGAACTTCAATTAAGAGGTTCGGGCTTTTTCACATTTATGCTTTATTAAAATACTTTTACGACCTATCCGTTAGAATATTAGCACATCTTCCTTGTCTGAATCCTTCCTTCTGAGTATATTCCCTCTCAAGAGTGTCCATCTCTACTCCAACAACACCCATCTCAATACCAGTATTTCCCATCTCATTTTCTGTAAGAGGAGTTATATCATAAGCATCAGTTAATTCAGGAAGAATACTATTACCTAAAAGAGTATCTTCTGCAACATCTTCGAAATAATACTCTGAGGAAAAGTTACCTGCCATCTCTACAACAGACTCTCCCATCTCAGCGATACTATCCCCCATTTGATATTCTGTTGAAGGAGGATTACCAACAAAAACTCTATTAGCAAACGCCTCTGAAAGTCTACAAGGTCTCAAACAAACGTCATCTTCTACAACAATAATACCGCCTGTACGAACACCTGCTGGGGTAACGTTATCCATTGTAGCAGGGATAGCTTTAGGAATATTAGTTCCGTTGGTTTCTAACACTGTACAAGCAGGATAATGTTCCCAGTAGCGTACTTTTGTAGCTTTAGTTATTGTTTGAAGGAAACCGATTACATCCTCAGGAGTACCACTACCTGTATTACGAGATATACCAAACCTGATAGCATCCCTGAACTCTTCATCATCTAACCCTAAACGAGACACCCCTAGCAAAGCACCTATGATATCAAGTTGATACCCGAAAGCAGTATTTAGTTCAGTAGAGAATTCTCCTAAGGCTTGTTGAGCTAAGTTTAGTTCTTCTACTTGATCAAGATATATTGATAAAAGTTTTATTAAGTTTTCAGAGTCACTAAACTGTACTGGAAGAAGATCTGTATAAGAAGAGAAGTCTCTTATCTGTAGTTCTGACATATCTTCTCCTAGGTTATTGTGGAAACTGTTACTCTATCTAAAGAGAAGTTTGCTTCTTGTAAGCCGCTTATTCTAATAGGAGGGGAAGTTTTCAGCAATGGAGTAGGATCTTCTGGATTAACAGTACTCCCTATAGTAACCACCACTTCTTCTAATCCTGTTATATTCTGGTACAAAGAAGCTTCTATTCTTCCTTGAATAACATCAACACCTACATCTAAACTATCTCCGTAAGCAACTACTTGTTCTGCTATAGCTATCTCTATATCTTCAGGAGAAAGTTCCTCCCCGTATAAAGAATACTGAACATTAGCATGGATATAAACATTGTTAACTCTTGAGAAGCGAACTTCTTGATCCTCCCCTTGAGAATCCTTTACGGTATAACTACTATCACCTGAGGTCTTTATTCCAGCAGGTTTATTATCCCAAATAGTGTTAGCTATAAGCTGAGAATCTCCCCCTTTAACAATGCACTTCAAACCCTTCTCATCAATACCTTGTACATTATTATACACTAGGGTATCATTCTCTATAACAATCGCTGTAGTGACTCCAGAGACTCTTAGAATAGCCGTTTTAATAGAATCTAAGGTAGCTTTACCAGTACTTCTACCTAACTTAACTCTTTCTCTTAGAACACCATCTGTCTCAACACCACTACCCCCTGTAATAGGCTCTCTGTTAGTTGCAGATAAGATAGTTGCATAATTAGGAAAGTTAACAACAGTGTTCTCTTGGAAAGAGTTATCTCCTAGTTCAGAGTAACGAACTTCTCCATAAGAAGTCATCTCAACTATAGAGAAGGGTTGTGCTGCTACTGTGTAAGCTAGTTTATCAGCTTGATCATCAGACACTATCTCTAAGAAAACTGTATCATCAATAACTTCAACAGTAGCAGTTACACCTAATGCTATATTACTGGTTATATAGTCTGCTAACTCTTGAACACCTGCTGTACTTGGATTAGTAGCGGTTGCTGTGAAAGCGTCTCCTTCTACAAGAAGATATGGTTGTTCTAAAGAAGGGTTATTTAAAGGAGTAGATAATTTTATTCTTGTAAGAGAAGATGGTTTTATTACGATGATACTATCATTTGTAAAAACATTACCGTTGTTATCCGAGAATTCCTCTCCCTCAAGTATTGACGTTACACTATCGACTGTTATATACTCAAACCCTCTAGAATAACTTCCTGCTGAGCGAGTTATACCAAAGAAAGAAGCTAGGTTGTCCAGCCAGATACCTTCAGCTTTATCTAAATCAAACATTGTTTGTAGAGTTTGAGTGTTACTCCAAGATTGAGCTATTGGGAGAGTGATCAGGTTTGTTATCAATTTTTCTACGGTGTCAGGGTAACGATCAATATCAATACCCAAATCTGTTTCGAAACGTTGCTTTATTTCAGCAAATATTTCTTCGTATCGTTTGGCTTTAAAACCCGTTGGGGTAACTCCATATGCCATCTTAAATCTCCACTAAAATATTATTTATTATTTTTCCACTTTTCACTTTAACAGAGAATAAAACTTTCAACACTCTTTCTGGTGTAACAATACTTTCATAAGATAACAAACTTTGAACGTTCTCTGTTGCAAGTATTGTACTCTTTAAGTTGGCATCCGCAGCAGCTTTAGTATTTTTACCGAAGATTTCTTGAACATAAGGAACACCATAGTCAATATCTCGAAACCACTCTCCTTTAAAAACAAGGAGTCTTATTTTAATAAGTTGTACTGTTGCATCTTCTTCTGTTTCAAAAAGTGTTAATCCGTTATTTGAAATTTCTAAATCATGTGTTAAACTATTCAACACTATTCCTGTATCCATTAAGTTATCTCTCCTGTTGAAAGATTAACCTCTGCGGAAGTAGTGATATGTGTTATGATTGCTTCGGCAAAAGCAGTGTATGTGTCATCTGGGGATTTTTCCCCGTTCTGGTATGTGTCTCTAATAGCTTCCATATTAACTTTAATAATGTTGGCTAAGACTGTTGAGTCCATAGGCATATGAATATTATCCTTTTAATGTATCGAGTCTTGACTTAAGAGATGCTATCTGAGAGGCATCGTTAAGAGGTTGAGGCCCGATCATTGTATTAGTTGTTGTGGAAGACAATACCCCCATTAGGTCACTAATTAAGGATATCAACTCTTCTGAGGAATTCTGTATCTTTATTGTAGAAGCTGTTATGACTTCAATTTTACCGTTCGACAGTTGTTTAATCTCACTCCCAGATTCACTCTTTATAGAGATGCTTTTATCTGATCCAAGAGTGATTGAATTAAGTTTACCAGAAGCATCCTCGAAACGTATCTGTACGTCTTCTGTAGAGGCTTCTAAGGAGTTTCCTTTACTTCTTAACCCAACTATACCAACAGCATCGTTGTAGTCGTGATAACGTACTGTAGAAGGTATTCCTGCCTTACCAGTATCCCATACCTCGTCAGTATCATTTTGGAAAAACAACACTAACACTTCATCATCTGGTTTTATTGGGAAGGTGATACACCCACCTCCTGAAGCAGGAAACACTATAGGTACGTGGTCTATATCTGGAAGAGGTTGGTTTGCTCCATCTGAGTAAGCTCTATAGACCAGAGGTGTTACTGTTGCCGTCTGTGTTGATGAATCAAATGTTTTAATCTTTGCAAAGACACATGTATTAAGCTGAGTCTCGAAATTATCAACATAAGATTTTATTATAGACGGAAGATCCATTACTGGCATATTATACTCTCCTCCTGTTCATTATTCTTATTTGGTATGTTATATTATAGCCTGAAAACACATTTTAGTCAAAGTAGACAGTTAGCTAGAAACTTCTTTGCACTCAATAACTGTTGTCCAACCACCATTCCTATAATCCAGCGTGTGAGATTTAGAAATAATCTTGTAGTTTCCTTGGTAAGTTCCATCCAAGATTTCAATACGCTTATCTGTATCAAGCCTTCCATCTAAGAAGGTTGTTATCTTGACGCCTCTGTCACCTTTCCCAGTAGAAGTATTTCCTACTTGAGAACCTGTTCTTCTAATAGATTTAATCTGATCAGTAGTGAATTGATAAGATTCTATTGTACGGGTAAAACCTTTTGGATGAACAAACAATCTTCCGTTAGTGATGTAATTCACATAACCTAAACTTTCACAAACATTATCCATTATTTGACGAAGAAACCCTACTGCTGAAAATCCTTTCTTTAATACTGTTTCTCTTGGTGTACGTAATTGAACATATGTTTGTCTGAACTCAATAATACTTTCTAATTCAAGTTGTGCTGTTGGAATACCATTCCTTGCATACTCATTTGCTAAGTCAATAAGGACATCTGCGTAAGTAAGTCCTGCTGCAAACTTCTTAGCTATCCTAACAGCGTTTGTTGGAGTGTAACCCTCCTTGCATTTAAGAGTGGTTACTAAGTTTTCACCTTCTTTGTCAGTGGCGTATTCAAAAACTTGCCCAGAGAATATCATTGCAAGTTCATCATCTTGGGCATAGCCTGCTGATAATATAATGTAGTTATTCTCTTGAGATATAATAGAAAGAGTTTCTTCTGAAAGGTTTAATATTTTAACAACACACCCTGCTTGACTACTACTTGAAGCACTCCCTGTGACAGTAGCCATCATCTGTAAATCAGTTATTTCAATAGCACTGCCATCTTCTAAACGATAATCTGTTACATATTCAGCTCTTTCTGTAACATTAATAGTGTCTAGATTAATAGTGGTATCTTGTCCAGTGTAGATGATTGTTTTAGGTTTACCTATGATCAGGGAATATTTTCTATCGTAAAGTAAACTCATATTATTTTAATCCTTCTGAAACCATCTCTTCATTGGAGAAATACCACAGTTGAAACTGTTTCCCTGTCCCAAAGTTGTCTCTTTTTATAGCGGCTGTTGTATCCTTAACATTGATACACCAGATATCCCCTCCTAAGAGTGTGTTTAAACTAAGGTAACGAGAGGTAAGATTCTGAATAGGAACCACTTTCACACCAGAAATAATATCGTTGAATTGGCGATCCTGTATATCAAGATACCAAGCCCCTTCTCCGTCCCTATTAACATCATCAGAAGAGTTATAAGCTATTGTAAGATTCAACACTGTACCGTTAAGTACAATTTCTTTTCCTTGATAAGCATTCTCATCTATTTTAATTTGTATTGCCATCTTCACTCTCTCCTGTAAAGTAACCAAAAACATTAGAGATACTTCTAGTAAGTTCCTCTCCTTCCACAACTTTAGTAGTTTGGTTACCAGAGTTCTTCTTACCAGCTAAGTCATCTGAAACAGATTCTTTAGGTTGAGGTATCTCTACTATACGTGCTCTATCTGAAATAAGTATTTCTTGCATTCTAAAAGAACATCCCCATCCAGATAATCCGTGAGATTTATTCTTAGTTATATCAAAAGACACCATTAAACAATTAGGAATAATATTCAAACTATCAACATGAACATTTAAAAGCTGTTTACTTACCCTGAGTTGTCTGATATCCTCTATCCATTGGTCAACATCTTTCCTACGGGATTCATCTTGCCCAATAACTTTTATATTAGTGATAACTCCTGTGAAAGTTACAACCCTAGGTTCAATAACAAAATTATCTGTGATAGACTTACCACTTTCTACAGGAGATGTTGTTGCTCTGGCTGGTTCTGAAACAGTTATATCTGTAGTGGAAGATAACTCGTAAAAGTTACCCTCCTGATCTGTAAAGTAGAACACACTCATTAAAAGTATCCTTATTATTTAGTTGTGGATAATCCAGAGGTAGCCCCTACATATCCTATCAGTTGTTTCATCTCGTCTGCGGAAGAGTTGTTGAAAATATAGGTGTTTCCCCCTTGTTGTTGATTACTTGTAGAAGGATTACCATCAGAGAACATATAGTTATAAGCTCCTTTCAGAGTAGGATATGCTGTCAAGTTTAATAATGAAGCTGAGTCTCTTTGTGATGAGAGGATATTCCCTAAGAAAGAGTTTTCATCTAAACCAAATAATTGACTTGTTTTACCTGCTCTAAGCTTTCCTTCTTTATCCTGAGTAAACCCTGATGTGGTCATTTCCCTGAGGTTAACCTGCATACCTGCACTTTCTTCTATATTACCCACAATCTTATCCGAGAAAAGAGATACTAATTCTTCTGCTGCTGCTAAGGCTAGTGTGATTGGAAGGAATGCTTTTGCTAAAGCTGCGTTAGTGGATAAAGCTACTATACCCATAGTCTTACCAAAGGCTAGAAGTTTACTTATCGCTAAAGCTCCGAACAATAGTTCAAAGTTATCAATAGCAACTTTAATCACAGGTTCTATAAGCTTTAAAGAATAAGCAATCCCATTAAATACTGCTCCGAATATTTTACCCATCTTCTCAAGTTGTGGTCCTGAGGTTTTGAGTATTTGTGAAATTGTTTTGTAAAGATTAGATAATCCTTCTGAGAAACCTGATTTGAAGATAGTATCTCCTGCACGCTGGGTTTCTGTGATCATCTGACCTTCTGTAACACGTAATCCTTGAAGAGCCTTATCGAAAGCGCCACCTTCTAGAGCTGCCTTTTTTAGTTCGGCGGCTACTTTAGGTAATACTTCTGAGGAAACAAGTTGACCCTGCTCCATCATCTTGAATAATTCTGCTTCTGAGACGTTTAGTGCTCTGCTGAACACCTGAACTGCACCTGGAAGGCTATCACCTAGCTGATTTTTGAGTTCCTCCAGTAAAGCTAATAAAATCAATAACTTAGCTAAACACCTACACCTTCTCAGGGTAGCCTGATCATATCATAACCCTCGCCATTCTACGTTAGGGTTCCTGCCTTTTCTTCCTCTAAGAGGTTCTACTCTACTAACTTACCAAAGGTAGTCTACGCTACCTTATCCGCTTTCGATGATCGATGATCGTGAATCTACTTCTTACGTTTATTTACTGTTATACTATATTGTTCCCATATGTGTTTCCAAGCATGTCCTGCACGTATCTTAGTGGCTTGCTGTCTACTGATTTCGTACTTTTCAACAGCTTCTTTAGGCATCATACCTTTCTCAAAATCTTTACAAACTTTGTGTACTAAATCTTCTGTTAAAACACTTCTACCATTCAAAGTACCTTTTAGTGCTGGTGTATTACCGACTCTCCAAGACTCTTTAGTGTTGTGTTCGTGCGTACACCATTCCAGATTAGAGTAGTGGTTATTAGTCTTATCATGGTCAATATGATTAACACAAACAACATAAGGGTAGTTTTCTGAACATAACTTTTTCAATTCTTCCGAAGGCTCTTCTAAAAAATACATTGCTACTAATCTGTGGACTTTTCTAGCAAATGTCTTACCATCTTTCTTAAATTGTACTTGGTAGTAACCCTGTTTATTTACAGGTACGTATTTCTTAGTTTTGGTTTTAATGTTCCTTATTAAACCTTCACAGTTTATTTCATACTTAGGAAATTCTTCTATAACTTTAAACATAAATATAACCCTTATTCTATTAAAAGGTTATTGTAGATCATTCGAGGCTGATTGTCAATATTTTCAGAATTTTTAGGGTTCGCTACTATGTCACCATGTAGTATCCTATCTGAAATCTAACTTGAGTTCCCAGCAGTTAAACAGGTTATTCGATAACAGTTTCCTGTTAAAGGGCCAAAGAACTTTTAGCCATTACCTTCCCTTTTGACATCCAATCTCTTCGAGTAAGTACGTTAACCCTTACTCCGCAAGTTCCTTATTGCAGCTCTATATCACTATAGAAGTTGAGACTATATCTTCACCCTTACCGTTACGTATTAGGGGTTGTGCGCTTCCACTCACTTGAGTGTACAGGTTTCATAATCCCAGAAGGATCGTTTACCTTAGTCGTTACACCTTGATAAGAATTACTTCCTACCCTTGGCTCGGTATTGTCTACTTGAGAGTTCCACCGAATTCACACAATTTGTTCATGCTTATTACTAAGCAGCCAGACAATAATCGTCTATCTGGATCAAAGCTTTCTGACTTCGCTTCATGCTTTCGTCATCTACTTTCAATGATGTACCAAACATACTCAATCCTGTGAATATATCTTCTTGCTGATCTTGAGAAATCTTACCTTTTGCAGCAAATTTGAACTTTACCCAAGCATCAGTTGTATCTTTTAAACTAAGTCCCATCTTATCAACAATACTATTGATAAAAAGCATATCTGTTGCTGCGGCATCAGCACTACCAGCAGCAGCTAGCATAGATGCATCGATCCCTTGAAATGTCTGCCCAACACGTTTAATAGCAACAGTCCCTTCAAACAAAGCAAACAAACTTGCATAAGAACGGATCATATTACGAGTAGAGTCATTTAATCCTCCCTGAACAACATTCAATCCCATCATATTACGTTTTAAAGATTTAGTCTCTCTGTTAACAGATCTCATCTCAGAAGCTAGACGAGTCATTGCAGCAGTGTCACCTACTCTAACAGCATCTCCAAATCTTTTATCATAAGAAGACATATCCTTTCCAGAAGATTTCATGTTCTGATAATAAGCTGTACTTTGGAAACGTGCTATCTTGTTTGCAAAAGCTTGTTGACGTTTAGTAGCAGCCTTGGCAAGCTTATCCTGCTGTGCGTAGAAGTCTTTCATCTTCTTGAGTTCTTCATCTTGGGCAGTCATCTTCTTGACGTGTTGCTTCATGAAAGCATTATTAACTTCTTCACTAGAAGATTTTATTTTAGCATTATTCCTAAGTTTTATTTTAAGAAGATCTTGCTCTCGTTTGTTTTCCTTTTTAAAACGTTCTTCTACATTAGCTTTTAAAGCAGCTTCCACCCTATTAAAGTCCGATACCTTAGCAGAAGCTACATCCCTCCCAGCTTGCTTACTTTGCTTGTAAACTTTTAACCTTTCTTGTAAAGATTTCCTGCCGTTAGAAATTTCCTTATCTCTCGCAGCTTTGTCTTCTTTAATACGTTTGTTGATGATGTACTTTTGGTAATTAGCCGTCCCTTTAAGATCTTTCCTTTTAGACCTCTCAATCTTACCAGACCTTTTTACAGCCCTCATCCCCATGGAATCCAGCATCTTATCGATTTCTTTAGCTTGTTTACCAACTCCTTTAGTATTCAAGTCTATATCAATAAAAAACTGTTCAATCATATTATCTGCCATAAAATGTTCCTCTTATCAGATAATCTTTCTAAAAGAGCCTGATTATTTAGGCTCATTATCTTTGTAACTTGCCATAGAATAATCTACATCAAGATACATCTCTTCTTCAAAATATAAAAACTCCTCTACAGAATATTTCTCTAACAAAGTGTGATAAGGAATACCGTAATTCTTAAAAGTATACTTACCAACAGCTCTCCATTTCAATTCTATAGGATTATCTTTGAGTGAGTAGCTTTCTTCCCTAGCTCTATCTACTCTTCTTCTATATCTGTCCTTCCCATCATTTTGTGGAATCCATCCGTCACTGATTGGAAGATATCGCTTTCTGTAAAAAAACCTTTGAAGTTTACCTCCAATGCAAACATGATTAATGTCTGGTAAGAGTGAATACTTCCTGCAAAATCTCTCTCTACATCTAAAGGTTGTCCATCTACTTGAGCACCTACTAACATTTCATCAATAAGAGCCTCCATATCTGGTGTACGTAATTTGCTTGAAACAATCGTAAGTATTTCTCGGAAAGTATTTTGTTTCTCAAACATTATAGCTTCATCAACATTACGTGAATCAATAACTTCACCAAAGATAGGACCAACCATTTCTAAAAGAAGTGTCCATCCTCTCCAACCAGCTTTTACACCTAGAGGTTTTATTGTGAAGGTTTTATTGTTGATGATTTTATCGTGTTGTTTGAAGTATGCACCCATATCGAAATCTGACATTTATTTTCTCTCTCTTAAAATTCTTAAACAAAAAAGGGGAGCAAAAGCTCCCCTATTAAAATGGTATTATCGGTTAGCAGTGTTATTCTTCAGAGTATTAACAAACGCTAATGCCTCTGCTGCTTCTGTAGTTGCTTTACCAGTTACGTCTGGAGCAAACTGCATATTGGTTACAAAGAATGCCCATGTACGGCTACCTGCGTCTGTAGATAAATCTTGTGAAGCTGGTACATCTAAGTAACAATTCTTTTGATACGTCAATACCCCAGAAGATTTCTCTGAGATAACAATATCAAAATAGATAACATCACCTGTGCGATCTTGCTCTGCTTGTAAAGCAGCCATTGCTCGGTTAACAGGGGCGTTTTGTTGAATAACTTCCAACTCAAGCATACCTGATTTATCTGCTGAAACTGTAATACCGTGGTAACCATCTGCAGAAGTGTTTCTTGTAGTGTTAGCCTCATTTCGGCTTAAGCTGATACTTTCCCAACCGTCTACATTAATACCTGCTAATGAGATGTCTGTATCAAGCTTACTATAACTTTTGAACATTATTTAATCCTTATTCGTAGCTTAATGTACCAGTGATCTCAACCATGTGGATTGCATTGGTGAGGGTGGCTTTGAAAGAAATTTGACGGAAAGTACGAGCAGCTTTATCAGCAAGAGGTACTTCTGAAACATCAGGAACAAATATTTCAAAATCATCATTGATGAAATTGTGTGTACCATCAGGTGTATAGTTTGTAAGGGTAGCTTGTAAAATACTCTTAACTTGGTTGATACCTTTGTTATTAAATGCTACTTTACCCGTCTTCTGATTGATCAGGAATGTGTTGAAATCCGCTTCAATATCTACTTGCAGATTATCACGACCAACAATATTATCTAACCATTCACCAGAAGCTACTTTACCAACAACACCGATAATAGGATCACTACCTGCATCACTACCTACTCTTGCAAAGAAGTCTGCGTTTACAAGTTTAAGTTTATTCTGTTGAGTACTTGTGAGAGGTTTACCTACAGCATTCAATGACGCTGGTACAGCAGCTACTCTACGATTACCATAAGTGATACTTCCTGTTACAGCAAAAGCAGCTTCTGCTAAACGTGCAACCTCTGGGAAAGACTCTTTAGCCTCTTGGTGATAGATACCCATTGTACGGAAGAAGTTACCATCTTTTAAGTCTACTAGTGTTCCTGTTTGTACAGCATCGAAAACAGTTGTCTCATCAATAGAAGTAGCATATACTTTAAGCTTAGCCTCAATTTCAGTTGCCATATCTGTTACGAATGTGTTAGACTTCTCTTGAGCTGTTACATAATAGAAGTCTTCTGTTTCTGCTTCGATAGCTGCTAATACGTCTGCTGCTGATTCTGTACTTGTACCAAAAGTTTCATCCATCCCAACTATGTTAGAAACAGTAAACCATTTACCAGAAGTAGATGATAAAACTAAGGTTGCATCAACACCAACACCAACTACAGTAGTAGTGATGACCGCTGCAATATCTGTATCAGCATCAATCAACACTTTCATTGCATCTAGGATTGTTTGTGCAGTAGGAGTTGCTCCTGCTGTAACACTGAACGTTGCTGAAACTGCATCTTCTGCTGCAATAGTTACAGAATACTCTTTAGCTTCCACTGCATCTTCAGGTGTAAGAATTGAATCAACAATTTGACGACCGATTAAAATTTCTTGTGGAGCGGGTGTTTGTGAAAAAGCACCTAGTCCCGCTTTATAAACTGGATGGGTAGTGGCGATACCATCTTCAACCATTGCTTTAGTACTACCATATGAACGAACTCTTTCTGGAAAGAAATTGTGTTGTCCAATAAATAGAATAGTACCAAAACCTTGGCGTGATACAATTGCTGTATCTAAGGCAATATTGGCTATTGCTAAATTAACTGACATTATTAGTGTCTCCTAATATTAGGGTTTATTATTGTTCGCTAGGAGCGATTACGTTAACGTGTAGATCTTGTTCTGGTGTATCTGAACCTTCTAAGAAGAGTCCTCCTTGAACACCGTTCACAGGATTTTCTGTATCCATCTCAATTTTATCGAAATATTGTGCTTTATCAGCTTTAACGTCAATAGTGTCGATTGTTGCCAAGACTAGATTAAATTCATTTGTTTCTAAGTATTTATCATTCATTGAAAAGTTTGAAGGGATGATATCTGATTTATCCAGCACTCTTGCTGTGGTATTGACTGTTGTTCCAGTGTTAGCATTCTGTGCATACAGAGTATCTATCATATCCCGCACTTCATCTACTACCATTAACATGTGTGTCTTGTTAACAACATAGTCACTAGAAGCACCACTTGTCCCATAAAACTTTATTTGGAGGATAACCTTCTTATGCGCTACATAAACATAGTTACCTTCGTCATCAAAGAACCTGTCTGTGAGGTCAACTCCATCGGGGACAGTTCTGATATAATCAACTAAACAATAAGGGTAATCTGGGATAGGAGGATTCTTACCTCCCTGAGAGTAAACTCTTGCTGGGAATATACTTGGACGAGTTGTACCACCTGCTCCTGCAGACTGAGATACTTCATCCCCAATAAACTCTTTTAAGGTGTCTATGACAGCGTTCTCAAGAGCTTTAGTATCTATACTCATGTAGTCTTATCCTTTTGGTAGAACAGCCCCAGCATATGATTCATATCAAGCATACGTCCATTTGCAGACTGTCCCGTCCAATCTTGTAAATCTATGCATTTGTAACGACTACCTCTGTATTCAATCTCATCAGCTACAATAGAAAGTCTATCATCCTCTGCACGTATCTCATCACCAGTGTTCCCTTGAATATAAACTTCTATTGCAGAGGTAGCTCTAAAACCAGCTTCTGTTAGAAAGTTATTGACACCTTCTCGATAAGGTTGTATATTTCCTTTATAAGGTATCTCTACCTCACCACCGTCTACATACTCATTAGAATCTGTCCAATACCCAGCAGTAGGTCGGAAGATAGTTATATCTTTATCGAAGAGTCTATTTCTTCTAGCCATATTTAACCCTCCGATTTAACTTTGTAATTGAATGATGTTTTGTATGCGAAGGCATCTTTAAGAAAACCTTCATCTATAAGAGGTGTCGGATTAGCAGTTGTTGTTAAGAGTGCAGTATTACCAAAAACACTTTTACCATCTTGGCGATACTTCTTACCTATATCATCTAAAAGGTTTTCTAAAGTGTAAGAAGTTTTTATTTGTACGTAACTTTTTAAAAGACTCTTGAAAAACTTAGCTTGAGCAGGATAACCTCCTACAACAGGTTTCATATGTTTAAATATATCTCTTGATGGGAATGGTAATCCGAACTCATGAGCATTTGCATGAATATAAGCTAAACTTGCATAAGGCATGTCTGCTGTAGGATGTAAACCTTGTTCTTTGAAGTAACCTATTTTAGCAGATTGATTGTTGAGGGATTTCAACTTTGCAACAAGTGCTGGAAGCTTACTCTTTTGCTTGTTCCGTCTGACAGTCATCTTCATCTGAGAGAGTCTCCTCTTTCTTCTTTGGAGATGTTTTCTTTTTCCGAGGAGACGTTTCTTTCTTGACAGTTTCATCTTTTATGATTATGTCTCCTTCGGGAAAGTGTTTTGTAACTTTTACTTTCATTAGTAATTCCTTTATAGTATCCTTTAATTATAAGGTATTTATGGGGAATTGTCAACTTAACTACTTCTCACTTACCGCCAGATAAGAGTCTGTTTCTGCTGTTAAGTTAGAACTGTCACTATTATTAGCTATTTGAAGAAACACATAATCATTTATATTCAGTTTAGCAGAGGTTAGTATATTAAAGAAAGCTACATCCCTAGCACCTACTAGAGAGTTTACTTGTCTTCTCTGCGATACAATATCTACAAAGGTATTAGCACTGTCATCCCATTTTACCACTTTGAGGGTTAATTGATTATTAGAAGGACCATCTACAATAGCATCCACATAAATATCAAAATCACGCGGGTTATTACCTAGATTCCTTATTTGACCATTAGAGGGTTCATCACAATGTTGAAAATCAGATTGAGTAAATACCCCTGCTAAGTTTTCGAAAGTATTAACACTATTAATTACAGTGGTAGCCTCTGAAGTGATAGCTAATTTACCACCAACAAAGGTATTAGTTATCCCCTCGCACTTTGTAAAAGAACTCGCTAAATCTTCATTACTGATATTAGGAGTTATATTTGTATCCTCTGGATTAGATAATCCATCACGGGTTATGATCGCCCCTGAGAGTTGCAGTGTAGAAGGGTTTATAAAATTAGAACTAGAAAAATCTAATAGAGCTGCGCTAGTAGGTAAGTCTACGTTTAAGTTAGTCCTAAACCTAGAAGCCATAGTAAAACCTACCCCTGCTTTAAATAGTGGTTCTGTCATACCAGCGTCAAGGTTACGTACAATAGATATGTCGAAGAAAAACCCACCTAACCACTCTCCCGTCAAAGTTAAAGAAGGTCTACCTCCAAAACGTCCAGTACCTACTTCCAACCCTTGACGGTAATTATCTATTTCCCCTAGGCTACTGCAATCATTGTAGTTTATCTTATAGAATTCAAAAGCATCAAACCCAGTGGCACTTTTTAAGTCGTACACTTTCGAGTTTGATCCTGTAACTTCTATAGCGTAGTCCGACCCTAAAACATTCCCACTACCTTCCAGAGGTGATGTGAACATAGTATAATTACTTTCACTAGATATTAATTTAGAGGTGTCAAAAGTATAACCGAGTAGATTAAGACCTCCTGAGGGAACTTCTATACTTTGTGTTCCCATGTCTATGATACCATCTATTAAGTAACTAACTGTGCTATCTAAAGTGCCTGCTAAATCAGAAGGAGATTCTACACGTTTTAGTTTATTGAAGGATTCCCCTCCACTACCACTACTAGAAACAATATCTTTAAATGAGATGCCCATATTAAAAAGTTCCTATTGCTAAAGTTGATGAACTATCTTCTTTAACGCACTTAACCCAGATTTCTAAACTACCTTCAAGTATTCTTGGCGTACTATTCGATTCAGTTAGATCTGTTATCACAAAACCTGCAGTAGATGTTGCATCTGGTTTGGTAGAAGATTCTTGTATGCGAATACCTTGTACACCTTTGTTCTGTAATTCTAGAGCTGTACCTACGGGTATTGGTGGTGTTGAGGCTGCGTTAAGAGAGATATAATCCTCCCCTGTCACCACTAAGTCATTTAATGTTGCCATTATGATATTTTCCTATTTTAAAGTTATTACCAGTTTTTCAAATAAATACTTTGATTATAAATGTTTACGTTATCGCCTACCGCTGTTAGGTAAATCTCAACCCCGTTATCAATACTATTTTGATCAAGGTAAAAGTCTAGATTATTGACCACCCTCTGAGGGGCTGTGCCTTTTACAAGAGGTTTAGAATCTCGGTAGATAGTTAAATAGTTTGGTATAGTTAAACTAACTTCTATAGCAACACCAGTGGCGTTTGAGGTTGCTTCTGCTACAAACTGTAATCTCACAGAACAGTTGCCAAAGATATTCTCTTTGTAAGAGTTGACACGTTGAAAAGTCGTATCCCAAATAGGATATTTTGTAGCACCTATCTGAGGTTGACGTTCAAAGTTAGCGAAGAGGAGCGGTGTATTGAAAGTTACTTTTTGAGCAACACCTTCTAAGAGAGTTAATTTATTAAGGGGTGTGTATAAACTGTCTTGAAAGTTTTCCCATCCTGCTAGTTCGAAGTTGGAGAGGGCTGTTGCGTGTACTGATCGTCCTGTTTGATTATCGATTACTTTATTATTAAGTAAATTTGTATTAGTAGACATAAAGATTCCTTTAAAATTTGAAACCTACATAAGATTTGTCTTTTCTTTCGTCTGGCGTTCTCGGACTATAAGGAGATTTATCTTTGTAAGCTGTGTTACTATCTGGATTATTTCGGATTCTCTCTACCTCTGAAACACTTGTACCATTTATAATAAAACCTGACTTAGGTGATTTCTTTAAAACATCTCTGCAAGATGGTAACGCTGCTGTAGGGTTATCTAAGAAAATATCATAAGCATTCTCCCAATCAACACCCTTGTTATAATTATTAGCGGAGACAGTAACCCCACCTATCTTTTCACTATAACTACCTCCACCACTACCATCTACAGCAGAGGATTTTATTAACCATTCATACAAACTTGCAATAGTATTGTATATAGCCAAACAAGTGTTATCTGGGTAAACAATTAACCATTCTGTTAGGTAGTGGTTAATAACGTTCTCAGGAATATCCCCTGACTCTAACCCCATTGCGAATAGTATTTTTGTTATTAATTCTTCGTTCATTTAGGTGTTCCTTTTTATTCAGGCAATAAAAAAGCCCCACCCGAAAGTGGGTAGGGCTTAATATTATTACTTACACCATATTAAGTAAGTTGGATAATTGCTTCTGGTTTAGTTGCAAAATATAGCTTTTTAGCTTGAATCTCAAGAGTATGAGATTCATCATCATCAGAAGTACGTTCGAAAGCAAACATCTCTTGTCCGCCTTTATTAGCGTAAGAAAGTTTTGAAGCTGGTCCGAAGTAACCGCGAAGAAGATCACGGCCACCACGAGGTAATGCGATACCTTGACCTGCACCTAGTACTGTAACCTCTGTACCATCTGCTTCTAGGAAAGTAGGGTTATACGCTAAGAAACGTACACCACGATGTTCGAAGAAGTCTGTAACACCCCAAGAGTAGTATGCACTTAGGTCGTCACGAAGAAGTTGCTTACCAGAGTTTTGGTATTGGTTGTAAACTTCACGGAATTTAGGGTTAGCAATGATTTCGTCAAATAGAGCGTAATCTAACCAGAAGTCAACACCTTGGATAGCTGCACCAGATTTAATACCACCAGAGATTTTACGTTTAACTTCTGCAATTTTAGCATCTAAGTCTACAGAAGCATTACCAGTGTCTAAGTCTACAGTGTAATCCGCAGCTTTATTAAGGCTATATACTGAATACATATCTGTAGCACCTGCAACAGCACCTGTAGGTAGATCACCTTTCATAGCTTTGAAACGTAAGTATTCATCACGTTGGTCATGTGCTAGACGTAAGTCTTCAAGCTTAGTAGAACGTACATTAGCAAGAGTTTCAGCAGAATCTGCTTCACCAGCCATACGTTGACCTTGGATATCATATACGTCAATATAATCCATCTCTTTGTAGAACTTCAACAGCATTGCATATTGGTCTACTTCACGGTCTTTACCAACGCCGTGTACTTTAGACTGAGCACCACCTTCTGACATCATATTAATTTGATTTTTAATACGGTCAAAGATGATAGAATCTTGAGAAGTAGTAGTAGTGTTGAATAAGCCTTGTGAGCGGATAAAACCAAACTGGTTATCAATAACGTTTACGGCGTTAGTCCAGTCGATAATACCATTAATGTTTGAAGGATCGTGAGTTAATGCCATTTTTTATTATTCCTTATTATACTTGAGCTAATACTTGGATACCAGCATTAGCTAGTAATGCATCGTACACTGCTTGTTTCTCTACATCTGTATCTACATCAGTAGCGAAAGATAGTGATTTATCTGCCACTTGAGAAGGACCAGCCATTAATACTGTCATTTCAAAGTCACCACCAACAGTAGTGTCGTCGTTAGCTAGAGTGTCGATTAAAACAGCATTAGCATTAGCAGTTGTTGCAACAGCAACTAGAATGTACTTACCAGCAACAGAAGTTGATTCTAATACAGCACCAATTTCCAAACCCTCTGCAGGAACAGTTACAACCACTTTACGGCGTGTATAACCTGTTGCAGGAGCGTATTCATGTTTAAGAACGTCACCAACTTTAGTAGGACGACTTGCAATAAGACCTGTAGCCATTATTATTTTTCCTTATTTATTTTATTAAGAGTTTTTCTTGTGACGAGCTAATAACTTTGCCATAACAGCGTCTTGGTCTTTAGCAGTACTTGTTGGTTCAACTTCTGCTTCTGCATCAGCACCAATTTCTTCACCAAAAGAAGTTTTAAGTTCTTCTACTTTAGTGTTCATTTCTGCTTGCAATGCTTCTTTTTCTGAGTTAAACTCTTCCATCTTAGTAGATAAAGTTTTCTCTAATTCAGATACACTTGCAGATGCTTGCGAGATTAAACCGCTAACTAATTCTTTGTGAACTGTATCAACGTTAGAAGCTAGTAAGAATTCTAAAACATCTTCTTGAGAATCTTTAAGGAAAGCATGTTTCGATAATTCTTTATTAAGAGACTCTTTGTGAGCTAATGCTTCTTTCTTTTCGTACTCTGCAACTTTACTAGCTAATAGTTCTTTTTCTTCTTTCTCAGCTTGTAAACTTGCTAATACTTCTTCTTGTGCAGCTAACTTAGCTTGTAATGCGCTAAGTTCTGTCTGGTCAACTGTAGGAGTTGCCTGAGCTTCTTTAGACATAGATTGTTCCTCTGTTGTCATATTTAAAGTTTCAACTCCTGACGGAGAATTACTATTTTTACCTTTCGGCTTTATTCCCAAGTATTCTTGGAATTCATCTTCTTCCATTATCTTATCGATAAAACCAATCGCTAAAGCCTTTTCAGCTTTCATAACCTTAGCTTGGGTATCAATAACAGTCTGAACGTCAATGTTTCTCATAGATGCAACGTGGGAAGTAAATTTTTCATAAAGTGTATCTACACTCTCTTGGATATCTGAAAGGAAACCTTCTCGGAAAGAACCATCCTTATCATAAGGAACCTTCTCACTACCTGCTGTAATGAATGTTCTCTCAAAGCCTTCCTTTTCTAGGTGCTTACTGTCATTCATAAGAGAAACAACAACACCAACACTACCTACCTCTGCTTCAGGATTAACAACTATCTCGTGACAAGCACTTAATAAACCGTAACCTGCGCTGGCAGCCATACCATCCACGTATCCAATCATCTTGATATTATTCTTATCTGCCAATTCACGGAGTTTATTAGCAGAGTACATCATACGGTAGGCTTGCCCGCCACCTGAATTGACTTTCATAAGAACAGTAGAAACACCTTTTTCAACAAGTTCTTCCATATCTTCGATTAAACCTACGTAGCTGCAACCGCCGCACATAGCTTCCCAACCTGTTTTCTTATAAGTAGTAGGACCTTCTACACGAAGGGTTCCTATACCGTTAGATAACAAAGTAGTTTCTTCATCAGATATGAAATCATCTTGGTCATCATCAAAGAAAGCTTCTTTTGCGTATGAGTGTAGTAATTCTCTGTTATCAAGAACTTCTGCAATCTCACGAGCTTTTTCTTCGATGATGAATTGAGGTTTTTCTAGGAGTGATTTAGATAGACGAGGAAGTTTATGTTTCTTAGACATATTCTTTCCTTCTTTCCATACTATATGTTATATTATAACACGTTTTTAAAATTATGCAACCCTTACGCATTTTCTGTATTTGTTGCACTATTTGAACCGCCTTGCTGGGAATTTCCAGTTCCACTAGATCCAAGCCCCTCTCCTGATTTTGAGTCTCCTTTGTCACCCATTTCTAAGTATTCAAGGAGTTCTTCTTGAGAAAGATCTTCCATATGTTCTGTATCGAATCCCATCATTTCGTGCATACGAATAATATTTTCTTTTGTAAGAGCAATACCTTTAACAGACTTACCACGCTGGATAAGTTTACCTGCTTCATCATAACTAATCTTATCGATATCACCAGCTACAATTCTAGGCATATCCTCTGGAGATAGGTTAAAGTCGTTCATAACGTTAATTAACTCTGGGATGAGGTCTTTGTTCAATACATCTTCGATGACTTTGATATCAGACTTAATGTAGTGCATGTGAATAGCGTTCTTAACTTCTGCACTGTTGTAACTAACACTACCTTCACCTGTGAGTGTATGTCCTGCACCCCATATATCAAATATAGCCTTCCTACGCTTCTGTATCATCTCCATAGGGTTGAACTGCCTACCACCACCCTCTAGGCCAACTAACCTTGTAGAGTACTCAGGAACAGTACTAGAACCCTCTTGCAAGTCACTTGGACGGATGATTGAACTTTGGTCACCATTGTGGATGTTAGCTGCTTGAGATATTAATGACTGAACCATATAATACTCATCACTAGTTGGGTCAGAAGCCGCCTTATCAAGTATATCACTTGGAATAGCTAACTCTATTATACCAGCTAAATCTTTACTAGCGCCATTAACTTCTAAGTCTTCTAATAGGATCTTTTCTTTCCAAGCTTTATAGCATGCTTTAAGAAGAGGATTACCAAAAGGTGTACTGTCAGTAGCGTTCTCTCCAAACAACATAAACTTCTTACGGGGGATACGTTTATAACCTTCACCTGTTAAGTCTGTCGGAGAGATGAAAAAGTTATTAGAGGTTTTATTTTGAAAGAATTGATTATCTTGGCGTAAAGCAATAATACGCCTACCACCTGCATAAATTTCAAAAGGAGTAGACTTATCTAAACTTAGTTGAGGTCTGTTGGCTATATCACTAACACGATACATACCTTCCCACTCACCTCTCTCAACTTTCCTATAAACCTTCTCTGCAATACTAAAACCTTTCTCCTTAAAAGTTTCTATATTACGTATAACCTGCATGTAAGTATTACTGTCTAGAGTATTTAAACTCCATTGCAAGAACCTAGCAGCTTTTACACTATCAGGGTTGTTCTTATTATATTTAATTTTCTGATTAGCGAATGCCGACTCTATCAAATTATAAGTTAATTTAATAACAGTAGCTATTGCATCGTCATTTTTCATAGCCTCGAAAGTTTTCATACTCTGAGGCCATTGTAGCTCGTAAGGTTGTAATCTATTAACAATATCTTGGTAAAAAGCAATACCAGATGTACCTACACCTCTTCGTGGAGTAACAGGTTTCTTAGGAGAAGTATCACTACCTTCATTGTTATTTACATTCCCACGAGAAGCGTTTCTTTTCTTAGCCAAGATAACATCTCCTTACAGTGTACGTTCTAAGATAAAGCTTCTTTCAACTCTTTAATCATGTTGGGGAATGACTTAGTTTTAGTAAGTTCAACACCATAGTTTTCAGAACAATAATCTTTTAAAGCAGACTTACTTCCTGACTTATCATCTTCATTATAAAGAGAGTTCAGGTAATCATAATCCACTTCTGGAACAGCATCTTCTAAAACTTCTTCTGGAGATACATCCTCTTCTAGGACTACCTCTGCTGATACTACTTCTTCAACAAGAACCTTGACAGGTGTTTCCAATTCCAAAGGATCTTTCAGATAAAGATAATAACTTGAAAGGTTGACATGACTTTTAGAAAGATCTACACTTACACCATATTCTTCTTCTAAGGTACTGAATAAGTTGTACCAAGCGTGATACTGCTTAAAAGATTTATCTTCGTGTTGAATAACATATTGTGGTGAGAAAAGTGTTTTATTTACATCGATTGTATTTTTTGTTTGAAGAAGTGCTAAAGTTTTGATAAACTCGTGATAAGAATAACAAGATACTTTATATAAGTCTTCATCATAAAAATAGGGTTGTTTTTCCATAAGGATTCCTATTATAAAAGAGAGATGCCTGAATAGACACCTCTGAATGATTTTCCATACTATAGATAGTATTCTACCACAGTTTTATACTTTTGGCAAGAGTCCTCTTTTAAAACAAACGTTTTGAAGATTGTTTGCCCATAGAGGATTTCATCTTAGAGTATTGTGTGTTGCCCGAGGATAATTGTGGGATGGCTACTGCTTTGTGGATTTTGGAAGCGCTGAGGTAATTAAAAGCTGAAGCTACTGTATCTCCGAAATCATCCTTTTTAGTTGTAGTGGATCTTTCTCCATCAAAACCTTCAAGTTGTTTCATTATGTAATTATAAGTTTTCTCTGAGAAAGTATTCTTAGCTATTTTAATAAGTCCATTCTCTGCTGCTGTTGCGAAGGGGAGAAATTTAGTTAGCTTATTTTTATTGATAGGGCAAGGGTCTTTCTTGAAAATAAAACCGTGTTCATTGAAGAATTTAGCTTGTTGATTCCAAAGAGATTTTCCTGCGGCAGCAGGGTCCTGAGGCGCTACGATGTAAACTTCATCACCGTCATACTCTGCCTGTTTAATCATTGTATTATCCCTATCACCAGACCTCTTATATATCGCCCCTTGTATATCATCTACTTCATCGTAAAAATCTTCATGATATTCACCTGCTAAAACATAATAACCGTCATGAGTCTTATACATCTTGATACAAGTTGTTGGATCAGGGTTTTTCTGCGAAGTTGTCCTTTCGGAAGCCCCGAAATCGTAAGCCCTAACAGCAAAAGCTTTAGAAGGTATCTTATCTATTTCCTGTAACCACTCCCTCTTAAAATACTTAGTCCCGAAAGCCATTTCAGCCCAACAACCGTGTAGTAGTTGTGCCCTGTCAATATCATTAAGACCTTCTAAGAATGCGAGGTAGGATGGATTAATTTCCATCATGATCGGATTGTCGTATATAGTACCACTAACAAAAGAAAAGGATAGTATCTTACCTTCCCATCTTTCCTTAGGAATTTCCAATCTAGTACCTAACTCTTCTCGTGAATTACCCCATATATACTCACCTGCTTCTTGTACAAAGTATCTGACTACTCCATCTTTTTCTGGGTCAGGAAAACCTTCATCATCTAAGTACCATGAGATCATATCCTTTATCTCGTGCGAAGGAGAAGGGTTACAACTTATTACCATTCTTGAGAAGTGTTTAGAAGGGGATCTTAGTCGGGACATGAAGTACTCTATCTGTTCCCATTCGAATTGTGTCTATTGTTGTTCAAAGAAGTTCGTTACTCTTCTTCCGTCTATAAAGACTGCCTTATATCACTATAAGAGTTCAGACTATATCATCATCTACGTGAGATGCTGTGCGCTTCCACCCACTTAGGTGTACAGGTTTCATAATCCTTTCTAAAGGATCGTTTACCTTAGTCGTTGCACCTTCAAACTGATTACTCAGTAAGCTTGGCTCAGAATTGTCTTTCGTAAAAGAGTTTCTCTGAATTCACACAGTTATCGATATGTATCGCTACATAAAGGGGCACACTGTTTACCCTCATCTATACCAACAAATGTAAACTCTTGTCCCTGAGCATCCATCTTTGACCTAGCTACGTTCTCTGCTTGCTGGTATTTTATTTTAGCACCATTAGGAAATACTACTTCCATCTTATGATCTCTTATTGCCTTAGGTTCAGAACCTTTAGGCATCTGTTCGTAAATTGCTCTGGCGTTAGGCCAAAGTCCCCCTAATAACTGCGGGTTTGTTCTACGGTACATGATGCAGTTTGTCTTACCGTCATCTAAAAGCATTAGAGGGAGGTGATTTAGTATGGTACTTTTCCCAGATCCTGCCAATAAATCTCTCTGGGACAGTTTCGAGTTCGTTACACTCTTCCACAGTTTCCTGTGTTGTCGGATCATATCTTCTACTTATAAAAGTAGCCCTACGTTTCGAATTCACTTGAATCCTACTCTCAAAATGAGATGACCTCTACACCCATGAATTTAATCATTCGGCTCGGTATTGGCATATGATATAACATATCACTTAGCTTCCACCGAATTAGCAGGGGAGTTTATGGTGTGACCACAGGAATTTTAAGCCCCACCTATTACTAGTATTTGAGTATCAGAAGCTCTTTTCAACATAAGAGCTTGCTTCTTACTTGCAGGAGAGAAAAAGGGTTTCTTTCCTTTCTGTTTTGTCATTTTATAAAATCCTCGTGTTTTTCTTTAAATATTTTCAATGCTTCAGGTTGTCTACTGCCTTTGCAAAATCTGCTTATCATAGATTCTGCTATACCTCGTTCAGATGAAATAAATTTCAAAGATTTTTTGTTTATTAATCTATCTTCTATAATATCAACAACATCATGTAGACCTAGTTTAGTTGTAGGATGTTTTCTTTTTATGAAATCTCCTTTCTTGAAACCTGTTATACTAGATAACCTTCTACCTGACAACCCATCCCATAGTGTATCTGGACTGGATACAGTTAAGCCTAGATTTTCACATATACATTTATACTCTAATCCTGCATTAAAAAGAAATCCTACATATTTCCATTCATACTTGGTAAGGGAACTCAAGGTCTTCTCTTTTCCATAACTTTCTGCATAATATTTTATAGTATTAAACTCTGAGGTAACCCACTGTAAATTGTACCACATATTATTATCTTTTGTATTATCTATATGGTCTATTACTAAACAAGAATTTTCATCAGGAGTGTCCACTAAAAAATGTAAAGCTACTAACCTGTGTACCCTCCTGTGTTTGTATTCCCTATTGCCATGGGACATAGCTACCTCTTTATAACCATCCTTATCTGTTTTAGGTTTAAGTATACGTTCTCTTACTTTCTTAACACCTTCTATTCTATGGCGATTAACCCAAGGAGTCTCTCTTTTCAAACTCTTAACTCTTCCATAATTACTTATCTGATATTTACCTTCAAAGTCTTGGATATCTTTCCATTCTTCCTTAACAGGGAATGCTATGTTATTCCAAATCATATTATAAATTCCTCACATTATAATCTCCTTCCTCAAATTAATAAAAAGGAAAAGAACCTATCTGAGGAATACTATAGATTCTCTTTTTCCACTCTCAGAAACCCTGTGATCAGCAGATGTCTCTCTTAGAAAGCGTCCTTCTCGAATTATCACTAATTCATCACATATCTTACCACAAAGAACACCCTCTGTCAAGAATAGACTTCCTCATCAGAATGCTTCTCATAAAGAACACCAAGATCTTCCAGAAGTTCTTTCTCTAAAGGAGACATATAGTCATCTCCAACACTGCCTCTCACTACCTCAAGACTCTCTATAAAACGTTCAACCTCCTTCCAAGTAGCCCTCTTCCCAACAGCACTATCTTCATAACGACATTTGTTTCTCTTAAAAATTTTATTCACAGCACACTCTCCTCTCTAAAACTCTTCAACTCTTCAACTTTCTACGAACATTCTTCTCAGCAGTACTACTCTTTGTATGGAAATTCTTTGTAGAAAGTTCTATATCTCTAGGGACATACACCCCTTCTACCATGATCATTTTTGGAAGTGTGTTTTCGTAATGATCCTTGTAATCTCGGAATCCTTTACCATACTCACTTTCTTGCCCAAGACCATTTACCAGAATAATGAAATCTTTATAACCGTAATCTTTTAAATAAGATTCTGCTTCCATAAAACCTTCATACCAAGAATCCCTCATCTCCCAAATTTTAACTCTAATAAAATCTATAACCACTATTATAAGGGAAATACTCGACACAATAACAATCACACATACTAAGATTTGCATACCTAACATATCACTCTCCTCAAATAAAACACTAAATCAAACTCTCCACTTATAAAAGCAACCCTTCCATAAGCATCGCATCTTTACCCAAGAATAATACACACACTTTTTCCAGAAGTCAACCTTTGAATCAGATAATATTTTCCAATAGATTCTATGTATAGAAGGTTTATCGTATGCAAAGATTGTATGGTTCAAACGATACATCTGCCTGAGAACGTCTAACACTAACGAAGCAAGATATGTTTCGCTGTCACCAGCAGGAGTTACATTACTGCATAAAGTAAGTCCCTTATTCCAACAATACCCTTTAGAAACATATAAACTTCCATCAGGAGATAACCTTGCTAGGATCATTCTTCTTCCTTTACAGGATAAGGTATACTCTTTTCCAGAATACTCTGGAAGATGAAAGAACATTTCTTCTGAGGTGGTACTGTCATACTTCATAAGAGCGCTATCATATTTCATAAGAAGGTTTTCCTTTGTATCGGATTATTTATAAACTATTATAAACTTGTTTAAGGGGTTGTCAAATTTCAGGCAAGAAAAAAGCCCTACGGCTACAATGAGCTTTCGGGCTTTGAGGAGAGAGGAATGTTCACAAGGAGGGAGAGTGTGTGAGAAAGGTATTCCTCTTATGAGAGTTGTAATTTAATAATTACTATTGTTATGAAATGTGTGTTTATTTACAAACAGTAACTAGAAATGGTTACTTTTGGGAATGTAACTCTTATTGGTTACATAAATTCTTATGTAAAACTTAGTTTAATTGAGACGGATCTTCTTCCCAATCTGTATCTATAAGGTCTGCTGTTGAAAAAGCTTCTTCTTCCTCAGCACCACCTCCACCTTCTGCAAGAGCTTTCTTTGCTTCACGAGCTTCTTTCTTGAGGTATTTCTCGTACTCTGCAAGTTCTCGGATACGTTGCTCATTATTTTTTAGTACAGATTGAGATACACTGATTATTGTGTTTTCTTTATACTTGTCAGGTTGATAAGCGTGTTCATATTGTTCAATCAAGAAAGGATTGTCTTTCCCCTCTGGTTGACTGAAATCAAACTTAGGATTCTCAACCCAAACCTTTTCAGCTTTACCTTTATTCTTAGGGTTCATAACTTTATGACAATCATGCAACAACCATTTAAGTAAGTCAACAGCCTTATCAACATCCTTAGCCATATTCTTCTGGCTCTTATTCCATGCATTGATATGGTTGTTTGTCGCCTCTGTTGCGGTGCTGGGACGGCCATTCTCTATAGGAATAGGATCTGGAGCTAATTTAATCTGAGGTTTATTGCCTTGTGCCATAGTGTACTTCCTTAATAAATATCATTTTCTAAATCAGGAATGTCCAATCCAAGATCATATATATCCAGATATTCTTCTTGCTCATCTTCCACGTTTACAAAATATTCGTTATCGAAGTATTGCACTCCTGAAGCAGCTATACACTTTGAACAGAGGTCTTCTTCTACGATAGGATAATCTGGGTTGCTACCATCTAAGGTGATCCAAGTCTTTTTAGAAGGGTCCGATTTATGTTGAGTGAGCACTCTTTTGAACATTCTTGTTGGGGCTAACATGCCTCCACAGTTTGAGCGACAATGCATATGTCTCTCCTTAAAATTTGTTATTGTTATTATAATTGTTGCTGAAAGAAGGTGTAAAAATACCTGCTATTAGAGGTGATAACTTTACAATGTAATCCTTCCCAGCAGTAAAATCAATTAAGAAAAGGCTCTCTTATGAGAAAGAACCTTTGAGGAGAATGCCACCTTTCAGCAGCTATTATGAATTTTCTTAATTGATCTATTTGTAATAATTATACTCTCTTGAAGTGTGTTTGTCAAATGTTATAACATCATCAACAATTCCTTGTGTCATTACCCTACTAAAGAGTATCCCCTGTAGAAGCACGTTTGTCAATGAATTCTTTTAAAATTTAGTAATAACTATCTTTATCATTCATGTCTACAAAGTAAACTGCTTCTGAATACCAACCGTTGCTTTCACCATTCCATCTAATAGTGACACTACTTTTGAAAGTATCAATAACGTAGAATGTCCAAGTGCCACTCTCATCAATGCAATCTTCCATCTCACCAGACTCTTCTGAAGCACGTTCTACTTTCTGACCAACTAATTCTTGCAGATCACCACAAATATCTTCTATATAAACTTGTTCACAACAATCTTGAGGGTGGTACATTTTATACTTACCACCACACGTTGTTTCAAAGCTAATAAAATCATCACCATCATCTTTGCTAAGCTCTACCTTGGAGATAATCTTACCTACTAAAATTTCTATTTCACTCATATATTCTCTCCTCTTTTAAAAATAAATAACCCTATCCAAGCAGCGAAACTTGTGAGAGGCGGGTTAATTCTCTCATAAAGACACCTTGCTCATAAGAACAACGGTTTCCTAAGGTATTTTGTTGAAGCTTCAGGGCTGTTACGAATCTAACGTAATCCATAAGAACCTAAGTCACCTTATGAAGCACCACTTCATATTTCAAAGTATATACCCTTTCTTAGAGTTTGTCAACCTTTTTAAAACTAACACTCCTGAGCTTAAACTCCCTCTCCAGAAAGTAATCCCTTCACATAAGCAAGCTCGTCAGGGTTTCTCCATTGCAAAGTATTTACTGCCCACTGTACATAACCTCTGTCAGAAACAACACTCTCTTTCCAGCTACCTCCTTTCAGCTTACCAAACCCTACCACATCAAGTTGCTCTTCTTTCAAATAAGAGTACTCTTCTAAAAGTGTTTCTAGATAAGAAAGTTCCTCTTCTGAAAGGTCTGTGTTGTTGAAAGTGTATTCTACATAATCATAATCTTCAAGGATAATATCTTTCCAAGAGGTTCCTCTTTCATACTTCTTGCCTCCTTTACAGACAGTTGGATCATATAACAAGGTGTACGCTTCGTCAATAGTTAATTCGTTTTGAATAAGCATATGTTCTAAGACGAGTCCTGTTATAAAACAATCATATAGCGCAGAGTGCCAGTTCCCTTCAAAAGACTTCACTCTTTCATCTTGATCCAATCCAAACGTGTAGAAGAGGACACCCAGTTTATGAGAAGCCACTGTTCCTTTAGGGTATAACATTCTTGCAAGTTTTAATGTGCATAAACGTTTAATCCCTTCTGGAAAATAACTCTCTGGAAGAACAGCTTCTTCATAGGAAAGATTATGAGCAACAACATAATCACTTTCAGCAAGAGAACACTTTGGTAACACAGCCTCTAACAGAGGCTTCCCTTTCACCATATCTTCTGTTATGTGATGAACGTTCATTGCTTCAAAGTCAATCTTCTGTTGCGGATCAACTACCTCCGAGTAAGACTCTTCTAAAACGAGATTGCTTCCAGAAGTTGTAAACTTTGCAATACCCATTTCGCAAATATTACCTTTCATAGATGCTGTTTCTGTGTCGATTATTGATATTTTATTCATTTAAAAGTTCCTTCTTCAAATCATCAGTTAACTCAACAATTAATTCCTCTACTTCACCTACTTCAAAGAATTTAGGTTCAATATTGTGCAGCTTAGCCCAATCGCAAATAACCCTTTCTAGATCATCCTTCTGTTCCTCAGTAACATCATCAAGATAACCTTCTGCAAATTCATGATCATCATAAGCCCATTCTGAAATACTGTCAAGGATACTGCTAACATTAACATATCTACTAAAATCTACTTTGTTAACAACACCTTTGTATAAAGTGAGACTACTTGAATCTAATATTTCCGACACTTCCATATCACTTACAAGTTGTAATAACACTTCTTCAAGAGATTCTTCTGCATGAGTCCAATCATCTTCCGAGGTGTTGTATATAATAGTTTTATCTTTAATCATAGCTTACTCTCCTCAATATCAGCCATCTTGTCAGTAAGATTACCTAGTAGCTGCTGCACCTTCTTGCGATCCTTTAAAGATTCGTTCCTGTATTCGAAATAATCATCTATCTGATTAACAAAATTTCTATATGCCCAACGGTAACGTTCTTCTTTACGTGTACTTTCTAGAAGCTCGTCATATGTAGGACAGACTGCATACTTGTTACAAGAGTCACCTTTCTCGCCATGAGTATATCTCACAGGTAATCCACAATTACATTTTAATTCTTTAAAAGAAACAACCCCTTCTCTAACCAATTCCTCTAACAGATTCTCACTATCTTTTAAGTTGAATTCTTCTGTTGTACATAACACGTTGGAAATATTATTATGTATTAGTTTAATGCAATCTTGTTTATTCATCCGTTTTCTCCTAATAATTAAACACTTTTACATGCTTATCTAATTTTGTCATATAGTCTATCATATCTTTAGTTCCTTTAGAAACACTATTCCAAAATGCTATAAGATGTGTCCCTGTACCACCCATTTCATGATTCCGATCTATACCTGCTTTAGCGTTGTATTCTTTTCCAAACTTATTGACTTTTATGACAGCATCTGGTTTTGAAATGTCATCCCAGTCGGGTATAAAGTATTCTATCTTAACCCCTTCGTGTTTGTGTAACTCATACCACTTCTCTCCACAAGTATCTCCTCCTAAAGCTTTACCACATATGATAGTGATATTTTCTTTAGGGGTGTTTCTTGTCATGTGGTCTATACACTTAAAACCATACTCGAAGTTTTTAAAGTCTCTACCTCCTGCTACTATCAGTCTCATTATAGTATCCCTTTCTCAGATAACCACTCTATTGCCTTCGTATGAGGTTTAATATGCGATTTAATATTTGTATGTTGTAAAGGGTATTTCAGGTGTATGAGGTCAACACTTGTAAAACGACTTAAAGCTACATAAGCACTATTAACACCCCAATCATTATCTTCATCTGTCATATCAAAACCCTTATAACTAATGTCTACAACAGCAGGAACATCAAGAGTACGACCTTGCATACGATGTATGCTAAAAGCTGCGGCTACTTTAACAGGGAGACAAACTGCCCTACCAATAACCTTACTATCTAATATAGCTTTCTCTACACCATCTTCTCCCTTTTCTGTAGATAAGAAAGATTCTCTTTGTTCAAACTCGAACATATCTACGAAGTGTGTTTCACCTACAGAAGGAAAATGTATAAAAACCCCATCACTTAAACATTCCTCTACATAACCAAAACTTCCGTTACTGTAATCATCTGTATTAACCAAGGTGATTACAGGAAGACCTTTCTTCAAAATAAGATTCTCATCAACAGGACAATCTTTCATATTAAATTCTCCTGTAATCTTAGCTTTATATGAGAAAGGGGGCTCTGGGTTACTACGTACTGCCATAGCGTTTGCTTCATCCACACGTTTATTAGTTGTAGTTACTAAAGGTAACCCCTCTGGTAATGCCCAAGAGTGACGTCTATTAATCCACTTAATACAGTTAGGGTAACGCTCTTCTTGTCCATAACGCATTACATTCAAGCACTCTTGGAATGTCTTTTCCGAAGTACGTAAAGGTTTAGTAAAATTATGGACTATGAAATCTAACTTCTTAAAAGGTTTACTTTCAAAAAGAAGATGGCTTCCATATTTACTGTTCAAATAATTCTTATCTTGTTGATTTAAAACAGGGAGTAATTGAAGAAAATCTCCCTGCAAGATAAGTTTTATATTACGTTTCTTACGTTTACCTTTGATAGGTTTATTAAATCTTTCTAATCGCAACCTGATTAATTCAAGCTGATCTGGATTTAACATACCACACTCTTCAACTACAACATACTCGACAAGATCTGTTGGTGCGAATAATCCTGTACAATAAGGTTTAACTTTAGAAACATCCTTATCTTTAAACATACCTAAGCTTAAAGAGAAAACCCTGTGAGCTGTTCCATCCCCTCCTTTATTATTAAATAGTATAGAGTTAGCGATACCTGTTGTCGCACAGATGATTAACTTATCTTTTAAATATGCTTTCAAAGCTTCTAAGGTTACACTCTTACCAAAACCAGCAGGGGAAAGATTGATTACATGTCCTTTATCCTTATCAACACAATCTCTCACATAATCTTTCTGCTCTTCTGTGAGGGGATATTTACCGTCATGTAAATACCCTTCTAAGAACTCTTCTAAACCTTCACTCAAATCTTCTCCTCCAAACGTTTCAAATGTTCTAAATAACTCTCTGCTCCAGAAAACCACTCTCTATCAAAAGTATATTCATCAGAAAACTCTCCTGAATAATATAACTCCCACTCAAGGGTTTTTATTCCAGAAGGATCATCTTCAAAGAATGTACCTTTTTCAATATATTCTTCTGCCCATAATAATCCTTCCATCCAAGGTGATTTTCTCATCAATCCCATCCTCTTAAACGTTTAATCTCACTCAAACTAATAGGTTTGTAATCAATGTTCTCACACGATACACAGAAGTAACGTTGATCAATAAGAGAAGTTACAATATTACCTTTTCGATCTTCTATATCATCGCTAACCTGTTTATCATGTAAATGCCCATGAATGCAATTCCCTCGGTAGAGTTCGTAATCTGGAACAGGTACATGTGTTAACCACAGTCCAAACTTCTTCAATACTCCGAATACATTTACATTCTTAAATTGTAATGCATATCGTGGGAGTCCTGAATGACAATGGTTACCTAAAACTAGGTTAACTTGCTGATATTTAAGTCGATACTCTTCTAATCTCCAAAATTCCCTTGTCTTAAAGAAACTATCCCCTAGTATCCACAATGTTTTCTGACGGTTACCTTCTTCTAAAATGTTGTTGTGAATATAGTTATTGTGATCCTCGTCTGAACTAAACTGTTCTCTGAATTTATCAGAAATACCGTTGTGTCCGAAATGAGTATCCGCAATAAATGCATGCCTTTCTTCTGAAATTAAATCACTCATAAATCCTCCCTCCAAACTAATTCACCTTTCGCAATAGATTCTAACAATCCACGGAATTCATAACTTCTACATAGGCTATCTACATAAACACGGCAATTCTCTCCACGAATATATTTCCCATCAATATACTTGTTAGCATCATCCATTGTCAAGAAAATATTATGTGTTTCCCAGCGAGGGTTCCCGTGTAGGTAGCTCCATCCTCCGTGAGGATCTATTTGTTCAAGGGTTTGGTACGCATCGTATAAATTCGTATGACACTCTAAGAAATCTTTCTTAGAAAGGCAGTATGTATTTTTAAACAAATATCTCCACTCTTCTTCATCATAATCATCTACAAATTCTTCTACGCTATCATAACCACTTTCATCACAAGAATTGTAAAGCTGATGTAACTCTGCATATTCTTCTTCGTAACCCCAATCAACCTTCTTAGCTTGAACTAAGTATATAGGAGCTGCTGTACAAAGATTATCTTCGTGAAGAATATGATGTTTGTGTAAGCGTGTTTGTAACTTTTCATAAGACTCTTTATTCATAATCTACTCTCCTGTAAATAACCATTTCAAATCCAACCATTCAAAGGTTAACTCTCCGAATATAAAACTTGATAACAAAGCTGTTACCATAAATAGCACCCAACCTGCAATAAGATATACAGATTCTAAGCCGCCTCTATCTTTGTGTATACTGTAAACACCAACCCCATATAAAGCAACAATACCCCACCAAGGAGCATGTACTCCAACTAGCCAACCTATTAAAATTATGAATATAGAAGGTAAAATCATTCTTCTATCCCCTCTTTAATAGATTCATCTATATTATTCCAAAATTTCTGTCCTTGGGGTGTGTATACCCATACAAAAGCATTAACTAAACAATCATCCCAATCCCAAGACCACCCTTTATCTACCTCATACCCCCTATAAGCCTTTGTAAGCTCTTCTAAAGCAGCTACCTTCCCTATCACACTAGATACTTCTTTAAATAGTGCTGTGTTGTTTATAAGTGCCTTATTTTCGATATTTGATTCTTGTTTCATGTTAGCTCCTTCCAAACAGTAGACACCACTTCAACAGATTCACATTTCACCCAACCATAATTATCTTCTAAACGACATTTATAACTATCGTAAGAATTATCTCCTTCAAACTCTTGCATCCAATAACCTACTAAATCTTCATCTACTTCACAGATGTCTTCTTTTTCAAGATTGTAATACTTTGCGTTAGGTGAAACCTTTATAATATATCTTGTTTGCGCTATACCTTTTCGTAAGTTTACAAAAGTTGCTTCAACGTACTCTGCACACTCTAACATTTGGTGTAATTGTTGTTTATTAAAAATCATTCAATTTCTCCTCGTATAATTCAATAAAATCTTTCCAGCACATAACACCTTTCCCACCAAACTCGTTTAAGTAAGTGACAACTCCTGCTACACGATTACCTTCCTTGTCAACAGAATCTTCTTTTAAAGAGAGAACTGTTACTTGTTGGAGAATTTTTCTTTTGTAAATCATAATTCGTTCTCCATTAAAAGTTTCATTGCTAAAGGTATTAATCTCTCTTCATCTTGAGGTAAGAAACCTTTCAAATCATAATCACCTGCATAAACAATCCACGTTGATAAAAGTTTTTCTTCGTTTTCCCAAGATTTTATTTCTGCAGTGTTTCCTTTGAAGAAGAATCTAACTGTTGGGTTCATGTGATCATTTTCTTCATCGTTGTCTAACATTTCACATAAAACTAACTCATCTTCTTTACGAACACCTAATTTATACAGACTGCACTCTTTCTTACAACCCCACACTTCTGCAAAGAACTTGTGACCATTAGGTAGGTGTCTAAGATTTGCGTCAAACATATTCATTCTCCTCAAAATATTAACTCAACAAAAAGAACCTTTCAGAAACGAAAAATCCCTCCAATAGATATGAGTCTACGGGAAGGATTATTTGTTGTCAAGGGTAACTTAAATAAATTAATTAATTTGTTTAATCTCTAAAACCTATCAGGTCAGTACCATCATAAATATTACTATCATTGAAACGTTGAGCTTCCGAGATAAACTCTCTATCCTCAAAAGCTTCTCTCATTTTTCTAACAATAATACGTTTAACATCTCTGTGAAGATTTATAATCTTATCCCCCTCCTTGATTGAGTTGTCAGAGTAGTCCTCTGCATAAAGAGATACTTTATCCATGTGTATATTCTTATATTTTGCTTCAAGAGAACCATCTTTTTCTATAAAGTTACCTATCACACCTTTGATAAGTGTTTCAATTGCACTTACTAGTATATTAACTTGAACTGAACCGTCATCAAGATACTCTATTGTTGATGCTGGAAACATATCGTACCAATCCCCTTTTAAGAAGTGATCTGGGTCTTGTCTTACTAGGCATTCTAAAATGTAAGTGCTTTCTTTACAAAACACTTCATTACGTATTTTCATATAATTATCCTTAGTGTTAAATTGTTACTTGTAAATAAAACCATATTCCTAAAATTCAATCTTGTAGTGAAAGTTATCTGTGTTACCAAAAGTTTCTACCCAAGATTTCCTCATTATGCTTATTAACTCTGCTTGATTACTCTTTTCCACAATAAAACTGTCGTGGTAACCTAGCGCAACAAAACCTTTATTCATAGAATGAACTAAAACTTTCTCACAAATATCAGAATCTAGGTTTTGAAGTATTTTGTAATTGTAACTTCCTTTACCAAAAAACTTAAGCTCCTTATTGTACTCTAAGAGTTTATCCACTACATGTTCACAGTTCATTTTTGTAATCCCTAAACCTTCTAGGAAATCTTCATCACCACTTTTAACTATATTATACAAAGCTAGTTTGGCGTTCCTATTACTAACACAATTTATAATACACATCAAAGCTAGTTTACAGAAACCTCTTAGATTTTTCTTACCTTTAAGTAATTCGCTTAGTTCAGAATCATACATAGAGTAGGGGTCTTTGCCGCCTAAGTCCACTCCTTGTAGCGTGCCTATGATATTAGTGTGTAAAGCTACTAAATCAACTTCTGTAACCTTATTACCGCTTATTTCTATAGTCTTTCTTAATTCTTTTCTGGCTGTCTGGAAAGATCCCACTTCATACCATCTACCACAACCAAACAAATCATCCATATAAACTCTTTTATAGAATAATTTATGCTCTTTTCCGTCTATAGTGATTACAAACTTGTCTATAAAGTTGTTATACCTTTTAACCACCTCCCTTCTAAGCTTAACCATCTTAAACTTAGTAAGCTTTTCGTATTTATGTCTAACTTTGTTTACTTTATAACAAACCTCTATCTCTGGTGAATCTGATCTTGGGTCTTTTGTGAGGTTTAAGATTTTATCGTCTACTAAAGATAGTAAACTTTCAGAAAATATGACTCTAGAAGATATATTAACATCCTCTTTCATATCTTTATAACCTAGGTATGTTGTAAGGAATCCATCTTCGTCTAATGTATCTACCAATTCGCACATTCTATCTTTGTTTAACTTAAGTTTACTCTTATTAATCTTGTTAAACTTAGTGTAAGATTCCCATCTCCTAGGAAACCAAACACCTTGTTTATTAATCTTTTTGGCTTTAGCAATACATATAGCCAACATATACATCTCATTTTCAAACTTTTTCAATGGTAGTTGTGACAGATCAGCTATAGCTCCTACAACTTTGTTAAGGTAGTTAGCTTTGTAGGGTGTGTAATATAAATTACCTACCGTGTTTATCAGTACCCAAGACCTCTCTTCTTTCTTTAATTCCTTTAGTGTTAACATTGTTTTGTTGATCTCCGTAGTAATAACTGTAAATATCAATGTCGTTTATTTTGATGTAGTCTATACACTTTATAACATATAAAGCTACACTTAATTTACCTCGTACCTTAGATATATGATTTAATAAAGGTTGGGGTATATGTAAATTTATCATAGGATTCCTTAGTAATAATATAATACTTATAAGAAGTAAGTAACCAACTCGGAAGAAATAGGTTAGACAAACCCTTACACCTCGGGACTTACAAGAGATATGACCCCCCTAATTTACTATTCTGGAAAATCATCAAAATTGCTTGTTATTTCCCCTACAATAAGACCTACTTTAACTCCGAATACGTGAAGCAAAACCTCCTCTATCTTCTCTATAGAGACACCATGATCTCCTTTCAGTATTATAGATAATTGTTTTCTGGTTATTCCTCCTGCAGAGCATATATCATTATAACTAAAACCTGACTCATCTTTCTGATCTTTCATAATTTGGGACAAATGCTTTCTTAAGCTCAAATTTAATCCTCCTGTAAAACTATATTATATCACATAGTATACTTATTGTAAACCACTTCACCCTACATTACGTATACTTGTTGCATCTTCCTGTAGTATAAATATATCACTCCTCACAACCTAAAACACTTATCAACAACAGCATCCAATGCAGTAGTAGCCTTCCACTCAGAGTACCACCAATAATAAAAGCTATGTCCTTCAGAGTTCTTCCCTCCAACATAATTGTACGCACCTCTTACTTCCTTGTGAATATTAGCTCTCACTTCTTCTGCAAGGAATTTCCTATTCTCCTCACCAACCATATTCAATGTTAAAAGATTCCACCCATTACAAGGTATTTTCTGAGAGTAACCTTCCACAACAACAGATGCCACCTCCAAAGCAGATTGCTTCTCCTCTTTAGAAAGAGATACAGCGTTCAAGCCAAACCCTAAAGCAACAATCACCCCTAAAGATAACACCCCTTTAAAATGTTTCTTGTTAAGCTTAAAATTCGATAAATTCATCACATGACACTCCTCTTCGTTGTAACACTTCTACTAAAGGGGTTATTTCCCGCTTGTAGTCCTCTGTGTGACGTTTTCTAATCTCTTTGATACGAGATATCACCTTCTCAGAAACAACGTCTTGTAGCTCTGCTACGGAAGGATTCTCCTGTTGATACAAGTATTCTTTACAAGCAAGGAATTCTTCTTTGGGGTAACATTTACCCAGATACTCTAATCCCTCAGCAGGTAAGAAGTTCTCGGGAATATACCCGTTCTCATGGTCAAACAACCCCTCTGGGTAAAAATCAAAATAACTGTCTTTAAAAACAATCTCGCCGTCAGCATCATAAGAAACCCCAGTTACTCCCTCAGGCCATTCCTCAACATGCTTACAAATATAAATCAAATCTTTATTAAACATTCACCATCTCCTTAATCTGTTTCTTTAAATCTGCACACATTGTAATCAACTGTTTCTCTTTGTCAAGAAGTATTTCACGAACATTATTATTTTCTTCAGGTGTTGTCACTCTAAAAGACCTCACTTCCAGCCAGTAACCCTCTTCCTCTCGATTACTCTTATGAACAACATCATACCACATATCTTCTTTTATGAAGGTGTTGTAGTTAACCATAGGGTGTATACCTTCCACTAACTGGACAAGGTGTTTGTTAAGCTCGAATATATCTATCCCAAGATGTATTTCCACTACAAGAACAGAACTACCGTCTGAATAGTCTCCCTCAGATATAATCAATAATTCCCGTTGTACCTTTTCTAGTTCATATTCCTGATCCTTGAGGGATCTTGTTAAGTCATATAACTTTTGAGTGTTCATATTATTCTCCTAAATAATTAACGTTCAATAAGAATACATCTTCTAAATTACAGTGTCAACCTCTAATATTGATTATTTTTAGGTAAGGTGTTATAATATTTACTTGCAGAGGGTTATCTATAACTTCTGTTATACCCACAAACTTTTATAAGGAATATTTATAAATGTCTCCTGAAGTGTTGGTGGTTTTGTTCAAGTATGGATGGATACCTGTCTCAGGGTGGTTTCTTTGGTTAAAGCAACAAGATAAGATCAAACTAGACAACACATACACTAAAGAAGAAACTAAAGAACAGATCAAGTCACATATAGATCCTCTTAAGACTTCTCATGAACTAAAACACCAAAATCTAGAAGAAAAACTAAACTCTATTCAAAGTATGTTGACTATATTAAACAGTCAACGTCAAGAAGATAAAGAAAAGAGTGATGCAAAAGACGCAGCTTTATTAGAAGTGTTATCTAAGATGCAAACTAGTATAGCTGTAATAGAATCTAAAATCGACAAAAAGGAAAAATGATAATGCCTAACGACCTAACTCCTCCAGATAAAAAAGATAAACCAAAAACACCGCCAGATAAACAAGAGTAAGCTTCGTGACCATCAGTTACATGCTGCAGGTGGTAGATTATTATGATGTTGTGTTCTTTGCAGTTATATTTCTACAAGAACACATAAAAGATTTTATCTCTACTGTAGTATGTTTCCTGATGAGTTATACAAGCATGTTACTGATACCTTTCATAATGATAAACTACGGGTATGACTTCTACTCCTCTGCAATGTTCTATGAAGCGATATTCTTCTTCCTGTCTGTATTCTTAATAGGAAGTAAAGTTGGAGTGATTCTTTGCATAACAACTTTTACGGGATTTTTTATAAACTTTGTGGGTTATATGACCCCTACTGGAGATTTCTATATCTGGTACAGAGACTCTTATGGGTTATTGAACGTTATTATGTTCGAAATATTAGTTTGGTCATGTATAGTAAACTCAAGATTAAAACCTTTTATAGATAAAATAAACCTGAAAATAACAAACTATTTAGAAAATAAATCGAGGAGAAAAGAATGTTAACCCTTTTACAAGGTGTCCTTACAGCAGGAATACCTTTTTTGAAACAATGGTGGGTTGGTAAGCAAGAAGAAGCTAAAAGGAAGCTGGAGATTAAGCAGCAAGTTGTTGCTACCAAACAACAAATACTTCTAGAAACAGCTAAATCTTCTATCACAAACACCTCCGAAAGAATTAAACAAATGGCAAATAGTTTTAAAGATGAGTTTACAATGATCGTAATCTTCTGGCCTTTTGTGACATCAATTATATCCCCTTATATAGATTTATACTTCGCTTTGAAAACAAGCTCTTATCAACAAGGTATGTTGGCAGAGGCATCTTTAGCAGCAATACAATCTTTAAATCAGTTCCCTTTGTGGTACACATTGATCGTAATCCTGATGATATTATATTCTTGGGGAGCTTCTAAGGAAGTAATTGAGAAGTTTTTTGATATGTTTAATTTTAGGAAGAAATAAGGAACAGTAATGGCATCGTCCGAAGAATTAGAGAGTATCGAGTGGGCTTCTACACTTGAATACGATAACACAGTAGATGAAGCAAATAGAACAAATATAATACCTGAAATAAAAACAAGCGGATTAAAAGATAACCAACCTCTCCCCCGACAATGGCTTAATCAGCAATTCTATAATATTTGGCAAGTATGTCTATCCTTTCAATCAGACTTTGATGCTTTGGAGATTGATTTATCTGACTTACAATCGCAAATAGATGCTAACAAAGATTCTATTACTACGAACAAATCCGAACAAAATGTTGTTAATAATGATTTACAATCTCAGATAGACGCTTTGGAATTAATTATTCTTGAGAAGATTTTCTCTGTCGGTAGTACTTGGAATACTAAAACAGAAGAAGACCCTGCCGTTAGGTTTGGTTTCGGGACTTGGGTGAAGCTGGATGGAAGATTTATAGCAGGTAGTAGTGAAACTGACGCTGCATTCCAACCTCTAGGAGCTTTAGGTGGTAATAAGAATCACACCCATACAGACAATTTCTCTGTAGCCTCTCATACATTGACAGAAGCAGAAGTACCTACTTATGTCCATAATCATGAATTCAGAGATAGATATCATGCAGAAGATAGTACATCCTCTGATATGGTACAAGCTACTAATAAAGAAAATATGCCAGCAGGTTACAACGGTAACGCAGGTAGTGGGGTTAGTGATTTAGACAATAACCAATGGTTATATTATGATACTAACACAGAAAATGCTACTTTTGGCGGGGGTGGTGGTCACTCGCACGTGTTAAATGGTAATATCGATTCTGCAAGTAACCTACCTCCTTATGCAGTTTTCCACGTTTGGGAGCGTATATCTTAATGGGTAAAATTATTAGAAGAATTTATAACAACAACAAAGGAATTTTAAGATGTCAATAATTTTAAGTGATGTTTATACAGGAAGGGTTGATACGACAGACCCTAATTATCCAAACGGTAAACCTCGTAACAAAGTGGGTGCTGTAGATGGGACAGGTACTCCTTATGAAGAGAAATACTTTCAGGATATAAGTGGTGCTTTCCAAGCTTTACTTGTCGAAGGAGGTATTACTGCATCAGGTAACCCTGATAACGCTAATGTTTCTGATATACGTGATGCTATCCTGAAGATGATCCGAAAACCCTTAGTTTTGAAGGTGTTTCAATCCCCTACAGATGGTTTGACGGAGATTAACACGCGCACCTTGCTTGGTGGTGAGGTGTATGAAATACGAAAAGTTAGTGATAACAGCTTTGCTACTATTTACAGTGATAAAGAGGGTTTAAACCCAATCACACAAGACGGCACGAGTAATGTTTCAGGTAGTGATGGGGTTGTTGAGTTTTATATTGCCGATGGGGATTATTACGTTGACGTTGGAGTTGTTTCAAAATCTTTTAGTGTTGGTCACGCTTCGGACTTGTCCTCTATTTATATATTTAATACTGTTGAAGGTTTTAAATCCAGCAAGATTGAATTTCCAGACGGTAAAACTATTCACATAAAAGAGCGTGATTCTGATTTCATCAAGATAACAGGAACCTCTACAGCTAACAATTTTAGCGTAATTGCTAGTAACGAAATAGACCAGAGTGTAGAGTATGTACCAAATTTAGGGGTAGCTAGTGTTTACGGTTTAGGCGCTACAGCAGCGGCAGCTAATTTTGCTCAATCTAATTACAGCGCCATAGATTTTGGTAATTACGAGTACACTACAACCGAAAAAATATCAATATCGAATGGGGTAGCTATCCACTCTCAGGGCGCTAAGATTTTGAAAAATTATGACGGTATAGGCATTGAGTTTACCAATCAATCTGCAACAGTAGATGTATTTGGTCGATTGGATGTCATAGGTTTTGGTGATTTTGCGGGTAATGGTTTGGTTGAGTCAGTATCTCCACTAGCTCACGGCATAAGCATAAAAAGTAGTCGCGTAAGAGTTCATGGGGCACTTTGGTCGTATAATCATGTGGGTGATGCTGTTAACTTTGACTCTGATAACCACGGCAACTCAAACAAGTCTGACTTTAATGAGTTGAGAGGGAACTCATCAAACGGGTATGGTATACGGTGTACAGGAACGAGTGATGATACGTCCGTTTGGCGTATTGGTTTTTACGCACAGGGAAACTTTAAATCGGGCTTTTCCACATCATCTGATTTTATGGGGCGCAACTGGAATGGTTTAATTTATAGTGAAAGCAATTGCAACGACACAACATCTACAGAGGTGGACATTGAAAAGTTGCGCGAGTCTGACTTGGTGATATATGCAGAAGCAGGTGTTGGTTCTTTGGAGGTTATGCTGGGTGAAAACACCAGTAACTTAGAGATTACAAGTCTGCGGTCTAATCTTGATAGTGACAACTCTCTGGCTCAAAATAACAGATGGAAAAGAGGCTCGCTAGCTGTTAACCCAGGGGTTTCTGGTGGTTCTAGAGTTGGTGAGGTGGGTGGTTTTAAGTTCGGAAGAGCTAGGGGTGGGAATGGTGGCGAGGGGGTGAAGGTTCCCATGAAGGGTTCGGACTCAACATTTGGACATTTTGTGGCAGTAAACAGCCAATCATCCCCATTTACCCCCTATCTAGGATTTGAGACAGAGAATCTATCATCGTTTATCAGGGTGGGGGACCAAGATTTTAGAGTTAATTCTAACGGTGATGACTTTATACACAAGACAGAGACGGACTTCGAGATAGGGACAACTAATACGGCTTACAAAACCAAAGTCAATATGTTTGGTAATGTAGCTATCTTTGTAAGGTCATCAAGTCCAGAGGGGCAGCAACCCGCTTCAACTGGGTCTATATGCTTGGTAAATGGTGGTGGGGCTGGCACGTCATTCTATGTCAAAGAATCTGGAACAGGGAGCACGGGGTGGGTTGGTAAATAAACAGCTAAAGCCCCTCAACTTGGCTACTTCCCCTTCTTTACATTGTAAAAGTTAACACCGATTGGGTGCTCCTATAACTGACAATAGCGGCAACATTTACACAGGGAGGTGGCGGTGTAAATGTGATCTGGATGGTAACAAGGGGTTATTGCTTGCGCTACGCTAGATTTACATTTAGATTAATGATTAAAATTGAACCTATGTTATTATTTACTAATACAAGTAACTCATAGGCTCTAATTATGGCAATACCTAATTTCATAAGTGGTTTGATCAAATAGAATCAGATCCGTTCATAGATTACAACCTACTAAAACCCTTGACACAACCGCAAAAACAAACTAAGCTCTCCCATATTAATTTATGAGGAGAGCTTTTTTATGCCTAAAATTCCTATGTTCACAACAGATAACCTTCATATAGACGAACGTATTCAAGTGGAACAACTTTCCGAGACTCTCGGAGAGGATGTCATTCAATATATAGATTACTCTATTATCAAACAGAGAGCCTTTCTCGTAGCGTCTCTGGAACAATTTGAGGGAATGTATCACTATGATTCAGGAAAGCCCCTCAGGTATGGTGACGGCTCTCTGTTAGCAAGTTTTGACTGTCAGCATAAAGAATATTTATTAAAAGTGACAATTAATGCTTTACAGAAGGATTTAGATGAACTAGACTCTTCTCTAATGTATGATTTACAACAAAGAGGAATTTTATTATGAATGATGTAAGTGTTCTAAGTGTGTTTTTAACAATAGTAGTTGGGGTTCTAATAGTAGGAACACTACGTATAGGAAGTTTCCGTTTGAAAGCAAATAAATATGTAGAGGAAGGTGTCCCTAAACTAATCACCTTGAAAAAATGGTGGCATCTTATTTATGAAGTTTACCCTTATGAAATAGAAAAGGATTACAATTGGACGAAGATTAAATCTGATATTCAAAAAGGTGTCCCTCCTGAATTAGCAACTCTTAGAGAAAAAGCCGTTGCTTTGGAAATGTTGCAACATGAATTTAGTGAACACTACGTATCTTATATAACCCTTCGAGATGAGGAAGGAATTTTCTTTGAAAGTTTAGATGCTTACACAGAATACACTTTATCAGAATTACAACATCTGGAAAATGATTTCTTTCTTTCACAGATGTTATCTTCTTGGGAGGATGACGAGTTAGCAGAACTGAAACGTGCTCTAGAAGATCCTGACAGCTTTAACGAGGAGAACACTGATGGAAAGTAATTATTTCTACAAAACATTGTTCATCTTCACAACAAATAATCCTTTAGATGAAAATACTTTTGAATTAAAGGTTGACTTCTCTAGAGAACAAATGTTATCTTATGAAGATATTAAACGTGAAGCTTATTATCTTGCTTCAAAGGAAGTATTTCCTAAAGAGTATTCCCATTTTAGTAAGATAAAATCTTTCGAGGTGTTATCAAAAAGTATTATTACAGAGGAGAATTGATATGTTAAATAAATTAGATCCATGTTACCCGAACAATTTCACCAAGAAGAGTGTACGTTGCAGAAAACCCTGTAAGGATAAAGGAACGATTGGTATCCTTGAATATGGTAACACTGCAATAGGTTTTCGTTTTAAATGTGATGAATCTTTGTGGGAAGAGTTATGTATTTGGTGGGAAAAAGAGGACTCTGAGAAAGGGAAAGATTTTAATGTAGAGTTGTTTCCTTATAAAGGAGAGGTAGATCTTATCTTCTTCGAACCATTGCCTTATTACAAACCTAAGAAGCCTGTAGAGAACTCTTATGATGCAAGTGATGTGTTAGCTGCCAAGTATATAGAACACCTCCCAGAATGCGTTACAAGTGGTTTAAAAGAGGAAGATATCTTTGCATACATCACTGATTGGGATTATATTCCTGATGATAGGTTTGTCTGTGAAAAAGGACGTTAACTATGCAGAAGTATGAAACTTTTCGGGAGGAGGGTTGGAAATGCTATTCTAATGAACCTTGTTTTGAAGGAGATTCTCCCTCTGCAAAAGTGATATCCTATTTCGTGAAACGGACACGTTTAGATGACAACGGAGGAAGTGCTGTTCCAAAAGAAGTAGTCTTTTCGCACAAGTGTAATGTCGATTGGATAGAAGAACGTCTTAATCACGTAATTCGTTATGGAAAGAAGAGTAATGATTACACAACGTATATTTTAGCAGGATTGCAACTTTATGTTGACGAGATTCGAAAAGGAGGTTACACTGCGGGAATATTATCTGGACAAGAAATGGGAATGTTGATCCCTAAGAAATAATTTTAATTTGAGGAGAGTTTTATGAAAGAGTTATTAGAAGAGTTACAATTGAAAGCTAAAATAGCAGAGCAGAAAAAACACCTAAGGCAAGCTAAGCAAGTAGAAAACCTTACAAGCGATGTTAGTGACTTATATAGTAACCTAGAACAATTAGGTGTTTACTTGGCAGGAGGTGCTATTACAAGTGTATTCACTAATAAAGAAGTTAATGACTTAGATTTATATTTTAGAGATATTGATTCTTTAAAAGTGTTTATTTTATCTGCATTTGGAGTTTTAGAAGATAGTGTATATCTTAATGATGAACGCTTTGAAAATGTTGTTGATTTAGATAGTCACGCTTTAATCTGCAATGGATATACGAAGAAGAGTATTATGTTTCAAACAAAAGCTACTGCACAACAGATTCAACTTATACATTGTGGTTTCTTTGAAAAACCAGAGGATATCTTTGACACGTTTGACTACACTATTAATATGGGGGTGTATGATTATAAAGAAAAGATGTTTGTGCTACACGAAGATTTCTTAACAGACAATTCTTGTCGTAAATTAACAGTTAACCCAAAAACAGCTTTTCCTATTATAAGTCAACTCCGTATAGACAAATATAAGCAACGAGGGTATTCTATTAATCGTAAGGAGTTTTTAAAATTAAGCTTGGCTGTTGCAAATTTAAACCTCTCTAGCTGGAAAGAGACTAAAGAAGCGATGGGGGGTATGTATGGTTACACTATGGAAGAGTTATTTGATGAAGAAAAAGAGTTCTCCTTTGAGGAATTATTCTCTCAAATCGAAGATTTAGAGTATAAACTTTCAAATCATAAACCTTTTGAAGCAGTTTATGACTACGAAACACTTATTGAACATATTAATGATTTACACGGAAGGGCTTCTTCTGGTGAAAGGTATTACTACTACAAGGTGGTTAACCCTACAAATGACCCCGATGTTTTCGAAAGTCATTATAAGAGTAGTTTTAAATACAAAGTGGGTGAGAAAGTTAAGTGTGATCAAAAAGGTATTTATTTATACAAAACTCTTGAGAAAGCAAAGAAGCACTATGATGGAAAGGTTGTGATCAAATTACAAACTACCTCTGGTGAACGTGCTAACCTTACATCTGATTTTGGGGGTGGGAAACATAGGACTAATGATGAGTTGTTAGTTGTAGGTAAAGTGGAAGGGATGTTACCAGTAGCAACTACCCCTGTACCATCTTTCGCAGCAGCACCTTTCCCAACTACACCAAACTTTTAAGGAAAACAATTTTATGCAAATGAATGATTTAGAAAAAGAATACATCCAGACGAGAGAACACTTTTACAGAAGCACCTCTATGAAAACGTATCGGGATGGAAGAGATACACTTAACCAAGGGTGTAACCTTTCAGAAGAGTTGTTTGCCTCTGAGAATGACTCTGTGAGGAAGGGGTTCTATGGAGAGAGTTGTGATTATGTTTACGAGGAGTGGAACTGATATGAAAGTAACTAAGTCTTTAGTGGAAAGTATTCTTGTAGAAGATATCCCCAGATTAGATCCTGTAACCATCTTAGTAAATAATCTCGGAGAAGGGCGAGCTGAAGTAACAATTAAGTGTTATGATAAAAGTTGGACAGCTTATTGGGGTAGTATGGGTGGCAGTGTTGAGGAATTCTTCTCCAGAGTAAATGTTGGTTATCTGGTTAATTGCTTTGATAGGGGTATTCGTTCTGAAAGTGATGAGAAGGATACTGATGCTATGCGAGAAGTTTTTGTTAAGAAGATACGGAAGTTTATCTTAGAGAAGCGTAGAGAGTCTTACATTTTAAAAGAAGAATCTCGTAACGCTTGGGACGAAGTTGACATTATTAACATGTATTGTGTTGCACCAGAACACGACCATGAATGTTTTAATTGGGATGTAGGTCATTGTTCTGTAGATCCTAATATTTGGAAACCTATCTTCGGAGGTTATTGTATGGACGATGAATACTATAAGGAAGAATTCCAACAATGGTTATGGGATAATGTCCCTTTTGAGTACGAACCTAATTATGAATATAAATACCTTTGCAGAATAGTTGAGGTTGTTAAGAAAGTTTTGGAGGAGAAAAGTTTATGACTATTAAATATGAAGATGCAAGTATGTTGAAGTATTATTGGAAAGAAAAAGGTGATATGGCAAGGTATTCAGGTTATGAAAAGTTATTACCTTTGCTGGAAGAAGAATACCCTTTACTGTTAGAAGGTCTTAACAAGACTAAACAAGGAGAGGATTTAGTAGAGATTATGTTAGATAAGATTATTTCTGAGAGTGATTACGATGAAGACTAAAGTACACCTTAGTAGGTTAGGTATTATCTCAGGAGATAGTAAACGTTTATTAGAGGATTACGTTTACACAGGGGCATTCTCTCAAAGGAAGTCTTATGATGAGTGGGTTGTTGATTGGAGCGACATTGAATTAGATCTGGATATGAGAGATTTGTTTATCCTTTCTCATAAGTTTGAGATACGTGTTGGAGATGGTTGGATTGAGTTGGAGGAGATTTTATGAGTGAACCTGCTTATGTATTAGTTTGTAGTAAAACTAAGTTGATAAAGAATGATGGTAAAACAGGAATGCTTTGTATCTTTGATACAGAGGAACAAGCTGAAGGGGTTAGATCTACTTATAAAGGCACAGAAGAAACATACATTATGAAATGTAATCTTAAATTTACAGACAAGGAAATGTTATGAGTGATATAGAAAGACGTAAAGCGACTTTAACTTTAGTGAAGAATGTTGAAAACAAACCTGTCAATATTTTCAATTATATTTACATGGAGTGTGACATAGATATTGTGGATATTGTCACAGAAGAGCAAGCCTATTACGTGTTGTGTGATTATTTAGAATATGAAAACATTGATGAAAAGTATTATTGGTTTGAGGGTAAACTTTATAAAGAGTATTCTTCTAAGGATATAGATCCTTCCTTTCACAAAGAAGCACACTTATTGAATAGTAATTGCATCTCATTAGATTGTACTTGGTATAATGGAGGTGGGAGTTTCCAAGAGGTTGCCTGTGAAGCGTTGAAAGAATTAGAGGAGAGATTGAAGAGTTATGTTTAAATGGTTTGGAAATAAAAAAGTAATGACTGTTAACGGGGTTGAATGGAACCCTATGACAAAATCTTATGACGATATACGTGAGTTTCACAATTCTTTAGATGGAAATTACACAGTAAGGACAACTGGTAGAAAGGGTTTAATGATGGATGATGGATCTACTGCTTACGGTAGATATTTTGTAGTGTTCATCTCTGGGCATTGGGGTTTAGATTTAGGTGAATATTACTATAAAGACCTACCTGAGTGGTGTAGTAAAGGAGTTTATTTAGATGTGCCGAACCCTATAAGAGTAAGAAGATATAAAGGTTCTGACCGTAAATCATACAAATCTTTACGTAAAAGATAGATTTAAAATAAGTAAGAGAGGAGATGTTATGGATAATATTTTAAACATTTTAAAAGAGTTGGAAAACACTCCGAGTAGTAATGATAAACTTGCAATATTAAAACGTGAGGAAGGTAATACTGTTTTAAAAGAGGTGTTTCGTCTAGCATACAATACTACTATCCAATTTGGGGTTAAGAAGATTCCTGACTATAAACAGGATAGTATTTACAACGTACAAATGAATAACTTTGAATATATGTGTAACCTTTTAAAACAATTATCTTCACGAGAGTTAACAGGTGACAAGGCAAAATTTTCTATAAGCTACTTCTTATCTAGTGTAAGTGAAGCTACTGCAGAAGTGTTTATACGTATTCTTAAAAAGGATCTACGTTGTAATACAGGTAAATCTTTAGCGAATAAAGTTTGGAAAGGTTTGATTCCTGTGACACCTAGACAAGGTGCTTGTTCTATGAACGAAAAGTCTCTAGAACGTATGAAGAATATTAAACATTTAGCAGTGGAGTTGAAATCAGACGGTTCTTATGCTGCGAGTGTTTGTAACGATAATTCAACAATGCTATCTAGAAATGGTAACCCACTTGTAATAGAAAGTCTTTCTGAACACTTATCTTGTGGAGCATTCCACGGATTTGCTCTGGAAGGGGAGTTGGTGTATTCTTTAGAAAAAGCAGAACGTGAAGCAGGTAATGGTGTTATCACAAAGATTGTGAAGGGTACTGCTTCTGAGGAAGAAAAAGGAGATGCTTTATACCAAGTGTGGGATTGTGTTGATCAGGAGCATTACTGTGCAAAAGGAGAATATCCTGTATCAAATACACAACGTAGATCGTTACTTGAAGGGATGATTTCTCAATACAACAAATGGTGTGATAGTAATAATGTCTCACCTAGAATACACCTTATTGAACGAAAAGAAAATGTAACTGTGGATGAGGCTTTTGAAATCTTCGAGCAGTATGTTAGAGAAGGCTTTGAAGGTGCGATCGCTAAAGATATGTCATCTACTTGGAAAGATGTAGGAAAACCTTCTTGGAACATAAAGATCAAAAGAAAAGAGACTGCCGACCTAAAAGTAGTTGGTTGGTATAAAGGTGAAATTGGTACAAAGTATGAGAACTTTTTGGGAGGATTTCATTGCGAATCAAGTTGTGGGAAGATAAAGGTCAATGTTGGAAGTGGATTTTCTGATGAAGAACGTTTTACTTTACCAGAGAATCTGCCAGAAGTTATTGAAGTTGAGTATGACTCTGTTACGGAAGATAAGAAAACTAAACAGAAAAGTTTATTCCTACCTATTTACAAACGTCCACGTTATGATAAGATAGAGTCAGATTCGTATGAAGATATTTTAGATAAACAACGTATTAAATGAGGAGAAAATATGACTGCAATGATTACACCTAAACAAGATTTATATATGGACGGCACAGAAGATTGTTTTGCAAAGAAAGGTAAGTGGTATGTGAGCAAAGGACAAGATAAGTTTGGTGATTTTATGTTTATTGATGAGATGAAGCAAGATCATTATTACGAAGAAGATAATTTAAACAAAGACTTCCACACAATTGATTTTGAGAAAGGGTTTTCTTATAAATTTAAAGATCAAGAATATTCTATTAAGGATTATAAGTGGGGATGTGAAACTAAAGTTCCTGTAGAGACTTGTGTTATCTGTATTGAAAGAGGTTATTGGGAAATCACACGTTACTCAAATGAAAAGGAGAAATCTATTTTATCAAGTTTCCCTGTTCCAGAAAATAATAGCCCAAAATACAACCCTGTGAAGAATATCTCTCGGGAAAAGTATTATCGTTGTGCAAAACGTAATCCTAATCTCTGTGATCAGTTTAATTCTGATAAAGGTATTCTTTTTATGAGTGAGTCTTCTTGTGGAAAGTATTACTATTGGGAAGGGTATAATTCTGATAATAGTATCATCTATCTCCGAGGAGAGAAATCTTGGGTGGAGGGTAAGTATGTGAAGGCAGTAGCTGCTAAAAGTAAGAAACCCAGAGAGGTAAGTAGTGATGTGAAGAGGGTTATTGATAAGATTAAGGATAATTTGAAAGAGGAGGTGGTTTCAGGAGAAAGTAAAACCTCCCGCTTTGAGGTTAATGAAAATGGAAGTTTAGCTATACCTAAGGGTATGACTGCTAATGAAGTAATGGAGTATATTTGTGATTATGTAGATTACTTAGATGAGTGTGAAAAAGATGTCCTTAAAAGTAAAGAAGACGAGGAAAATCTATCTACTTGGACAGATAAACATTATGATTTCAATTATACTTTGACAGAAGAAGATATTGAGAAGGGTATTCTTAAGATCGATCCTTACTTTGTTAACCGAATGTGGAGAATTAATTCTTGGGATGATACAGGGGCTGCTTTCCATAGCCTGAAGAACTATGCTAGAATCTGTAACGGGAAGAATCCTTTAGAACGGGATTTGAAAAGCTTATATAAACAGGTTAAAAGATTATGTGAATTACATAAGGTTGAGTTATGATACTTTTATTTTTCACACAAATGTTAGCTTCTGCAGGATATGTTCTTTTCAGGTGCTTGCAACAACTTAACAGTGTTTATCTGAGATGGTTGTGGATACTTCCTACAAGCTTGTGTATAGCTCTGTGCGAGGTGTTTGTTATCCAGATGATTGCTACCTCAGATTTATCTAAGATGTGGCTGGTGTTGAGTACAGGACTTGGTGGGACGATTGGTTGCTTTGGTGCAATGTATATTTCGAATAAGTGGGGTAAGAAATGAATGAGACTTTAGATAAACAGTTAATAAAATCTGTCATAAAAGAGATGATTGAGAAAGGAGAAATTACTCTGAGACTAGATACCACTATGTACCAGTTTGATTATGGTAACAATGTCACTAATGCAGAAGATGTTAAAAATATTATGGACGATGTAGATATTATCATGGAGGTATCAGATGACTAAGAAAGATTTATCTGAAATGCGTAATACTTTTGATATGGGAGAACTTGATGAATGGTTTGAAAATAATCAACATCATTACGTCCTTGTGAAGAAAGATGAACTTAAATCTTTAGAAGAGTCTCTAGATGAAGCTAATGACCTTTTATGTAGAGTATGGGATTCAGGTATCAAACTGGATGAACTTGAGACACCTATTCACGAATATTTAGTGGGAGCGAGTAATGAGTAGACCTTTATATGTTGATGGAAAGGATTTGGAAAGTTTACAACAAGAATCTTTCTTAGACTCTGATAGGGTGGTATATAACCTTGTAGAAGATATTATCTGTTTAAAAGAAGAACTTTCTCAAGCAATAGATATTATTGAAGAGTGCGGTATTGATTACGAAGAAATGTTATCTTACAGAGAGGATTACAAATGAAAAGAAAGAATGCTTTACACGAAGGTCTCTACGAAGAGGTCTCTATTGAAGAACAGAGAATCTTGTTTGAAGAGTTAGAAACTTCCTTGCGAGAGGCAAGAGAGGATTTTGAGAAGAGTAAACGTAACCTTAAGGCGTGTGAAGCTGCGAAAGAGTGGTTTTTAGAAGAGAGTGATTTGGAGGGAGAGGAATGATGTCTGAGTGGAAAGTACTTTTAAAGAGAGATGTTGTTGAAGAGAAGGTTATTACTTTGAGTAAGGAGGAATTCTCTTCTCAAAAAGAAGCTAACAAATACGTTGCTGAAGCTATGCAGAACTTTAGTTTCGGAGAGATAAACTTCCCTATAACTTTTAATGAAGAAGTTATAACAGTGGAAGGTGAGTATTCGGATTATTGGTTGGAGGAATAATAATGACTAGTGAAGTGGAAAACATTTGTGAAGCATATAATTCTGCAATAGAGTTTGCTTTGGAAGAGAGATCTGATACAGCGCAATATTTTCTTCAACTTTGGATGGAAGGTTGTTGGCCTGAGATTAAAGAAGAGTTTCCAAAGTTTAATTTGAGTACGGCTGTTTCCTGTGGGTATGTTGAGGAAGATTGATGAAAAAGTATTTTCTAAAGTATGAGATTGGAGCGGGTATGTTTGGTACAGAATTGTACGAAGCGTCCACCCTTGAAAAGGCAGAAGAATATGCGAGGGATGCTTGTATTGATTTGGCAAGTAGTTATGGCTATTATCAAGATATGGATTATTTCGGGGAGATGGACTCTGTTGCAAACGAAAATTCTTGGGATGAAGATGATCAGGAATATACTGATATTGGATTCTTAGAGTATTTTGCAGAAGAGTACGACCCTGAAGAACATGATGATTTATTGTAGAGGAGAAGATTGATGAAATTCGAATCACTATTAGAAGAAGGTAAGTATAAGGTTTTATACGACGAAGGTAATATCGAGATACTTCGGTACGGTGAACCTTGGAGGAATGAGACAGGTGATGGATTTCTTCATGCGTTGTTGATGTCACACATAGATTTAGAGATGGAATTATTTGAAATGAAAAAGGTATTTAGAGGAGAAGGAAATTGAGTAAATTAACACCACAAGATTATATTTATAAAAGTATTATTGAAGATGTGTTGGGTTGTCAGGACGATATCACTTTAAACTGTACATTAACGTTATTTAATGCTTCTGAAATTTATAATAATCCTGAAGAGTACTTTACAGGGACGGATTACCCAAGAGATTATATTTATGAAGCTACTTATGAATATCGTCATACTGGGGAGGCGTGTAATCTTTACTCTAATAAAAGTAGCCGTCATTATGATGACACTTTCGTTGTGAAACAGATAGAAGATGTTTGGGTTGGGTGGACTTACTGGACAGGAGGAGGAAAACATGGAGAACCTGAAGCAATTGATTGGATTAGTGACGCTGAGTTTGTAAAGGTACAATCTGAGGAAGTGGTTACTGTTGTGAAGAGGACTTTTAAGAGAGGAGAGGAAATTTGAGTAAGCTAGTTATTTACCGAGAAGGGACTAAATCTGAGATGAAAGATAAATACCCTTCAGCAGATGTTTATCTTAACGTGAAACGTAGAAGTTTTGATGATATACAAGGAATGCGTTTTACAGAGATAGTTGTTTGTGAAGGGTGTACTACTTTAGACGAGTTGAGTGCTAAGAAATTTTTAATTGAAGGAGAGTGAATTTGAGTAATATTAAGTTGAAGAATAACCCTGAGTTAGTGGAAGCTATTGAGAAAGTGTTAAATTCTGGGGAGAGTATCCGTTCTGCTGCGAGGGAAGTGCTGGGGTCAGAGACCCGAGAGAGTTCAATTCGTGCAGCGATTAAACGTGGGGATGTGGTTGTGGGAGGAGGGACCGTCAATGATTTACGTAACATCCCTAAACCTAAAGTCCTAATCTTGGACATAGAAAGTTCTCCTTTAAAATCATACACTTGGAGTCTCTTTAACAATTTCGTAGCTTTGAACCAAGTTAACGCAGAGTGGTTTTTATTATCTTACTCTGCAAAGTGGTTAGGGGAAGATGAAATATTCTATGACGACATGCGTGGGAAGGTTGATTCTGAGGACGATACCCATTTGTTAGCACAGTTGTGGCAACTACTCAATGATGCCGATATAGTGGTAGGGCAAAATAGTAAACGTTTTGATACTAAGAAGATTAATGCACGATTCATTATGAATGGTTATAAGCCACCTTCTAGTTATAAACAGATTGACACGTTGGAAATTGCTAAACGTCATTTTGCTTTTACATCCAATAAACTTGAGTGGCTTAGTGATAAATTAAATCAGAATTACAAGAAACTTAGTCATAGTAACTTCGCAGGGTTTGAGTTGTGGAAAGGTATGTTAGAGGATAATATTGATGCTTGGGAAGAGTGTGAAGATTACAATAAGCATGATGTGTTAGCTACAGAAGAGCTATATCTGACATTAGCACCTTGGGACAGTAAGCACCCTAACTTTAACCTTTATCACCACGAAAGTGAGCATATTTGTCGATGTGGTAGTAAGAATGTAGTACGTCACGGTTATGCTTATACAGGTAAGAGTAAATTCCAAAGATGGCGTTGTGAAGATTGTGGTGCTGAATCTCGGGACAGTATTAATCTATTTGATAAAGAAAAACGTAAATCTTTACATCTAAATATAATTAACTAGTTGACAAACAATCCACCTCTCTGTAATATACATCTTATCGCAGAGAGGATACCCTTAAAGGATAACACTTTCCCAAAAGGAATACGCTTGTCAGAAGATTAACATTTTAACAGGAGAATATTTATGAATCGTTTAGCAAAAGATTTCTTTATAAACACACTACTCGCCTTAGCAGGTATACATTTGTTTGGGGAGGGTCTAGACTTTATAGAACATGTAATTATCGGATTATGTACTATACTTTTCGTAAGAGGTGGGTACTATTTTATTAAAGAAGGTTTCAAACACTTATTTGGAGAAGATAAATGAAAACTATAGCAGCAATTTTAGGAATAATTTTTATGTTCGTAGGTATAGTAGGACTTTGGTCAGCATCCTTTTTATGGGTAGGTCACGCTATCTATGAACTGATTAAAACTGACCAAGGGTTCTTTACGGTATTCTTTAGCAATTTAGGTTTATGGGTAGTACAGATGTTACTAAGCTGGTTACTACTAATAGTTGGTCGTGTTGCAGTAGATTAATATTTAACAAACAATCACAATCTAGGAGAAACAATTTTATGAAACAATTTTCAGCATACACATTCACAGGTAACTTGACTCTTTCAGAAGAAACAATCCTTGGTAAAGTATATCGTCCTTTATCAAAATTAGAGCATCAACAGGTAAGCTTCACACCTTTGTTCGATGAAACTTATTTACAAGAGGTTTCTACCAAAAATACATCTTTTCAAGTAGCTAAAGTTTTACTTGAAACACGTAAAGAACCTGATAAGAATGTACTCCGTGATAAAGTGGTGGAACGTTTACAAGAGAACCCTTCCCACGATCCAGAAGTTGTTGAAGAGGAAACCTATCAAGAGTTAAAACTTCTAGCAGGAACTAAACTCCAATCAACAATGGTGTTCGTGGATAATACTTCTGGTAAGATGTTACTATCTTGTACACGTAAACTTGCTGATGAGGTGATGGAAGACTTATTAGAAGTTTTTGGTGGTGATTATGAGGAACTCACTCTTATCAAAAGTGAACCTGTAATCGGAGAGAAACTTCTTACAAAATGGGTGGCTTCTGATGAATTACCAGAACCTTTCTGTTTAGGAGAAACTACTCATCTAGGTAAACGTTCTGAATTAGATAAATCTCCGAAGAATGCTAATATCAAGATTGATAAGGTTTATGCTAATGATGAGGAAGTGTTGCAGCATATTTCTAATGGTAATGTGGTTAAATTAGTCCAGCTAGAATTTGACGGTTTGGTAGACCTGCTTTTAACAAGTGATATGTTTATCAAAGGTGTTAAATTTAAAGAGAGTGCTGCTTTCAAAGAAGATGTAGGTACTTCGGATAGTGTTAACTTTATGACACAACATCAGTTGCAACTACCATTAATTTTTGATATAGTTAATTCTTTAGAGAAAGAGTTCTCTGAAACAACAATTTAATCTTAAATAATCGTTGACAAACAGATGAGACTCTTGTAATATAGGGTCTCTTATTAAAAGTAAAAGGAAAATATTTAATGTTAGAAGAAGTTTATAAAACACTGTCGATAGGTATCATAGTGACATTCTTAAGTTGTATGGCGTTCTTAGGTAATCAAATAAGTCCTGTACTAAATGTAGTAGGTTTTATCATAGCAGCCTTACTTGCTATGTGGAAACCTAATAAATATACATTTTACACATTCACTTTTGCAACTGGTATGTTATTATCCTTAAGTATACTACTAGTCAGTGTCAGTACTGTTATTGCAGCTATGGCAGGTACGGTGTTAATCTTTGTAGGTTTAACTACCTATGTACTTAAGAGTGGGAAGGATTTCTCTGAATGGTTGAAGCCTTTGCTGTATGCTTTGATCGGATTAATAGTATTACAACTTGCAAATTTATTCTTTTTAGGTAATGAAACTCTAGAATCAGTGACCAGTGTATTAGGTGTTATGATTTTCTCAGGGTTAATTCTTGCAGATACATCTCAAATCGTAAATGGCACTTTTAAAAATAAATATGAAGCTGCCTTATCAATGCATTTGAATATAGTAAACCTATTCTTACATATGCTAGGTGTGTTAGAAGACTAACCAATAAACATAGAAGCCTCTCTTCGGAGGGGTTTCCTTTAAGGAGAAATTATGACCCTAATTATAGATTTACTTTCAGAAGAAGTGAGGTCATCTTTATGAAACAAACTTTCGAATCAATATGGGAAGAACTCTTCCCTGATAACGAAACACATGACCCAGAAGGTTATATGACTTTAGAATAAGAATGTTCTAAGGAAGTCTACCAACATCAGATTGAATCTTTTAAACAGGTGATATCTCGTTTAGAAAATTACCCTTCTTGCATGAGTTGTTATCTTACCCAAGAAGAAATGGTAATAGGTAATAGTATGAAAGAGAATCTGATACGTATTTTGAAGGAGGAGGTGTTGTGAAAAATAATTTTTAAAGTTTATCTTATTAACAAACAATTTTAATTTTAGAAGGAAAATCAATTTATGAAAAATATCTTAATCGCAACAGTACTACTTGCAGCAACAGCTTTTAACGTACAGGCAATCTCTTACACAAAAGGTTACTCTGATACAGTAGGTAGTAGTCATTCATCTACAACTGTAGATAACGTAACTCAACGTATCATCAAAGAGCGTGCTGTTATCACAGATACTACTATTGGTGGTGGTAGTGATGATAATCGTTGTACAGGTTTGAATTGTGGTTCTGCTGATAACATCACAACTTCTCGTGAGGTGGTCTCTCGTAACACTAACTTACGTGTTACAGAAACAGGTTTGAATCAAACAACAGGTAATACTAAAAATTGTACTAGCTTTGGTAACGTTAATGGTTTAAACTTCTCAGAAGGTACTGGTACAAGCGTAGCATCTACTGCGGGTAGTTCTGTATTAGCTGCAACTGGTGATGTCAACAGTGTAACTCGTACCACAACACATACAACAAATGGTGGTGCAGAAGTAGGTAAGAGTCATAAAGTTGACAAATCTTTCACAAGTATTTCTGAATTAACTAAGTCTTCTTCAGCATCTGCTACGAACACATCAACCTTTACTAGCAGTACTGGGTACAACTAAAATACTTTAAAGAGCCTCATCCATTGTGGGTGGGGTTTTTCTTTTATAAAAAGCTTGTATATTACGATAAGTAGTGTTATCATAAAAGCTAATTTAAAGATAGGAGAATATTTATGATAAAATTATCACTGGCGATTGCAGTAGCATCTGTAACCCTTGTAACAACATTACCAACTTACGCAAAAGAACCAGCTAGTGTAAATGGAATTACCTCTAATGATGTTGCTAATATGACTAACGCCCCTGTAATAAATTCTGTTGGACAAAACACTACTGTTCAGGTAAATCAGAATGATCACGAACAAGTGGAAGATTTGAAATGCCCTTTACCAACATTATCAGCTACAGCAGGGTATAACGTTCAGCAAGCAGATAACAATTACAACAACTACCGAACAGAAGGACAAGGGGTTAATGCTGTTATAGGGTTCTCTATGCCAGTAGGTGCTGAAGTTAAGTGTGGTGACTTGTTCAAAGCAAAGATGGTTATTGTTCAGAATAATATCCTTGATGCAAAAGTAGGTCAGTGTTTGAAATGGGATAAGATGGGTTACACTCTTAATAGAGATAAACTTTTCCAGAATAATCTTATTACAAAAGAGCAGAATAAAAGTTTAATGTTTTGTGAATATGTATCTAAAGTGGAAGAGCGTAACCCAGAACAATTCAAACAGGATATCAAGTACCTTACTCAAGAGAATAATCAATTGAAGAATGAACTTGCCTCTTCTAAGGAAGTGACACCTCCTAAAGTGAAAGGTTACAGAGAGTATCGTATTCGTTTTAAAGATTGGGTATCCAGTTGTAACACAGGTTGTAATGGCGAGTATAAGTTCATCAAAGAATACCTAAGTGCAGTACAAAGTAATTCTTCTAAAGGTGTAAAACTATTTGCAGAACCATACGGAAATGATAAAGTATCTGTTTATGTAAGAGGAAGTTGGAACACTTGGACAGAGGCTGAGATGGAGAGACAACGTTATGTTGTGGCGGGACTTCCTGCGAAGATTGTTGGTGTTAGAGGGAGTGAGATTTATGAGTGAGTTTTATTTTAAAGATGTTATATTTGGATAGGAGAAATTATGACAAATAAGTTTAGTAAGAAAGCGTTCAACCCTTCTCAGGGAGGTAGTTTTGTAGAGGAAGAAAACAAAGAACATAAACGTTTTAAGATGTGTTACTCTGATCACGACACGCATGTAGTACGTTGTGCAAAGATGATGCAAGAAGATTATATTGAAGCTAGGCACATATCCTCTGGTAGAGTAAAAGAGTTTCCAAACAAGACTTGCTTTGGGGTGAACAAGAAGGGTATCCTAGAGCTGACAGAAGATGATTTATCAAGTAATAAACGTACTGATGACAAAGGTCGTCCATATAAGTGGTTGGCTTGGACAAACAAGGATCGTCAAGAAAAAGGTCAATCTGTTTTTAGAGCAGAAGATTTTGAAGTTTTATCTAAGGCGCGTCTTAATCCAGAATTTGACACCTTTGAAGAAGCTTTGGATGCTGCCGAGAAGATCTTTGCCTCTCATATTAAAGCTTTGAAGCGTAACATGGATTCAGAAGATTATACACTCCTTATCAGTGGTAAAGGTAATTACAGGGATTACGAATCAAAGACTGTAGGTTATAAATCTTCTCGTGGTGAAAAACCAATATATTTCCAAGAGTTCAAAGATAAAATTTCCGAGGTTTATAAAAATAAGATTTGGTGGGCTAAAGATAACGAAGCAGAGGATCTTATCCAATACATAGCTAAACAACAAACAGCTTTGTATGGATATGATCAAACTAAATGGGACTCTTGTGCTGCATATATTGACAAGGATGTAACTCAGTGTTATATTCCAGCTAAATCTTACGATAATTATGAAGATGGCTGGTTTGGGGGTGACCTATTTTATTGCGAGAAAACTCTGGTAGCTCAAACTATATCAGGAGATCCTACTGATACAATAGAGGGATTACCTTCTCTTACAGAGTCTGTAACTAAACATTTTGGATTACGTAAATCGAGTGGTGTAAGTAAATCAACAGCAGAGAAACTACTAGATGGTAGTGAAACCTTCCAAGAAATGTGGAAGCGTGCAGTATACTGTTACCAACAATATTATGGTTTTGATAAAGAGTATAACTTTAAAGATGTTCACGGAGAAGACCAGTGTTGGACGTGGATTGACTATATGCAACAATGTTATGTTTTAGTTAAGATGCAGGAATACGAAGGTCAAATTCCATGTGTACGTGAATATCTTTCTGAGATAGGTGTTCCTTGGAAAGACGAGATTAAGTATGGAGAGATTGAGATTGATACGGAAGGTTTGGTAAACAATCTTAAAATATGTAAATCTACTTTAGCGGAACTAGAGTCAATATTGAAATCTTATAAGAGTCTTCCCAAACCTAAACTTATCGATAAGTTAGATGAAGCTGTTAAACTCAAAGATGAATTGAAAGGTAATATAAGTTTATTGGAGGTGTGAAATCATTAATTATGTAGAAGGAGAATAATATGAAAAGTTTAAAACAATATGTGGGAGAATATTCTATTGAAAAAGGTTACTCTTTAGAAGAGGAATTCCTTTACGAAACGTTTATAGAATGCCTGTCAGAAGGTGTTGTTCAAGAAGAAACTGTAGACGAACGCCGCTGGTATAAGGTACGTTATGTTGTTCACAAAGTAACTATTGAAGGGCAAGAAAGATTTTTCCAAACATACGATTACCATATTACAGGAGATAATTGTGCTAGGGATATGGGCTTGGATATGCCAACATTAGATTCAGTAGTAGAAGTTTTCCCAGAAGAAATTACAACAACAATTTACCGATAAGGAGAGTAGTATGTCACGAGTAAATAAAGAAGAATTAGGTAACGCATTAACATATCTTTACGAAAGCACCCTAGATTTCAATCGTATTGGTGGGAAAAGTATTCACCCAGACTACACAGAATCTCAAAAAGGGGTTATCCTTGAGGAAGGTAAGGAAACTATTAAAGCATTGATTGAAAAGGATTTGAAAGAACTTATTGACGGGTGTCTGGATGTCTGTGTAACGGCTTCTTTCATGGTGATGATCCTTGATGGTAATGATTCTCTTACAAAAGGTCACACAAACCTTTTCAATGTAGATGGACGTTCTCAAGAAGTTATCGCTGGGAGTTTATTAACTTGCTTGCTTAAAGAGGATTGGATTGGAGTATTAGAGTGTGCAGAAGATTTACTCTACCTCTCTGAAGGAGACACTATTCATAACGTATACGAGGTTGCGAACAGTAATTTATCAAAATACGTACCTGTTACTTTATTAGACGACCCTGAGGAAATGTGTGAGACTATTGAATCAGAAGATCGTTATACGGGAGTAGAATACTCTATTAATAAGAAGTCTAATGGGGAGGAAGTTTATGTTTTCACAGCAACTTACGATTTGAAAGAGAAGCATGCTTTTGACAAACCTAAAATTGTCAAACCAAAAGGATTCTTCAAAGAACCTAATTTAATTGTATAAGAGGATTTCTTATGAAAAACCTATCAGAAGACCCTCTCACACAAGAACTTATTCTTCTCAATGTTGCCATTGAAAAAGGTAACTTTATTCTAATGGATAACTCTTGTGTGATACCAATCTCCCTAGAAGATGATACTCTTCTTTACGTGGAGGATGGTCAGTACAGTGTTTGTAATATTAATAATCATGTTTTTGGAGAGTGTTAATAATGAAAGAAAGTTTATTTGAGAAGATTAAGTCTGTCCTTGAAGAGATAGATGTTTGCTATCCTTATATGGAATGTTGTGAAGGAGAGTTCTTTGCAAATAATCATGAGTTTTATTATGTTTCAAGAGGAGATGTTTACTCAGGAGAAGTTAAGGAAGGTGTTGCGACTAAAGATGACTGCACTTTCATAAATTATGACACGGGTTGCGGTGAGACTATTACAAAAGTGTTACTTACTAAAAACAGAATATCACCTGATCTATTCTACGAGAAATATGAGGATTGTATGTAATGCGTGATATGAGAGGTGTTATTATTGAAGAAAAAGATACTATTGCTTACGGTAAATCTTCTAGACATGATCCTATTGCAATCGGAGAAGTAGTAAGCATTTCTGATGACGGTGTAATCCTTGTGAAAGGGGTGAACAACTCTAAAGGAGGTTATATAAGTAAACCTGAAAGGATTATTGTTTTGCCGAGTCATTATAAGGAGAAGGGTGTTGACAGTACCGAGTAAGAGTGATATTGCTAAACGTAAGAAGAAGTTAGATACTTGGTTGAAAGGGTTGGAAGAAGATGGTAGTATGTCTGAGAAGAAGTTATGTACTCTTCTGAGGAGTTCTGTTAGGAACGTTTGGATGCGACACGCAGTTAAGCTTTCCTACCTATATAGTAAAACATACCCTGATATGGACAATTCTACTAGAACTAAGTGGCTTATAGATTGTGAACATTGCGGAGAAGCGTTTAAAACTAGTGACGTACAGGTTGACCATATTGTAGGTGAACATAGTCTATTAACTCTAGAGGATGTTGTTCCTTTCGCAAGAAGTATTCTCGGAGTAAGTCATAGTGATCTAAGAATTCTCTGTGTTCCCTGTCACGAAGCGATCACCTATGCCGAACGTTATGGTTTATCTATAGAAGAGGCTTTTGCTGAGAAGAAGGTTATTGCTAAAATAAAGCAAACCGTTGCAAAACAAAAAGCTGAGTTGAAAAAGTTTGGATATAAGCCTGCAGAGTGCTCTAATGAAGATAAACGTAGAGCTTTGTATAGATTACTTTTGAAAGATGGGAAAATTTAAAATATAAGGTTGACAATCACAAAGAGGCTTGCTAGTGTAGGAGTCTCTTATCAAACAGGAGAATAATATGAGTAAAGTTAAAAAGTTGACAGGTAAAGAAGTGATGGATTTATTTTCATCAGGGGAGAGAGCAGGGGCTTACGTTAGAGTAAGTTTTCTGAAAGACTTTTTAGGTAATATCTACCTAGCGGAGGAGGATGCTCTTGAAGGTAAAAATATATTACCAGAGGGCCATTGGTTAGGGATGGATTATACAGACTATGGTATGGGCTTACCCACGTTGTATTCCAGTCACGGGTGTGATGACCAACCTGATCAAGTGACTATAGGTATTCATGAGGATACAATCCAAGGTGAGCTTTCTGAGGGTGAACTTTGGGTGTGGGAGGCGTAAATTTTTAATTAAGAGGTGGTTATGAAAACAGCAATCCCAGCTCAGATAATATCTTGAGAAAGGGTGTCTTTGCATCAGGGATGGTGTAATCAAGAAACAACCCCCTGAAATAAAAGATTTTGATGCAGTATATTATTACGAAAATAATTGTATTTGTTCTAGAAATTATGTACACTTGGAAGAGGATGATCGATGAGTAAAGATAACAATTTAACAGAAGTAGATTTCGGATTAGGGGTTGATAAACCTATTGCAATTATTAATTATGAAAATAAAGAAATTATCCAAGAGTTTAATGATGCATTAGATGCTGCTCAATGGTTAGCTGTTGCAGGAGATGTGTATACCTTGGTAAATAGAGAAGTTAATTACGAAGATGATGAAGATTTCGATAAATGGCTTGAAGAAAGTAGTGTTGGTAAGGAGAATATTTAATATGAAAAGTATGTTTGATAAAGGTAGAGAAGACTTCCTAAAAGGTGTATCTTATAAAGGAAACACTTCTGCAGAGTGGATTCGTGGATGGGATTATGAGAATCGTCTAACACGTTGTAACTTTTCTAATTATGATTGGAACTTATCTGGGAGAGTAGCTACTTCTTCTGATATGAGAACTTTATTTCGATAGGAGAGGATATGTTTAAATTTAAAGATTTTACAGAAGACGATATTGTATGTACGAGTGAACCTTTGTATGATATTTTTGAGGGAGGTTATATCTGTCCTTTTAAATTACTGGAAAATGATTGGGAAGCGAAGAAAGTACAAGAAGCTATTAATCTAGTGCATAATTTTCTTGCTTGTGCTGAAAATGTTGGTGTAGTAGAAGTTGTTTGAGGAGAGAATATGTTTGATTGGATATTAAGATTATTTAAGAAGAAACCTAAGAAAGCCTCTTATAAGAAAACAGACTTTACAAAGTATCGGTACTATAAAGGTGAACGTCAATACTATTGTTCTGAAACAAATGAGTGGTTATATTGGTATCTTCTTTTAGATATTGTTACAGATGACTCTGGTGAAAGTGTGAACCTAGACTCAATGAGTGAACGACAAGAATTGGACTTTGCTAACACAGGTTACACTACCCAAGAAGTGGTTGAGTCAGCACAAAGATATACTTCTTCAGAAGGTTATCAATCTGCAAGGGAGAGTATTATTGAAGAGTGTTATTCTAATAGAGGTAGTTATTCTTCTCCAAGCTACTCTAGTGGAGGTAGTTATTCTTCAGATAATAGTTATTCTTCTGGAAGTAGTAGTAGTAGTTCTTACGATAGTAGTTCTAGTGGAAGTTGTTCTAGCTCAAGCAGTGGTGGAGGTTGTGATTGAATAGTGTAGATAAACAGTATAACTCTTTAGGTAAGTCTCTTTTAGAAGAAGGTGTTTGGGTAACAAATGAACGTACAGGTAAGAGATGCCTTACTGGAGAGACAGTTATTTTCACATACGATTTACGGACAGAACCTTTCTCGATTATCACCTCTAGACAAGCACCTTTCAAATTAGGTGTTGCGGAAGTTATTGGTTATTGGCAAGGTAAGACCAGTGCTGCAGATTTCCGTAAGCTTGGTACGAAAAGTTGGGATGCTAATGCTAATCTGAACAAAGCTTGGTTAGAAAACCCTAATCGTAAAGGTGAGGATCAGATGGGCAAGGTTTATGGCTACTTTGGTCACAACTTTGGAGGAGTGAATCAATTTGAGAAAGTTTATAACAATCTTCGTAAAGGTATAGATGATCGAGGGGAAATTATTACTTACTGGAAGCCTGATCAATTTGAGGAAGGTTGCCTGCGCCCCTGCTTGCACTCTGTTCAATTCAATCTTCTTGGCGATGTGTTACATATGACGGCAACCCAAAGATCGTGTGACGTCCCCTTAGGGTTAGTTGCGAATACACAAGAGTGCTGGTTTATGTTAGAGTTGATGGCACAGATCACAGGTAATAAGGTTGGAAAGGTCACACACGTGATTAATCAACCTCATATTTACGAAGACCAAATAGGTAACTTCATAATGCAAATGGAACGTGGTGCTGTAGACTGCTCTCCTAAATTAACTATCTGCGAGAGTGTTAAAACTTGGGAAGATGTTATGTCTTTGGAAGATACTAGTAAATTTACCTTGACAAACTATGAACACCTTGGTAAGATTAGTTTTCCATTTAGTGAATAGGAGAATATTATGAATCAAGATATTATTGAATATTTAGAAGGTTATTGGGAAGAGTATAAATTAAAGAGTGTATACTTTTTCGAAAAGACCTCTAACTCAGGGATTATAACTTTCTTCCCTGAAAGTAATAGTCTTTATATCGGAGAGGAGGGATATGGTTACGAAGTACAGATACAAGACCTTCAACACTTAATTCAATTGGAGGCGTTATTATGATCAAAGGTATTATTTGCATCGACAAGAATGGTGGTATTGGGAAGGGTAACTCTCTCCTAACACACCTCCCGAAAGATTTACAACATTTCAAAGATGTCACTTCTGGCAAGAGTGTTGTTATGGGCAGTAAGACGTTTTACAGCTTACCCTTTAAATTAGGATTACCAGATAGAGAAAATTATGTACTTTCTTCTAAACTTAACGGTGTTGTATGGAGTAATGAGGGGTATCTAGATTTTATAACAGAAGGTGGTTTAGAAGAGTTAAAGCATAATATGAGTGGTGATACTGGTTGCGATCTGTTCATCATAGGAGGAGCGTCAATCTATTCTCAACTAGAACACTTTGTAGAAGAATGGATTATTACAGAGATTGATCACGTTTTCGAAGAAGCAGATGTTTTCTTCAAGCCAGACTTGACAAACTTTTATGATACGTTACAATTCAAAGATGTTTCCAGCGAGGAATATTCTGCAACAGTGAGTGTTTGGAGGAAGAAACAATAGCTTTTAAAGTAAGTATCTCCTTACAACAAAAACCTATTGACAAAAGTATTATACTATGAAATAATACATGTCCTTTGAAACACCTTCCTAATTAGGAGAAGTATATTGAAACAAAAGAATTTTAAATGGAAAGCATTGGGGTTTGCAACCCTGCAAGAATATGAAGGATGGAAGTTTATGAATAATGAGGCAACTGTTTTCGATGAAATCGAGATGAGTAATCCTGAATTAGGTCATGATATCACCACAGGGAAAGAAACTTTAGAACATTTACGCAACACAGGAGAAGTAGTATATGAAGCAGTCTGATGAAGAACGTACATTTGTTATTGAAGGTAAGCATGATCTAAACAACGTATATAATCTTGCACAAATGGTTATTGATACAGAAAGTTATGTCACTTCTTCTGGAAAGGAGGTTTCTACTCCGAAGATACAAGATGCTAAGAATATTCAAGCTATGATAGAGAGTGCTACTGAGGACAAGGTTATTTTTAAAGAGAGTGAAGTTCTTTGCTTAGAAGGGGTTGTTTGATTAATGAATATTACTACAATAATAAAAAGTAACGGAGATGAAGTACCTTTTGACCCTAGTAAACTTAACCGCATGGCTGAGTGGGGTAATACTGTAGGTGTATGTTGGTCTGAGTTAGTGTTTGATGCCCTTAAAAAGGTAACTGACAAATGTAAAACTAAAGACTTGCAACAAGCACTAATTGACGCTTGTGCCGAAAAACAAACTAAAGAACATATGGATATGGCAGGTAGGCTTTACTTAGGGTCTCTTTATAAAACTGTTCACGGAGGTTTTGAAACACGTCCTAATTTAACAGATTTCTACTATGATATGCTATCCAAAGGAGTATGGGAAAAGTTAAACTATGACGACACTGAGTTAGAGTACTTAAACGATGTTTTAGATAATGATAAAGATTTGAATTACAAATTATCTACTATTAAACAGATCAGCATGAAGTATTCTAAGAAGTTTCAAGGTGAAGTTTGTGAGACACCTCAATATACTTTTATGGGTATAGCTATGAAAGCTATGGAAGCTCAACCTGAGGAACGTAGATTAGAAGATGTAACCAAACTTTATACATATTTAAGCGATCTAAAGATTAATATGCCAACACCTTTCCTAGCAGGTTTACGGACTTCCTTTAAAGGTTTTGCTAGTTGTTGTGTTATTAAATCTGAGGATACAGCAGATTCTATAGAGAATTTAGTTCACGCAGCTTATAGATTCACTACTGCCTCAAGTGGAATTGGCTGTACATTAACAACTAGGTCTGTAAAAGATTCTATCCGTATGCAGCCAAGTAAACATACAGGTAAGATACCTTATTATAGATATTTACAAGGAGCAGTTAAATCTACCAAACAAGAGGTTAGAGGTGGAGGTGGTACAGTTCACTTTACGGTATTAGACCCTGAAGTTGAAACTTTACTTAGATTGAAACACCCTACGACAGTAGAAGACAGACGTATACGAGGTTTAGATTATTCTCTAGGGGCTACTAAGCTTTTAGCTGAGAAAGCTGCTTTAAAGAAAGAGTGGATGTTAGTTTCATACTACGATTCACCTGAACTTTATGAAGCTCATTTTAAAGGTTATGATGAATTTAAAAAAGCTTATCAAGAGTATGAGAAAAGTAATTCTCCTAGGAAGTACGTAAATGCTTTTGACGTATTGAAATTATTCTTAACTCAACGTGGTGATACAGGAAGAGTTTACCACACTTGGTTAGATGAAATGAACACGCATACTTCTTTTAAAGATCCTATTTATAGTAGTAATCTGTGTGTTGCACCTGAGACGCAGATTCTGACAGATAAAGGTTATCTAACAATTGCAGAATTGGAAGGTGAAACTGTTAATGTGTGGAATGGTGAAGAATTCTCCGAAACTATTGTTCTTAAAACAGGTAAGGATCAAGAACTTGTAAAAGTTCTTACAGACAATGGAGAAGAATTAGAATGCACCAAGTATCATAAATTTTACGTAAAAACTGGATACCACAAAGCAGGAATAAAGGAAGTGAAAGCTTTTGAATTACAACCAGAGGATAAGTTAATAAAGTGGGAGTTGCCAACCATCGAAGGAAATAAGGTGTTGCAATTCCCTTACGATAACGGTATTTTTTCCGCAGATGGTACGGAAGTTTTAAAAGCAGGAGAGAACCATAACCACCAACAAGTTATCCTGATGGATCAGAAATTGCAAACTGAAAGTAGATTATCTTGTAGGTATAGTAAAAGGTTAGATCAAAAGGCTACACAGGGACGGATAGTACTTACTACAAACCTCTTACAAACTAAATACTTTGTCCCTAATGAAGAATATACTGTTGCTTCCCGTATGGACTGGTTGGCTGGGTATTTAGACGGGGATGGTTGCTATACTAAAAGTGGTACAATACAAGCTGCAAGTGTAGAGAAGGATTTCCTGTTACGGATTAAGCGTATGTTGGATTGTAGTGGAGTATTTTCGTCAGTTAGATTCGGTAGAGAGGAAAAAGAAAGTACTATGCCACCTCGACACAATGGTACTGGAAAAGGACGAGTATGTTCTTGTAAAACTCTCTGGGTACTTACCATTGCAAGTAAGGAGGTGGATAAGCTATTAGATTTAGGTTTGGTTACCGAAAGATTACCTCTTGTTCGGAGCATTACTGACAGAAGCTGTAACCATTTCGTGAAGGTACTAGATGTTATAGGCCAAGGCCGCAAAGCTGACACATTCTGTTTTACAGAAAAACAACGTGGAATGGGTATGTTCAACGGTATACTAACAGGCCAATGCCAAGAAATTTTCTTACCCACTAAAGGGTTTGAAAACATTGTAGATATGTACGATGCAACAAAAGGGGTAGAAGCAGGAGAAATAGCTTTATGTTTCCTAAGCTGTCTTGTTGCGGGACGTGTATCCGAAGAAGAGTACGAAGATGTAGCATATTATAGTCTACTTGCGGTTGATAATGTTATAGATTTGATGGAATACCCTTTCCCTCAGGTAGAGAACACTGCTAAGGGTAGACGAAGTGTTGGTATAGGTATTACTAATCTGGCACACGACTTGGCTGTAAAAGGTTTAAGTTATTCTAGCTTAGAAGGTAAAAATTATATGCATAGGTTAGCTGAGATGCATAGTTATTATCTTCACAAGGCAAGTTTACGTTTAGCTAAAGAAAAAGGTAATTGTTCTCTGATAAATAGAACTAAATACCCTGATGGTTGGTTACCTATTGACACATACAACAAAAATGTTGATGGTGTTCATACACAAGGTTTGCAGTTTGATTGGGAAGGTTTACGTAAAGGTATTATCGAGAACGGAGGAATTCGTAACTCTGTATTAGAAGCTACACCACCTGCAGAAAGTTCTTCTCAGGCTAGTGAAACTACTAATAGTTTATATCCTATACGAGAGTATTACACAACTAAGCGTTCTGGTAGTATAGTCAATATCTTTGCAGCACCAGATATTGACAACCCAGTAATTAAAAGTAATTATGAACTAGCCTATGATGTTCCGTCTAAGGACATAATAGATTGTTATGCTATTTTCCAAAAATTCCACGGACAAGGTATCAGTGGAGATCTTTACACGGATTATAGTAAGTACCCTAACGAGAAAGTTCCTCTGTCTGTTATGGTGGATTTATACTTTTATTGTGTTAAGATGGGTTTGAAAAGTTTGTATTACCAAAACAGTAAAGGTGGTATTAAAGAAGGGAGTAACGTACTGGATGATGTAACCTCTACTAAAATAGACAGTTTACCAGATGAAGAAGATGACTGTGAAAGTTGTAAAATGTAGTGTTGGTGTAGAATAGGAGTATAAATTTTTGGATACAAGTAATGTATTAAATATAGATAACACAGGTTGGAAAACAGGTAAGTACGATTTGTTTCTAGGAGAAGAGTTAGGGTTACACGACTCTATCAACAGACCTTATCCACAACTTTTTGAATTATTCAAAAGATTGAAAAGTTTAGATTGGGCAGAGGATGAGATCGAATTAGAGAAATCAAGATTAGATTTTTTAAGTTGTGATAAGAATAGTTATGATGTTATGATTAAGACCTTATCTTTCCAGTACGAAGCAGATAGTTTAGCATCACGTTCTATTATATCTCTTTTTGCACCTTTTATATCTAACAGCGACCTAAGTCAGATGATGCTTAAGTGGAGTGAAAATGAAGCTCTCCACGCATTAACTTATTCAGAGATTATAAGGCAATGTATACCCAATCCTGACGACATTTTTGAAGAGATAGTCGCAGATAAGAATATTACTGACAGATCACGTATAATTGCAGAGAACTTCTCTAAGCTGAAGACATTAGGGGCTAAGTATACTCTTGATAAAAGCTCGGTTGATAGGCGTGAAGTACAAAGGACTATTTTATTAAGTTTATCTGCTTTGTATTGTCTAGAAGCTTTAGAGTTTATGGCATCATTCAGTTGTACTTTCTCTTTAGCTGAAAGAGATTTATTCGAAGGGGTTGCTAGTCTTGTACAAAAGATTATGATAGATGAGTCCATTCATACTAAAATGGATGAAGCAATACTTGATATACTTTTAGCTGATGAAGAGTGGTTATCAGTTTACGAAGAGATCAAACCTGAAGTACAAGAGTTAGTAGACAGTGTGTACGAACAAGAACTATCTTGGTCAGAGTATATTTTCGAAGATGGGAGAAGTATACTTGGCCTGACAACACCTTTACTAAAAGATTGGGTCACTTACAAAGCTAATGTTATTTATAATAAGTTGGATTTGATTAAACCTTTCACAGAAGTTAAGGCTAACCCTCTTAAGTGGATGGATAAATGGGAAGATATAGATTCTAACCAACAAGCTGCTCAGGAAGCCTCTTTGAATAATTACAGGCTAAACTCTGTAGTAGATGATACGAAAGATGAGATTATCTTTGATTTTGGAGACAGAGAAAAAGCACTACCTAGTAGAGTTGTTGTTTACTCTAAAGAATCTTGCCCTTTCTGTGATAAATTGAAAGATTTCCTGAAAAGTAAAAACGTGTTCATAGAAGAGGTGAATATACTAGAGAGGGGTAAAGATTATCTTTTATCTAAAGGATTCACTACTGTACCTCAAGTGTTTTCAGAGGAAGGTAATTATCTAGGTGATTGTACTTCACTAATGAAAACTTATAAATGACACTTGACAAGAAAGGAAACTTTGTGGTAAAACAACCCAAATCAGAAGATGAATGTTACGAAGAGGATAATCTCAAGGAGAATACCCATTCTAAAAAGAAATATTCTCCTAAGAAACGTACATTAGATGATAAGAAGCGTAGAAAAGCTAAACGTGCTTTGAAGCGTAGTTTTGAAGATTAAAATATTTTGAACAGGGATGTTCTTTTCAATAGGAGAAAAATATGTCAGAAGAATACGTAAATGTTGGAACAGAGGGTCACATTGATTATGGTAATCCCCCTCAAAAACTAACACAATCACAAGTAGATGAAGCTTGTGGAAAGGCTAAAGCCCTTTGGGAAGATAAACTTTCTGAAAGTGGATTATCTCAAGAAGATTTTATTATCAAAGATGAAACAGGTTGGGTCACAGAATTCCTTGCCTACATGGAACTTGCAAAAAGGAATGTTGAGGGAGAAGGCTTAGTTATGCGAGAGATTGTTTCTGGAGTGGATATTGATTTAGGGGATAATGATGGTTAAGGGTATGTTAAAACTAGTTACTGGATTCTTAGATCGTTTCATGTGGCCTATGGTCATGATATTGTCTTGGGGAGGTACTCTCTTAGAAGATGGTGTTGGTTATTATGATGTAATCTTCTGGTTAAGTGTTGCTGTTATGAGTATACTAAATAAATTAAGTGGAGTTACTCTTGTAAAGGTTGTAGAAGATGAATAAAACTTTCGTATACCAAAGGCTTGCTCACGGAGAGGATTCTTCTTACGGAGTGTTGTATGACCCAGAAGGTGTTCAACAATGCTTTATTGTAGAGGATGAACCTCGTGAAGTGAAGGTTGATGGTGAAACACGTATCCATAAAGGTAAATACCTACTTAAACAAAGAAAAGTATTATCTGGTATGACAAAACGTTACCGTGAAAAGTATGATTGGTTTAAATGGCATCTTGAGTTACAAGACGTTCCTGATTTTGAGTATGTTTACTTACATATCGGAAATTTTGAACGTAATTCTGAAGGTTGCTTGCTTTGTAATTACAATATTGTAACTTCTGGGAAAGAATACTACGGAGGGAACTCTACTCAAGCATTCAAAGACTTCTACGAGAAAGTAAATAAACTCTTAGAAGAGGGTTATGAAGTGTATGTGGATATTCGTGATGAGAGTTTTGTTTTAGAACCTTTCTAAGGAGAAATAATGTTCGCAAAACTAAATGGTATGGAAAGTTCTTTTATTGAAATGAGATTATAAGGGGAAGTGTATGGGCAAAAGTGATGTACGTTTACTAAAAGATATTGGAGTTCCTGTAGAAGAAATCCCAGCGTGTAAGAAAAGAAATCGGCACACTGTCCAAGATTGTAAAGAAGCTAAGAAAAAGCATTTAGGGAGAGATAATATTAAGAACGAAAAACATAAAGAAACACGCCGTCAAAGTGTAATACCTCTGTCAGCTAAATCTGATAATCAGCGAAAAGCTTTGAGATACTTCCCAGAAAAACAACTCACTCTGCTTAGTGGTAGTGCAGGTGTTGGGAAGACAGAGTTGGCCTGTTGGTGGGCATCTAAACTCTATTTAGAGGGTAAGATTGATAATATAGTTATTACCCGCCCTCATAAACACTTAGGGGAAGATTACGGCGCTGTTAAAGGTAATGATGCTGAAAAATTACTACCCTTCTGTATGAGTATGCTGATGAAATTTAAAAAGTACCTTGGTGTTGGTATCCTTCGTTCAGACTTCAAACTTGACGGTTTTGATACGTTATTCTCAGAAGCCAATGGTATCCAGATTGTACCTATTGAGAAGATTCAGGGTTTGTCTTTTGACGAAAGAACTTTAGTGATAGCGGACGAACTGCAGAACGCTACAATATCACAAGTTAAATCCTTATGTACACGTTGTGAACTAGGATCAGCTCTGATTTTGTGCGGTGATGCCATACAATCAGCTTTAAAAGGTAAGAATGGTTTGAGTTATATAGAAGAAGTATTCACTGAACACCCTTATGAGAGTATTGGTGTGGTTAAGTTCACCCCAGAAGATAATTGCCGAGAAGGTGTTACTAAGCATCTTACAGGTATCTTCGAACAAGATGGACAGTGGTGATTAAATGAACCAACAAGAATTCAAACAACTCTCTGACCAGATGATACCTTCTCTGCAAAAGAAACTTGATGAAAAAGGTGATGGTCAGCAGGTTATACAATTTCAGAAGAATCCTTTCCAACCAGATAACACTCTTATTGGAATAACTCTTTTCGAAGGAAGTGACTCTTGTGAAGTGTATTCACTTTTTAACGATGGAAATTCCGCCTACTGGAGTTTTCAAAATGTACAACGATTTAAGTAGAGGGAATAATATATGACTACAGTAGTAATTCATGATAACAAGGTGTACTGTGATTCACAGGCAACTGCGGGTAATATGATCTCAGATTATGATGTTGATAAGGCTGTGAACTTAGGTCAATGTATCGTTGTTGGTGCAGGACGTTGGTCTCATGTTGTAAAGTTCCAGAATTGGGTAGCAGATAACGTGATGGCAGAAATCGCTCAACAAGAGCATCCTTATGCACAAATCCAGATGCCCGAGGAAATGGTTGAAGAAGATTTCCAAGGAGCTATCCTTTACCCCGATGGTGTTGTGGTGATGTTCGAAGGTGCTCGGGATAGTTATGAGTGTAATCAGCCTGTATTCCTTGGTAGCGGAACATCTTTTGCAGCAGGCGCTATTGCAGCAGGGGCAGACGGTGTTCAGGCAGTAATGTCTGCTATCCAACTAGACCCTTACTCAGGTGGCGATGTCAAAGTAGAAGGTTTCGAGGAAGAAAAAGAACCTCTTACAAAAGAGACCCTTTCTGAAATGTCTAAAGAAGATATTATTGCAACACTGTTCCCTGATGATAACGATTCTTGTGAAAACAAGGTTGTTTCAGAAGAAACTCTTCAAGAAGTAGTATCAACCTTAGAAGAAGAGGAAGCTTGTCAGAGTATTACTGTTCTAGGTAAAGATGGTGAACCTTACGGAGAATTATTCTATCGTTGGGAAGATGGTGAACTTATTGATTTAGAGTTAATCATTGGTGATGAAGATATTATACCAATCAGTGTGTATGCTTTAGAAGATTACTCTTTATATAATATTCGTAGTTTAATGGATGATTTAGGTGTAGAGTATAAACGTAACCAAGGTAAGAAGAATCTTTCTAAAAAGTTAGTTGATTATTTAGAGAATCATATTCAATAACTGTTGACAAACAATAAGCCCTTTGCTAAGATTGAATCCTTGGTAGAGGGCTTTTTAACGAGAGGAGGAATATTATGAGAAAACGGGATAAATTTAAAACTATATCACCATTTATATTTACACTTTTGTGGTTAGGTATATTCGACAAGCTAAACATTACTGCTTCAGAGGGGTATGCTGTTCCCGTAGTAGCTACTTTTATGTTGTTAGTTGGTGGGAGTATAATGATTACAGATTATATGTTAGATTTCTTTGATAAGAATGATAATGAAGAGGATGACTTATGAATAGCATAGACGAATTTAATGAAAATAACCCTTTGCTGGTAGATCCTACTTTCTGGGGTAATAGTGTTTATGGTAAGTTAGAAGATAGTAAGGAAGGAGAGTTACTTAAATTAAGTAAAATTGTTAATGTAGGTACTGTTCTTATAACAACATTAAACTCTCAGTATAGGTATGCTTTCACAAGCAGTGACGCTGCTGATTATTTCTTTAAAAGAGTAAGAGAATTAAAAAAAGGATGGGACTATTTCATGAAAGGAGAAAAACAATGAATAAAAGTTTAATGTTCAGTAGTGAGAATCAAAAATGGGCGACTAGAGAAGTCACTTTTCGAAGCATCGAACAACAGTTAGGACGTTCTTACAATGTAGATCCTTGTTGTGAGGAATCCACTGCAAAATGTAAATTATTTATCACACAAGAAGATGACTTGTTCAAAGTGGATAGTATTAGGGAGAAGTTTAACCTTGATAGGGTAGAGATGTTTGTCAACCCTCCTTATGGAACTATGCAGAGGAAATTCGTTGAAAAGGTTATTACTTTGTGTGAAGAAGGTAATGTTTTTGCAGATATTCTTATCCCCTCTCGCACAGATACGCAACTCTTCCACGATATTATTCTTCCTAAAGCAAATGCTGTTTACTTTGTAAAAGGACGTATCACTTTTGGAGACAATGCTTACTGGGAATGGGTTTGGGAGCAAGAATATATTGACGGAAAGAAGAACTCTTTGTATAAGAAGATTGGTAAGATGAATCCTGCTCCATTCCCCTCTATGGTGGTTAGTGTTGGTGGTAGAGGTATTTTTCAGATGAGTACGTTAGAATTAGAGAAGGAGAAGTATAATGAGTAGTATTTTTGATTTAACATCGGCTACGTATTTGAAAAGTGTATTACCTATTGGAGGTATTTACCTATGTTACCTGCCCGACAACAAAGCTTTTCATAGTTATATGTATGAGGTGGTAGAAGTTGTGAAGGTTAAACAACCAAACGGTGAGTGGGTAGACGGGTTGTGTTACAGAGGAAAGGGAGGGGTGTTCGTTAGAACTTTAGATATGTTCTCTAAAGATAAGTGGAAATTTAAAATTGGGTTGGGAGGTTGATATGAGCACAACATACGTTGCAAAACTAGTATACGGAGTAAAAGAATCTTTGGCAGAGTTCTACTGTAAACAAGATAAGATTGATTTGAAAAATGATTGTGAAATTAATAATGTAAACTATTATTACAATTTAGGTGTTTTTGGTGTAGAGTTAGAATCTTCTGAGGAAGGAGACCTCACTAAGGTAAACTTAGACACTTTTATGAGAGAACACAGTGTTGCAGATGTAATAAAGAATCACGAAGAGTGTAAAATATACCTTTGTGTAGATAGCTATTAAGGAGAAACAATATGAATGAAGAAATAAATTGGGACGATGCTCCAGAGGGGTATGATCTACACGTTAAAATGAAAACTGAAAATTACTTAGTCAACCACTTTGTTAAAAACTTAGATAATGGTCACTATTCCCTTCCTAACGGGTGGATATTGAATACCTCCTTATGTCATCAACACGGAATTGTCACAGAGAGACCCTCTCAAGAAGAAGAACCGTCTCTAATGGATAAAGACTCTCTACAAGGACAACTTTCTCACATAGGAAACCTTCTGCACAATTTATCTTGTTCAATGGAGAATGAAGCACATCAAGATGCAGTAGGTATTATGGCAAGTCGATTATGGGAAATGTCTAAACTATTATGCAAACAAACACCTGAACAAAGACTTCGTGCAAAAGTATGGGACGTTGTTGCAGAAACAGATATCCGTGAATCAGAGATAGATGCCATCACAACAGATATTCTTGAGAGATTTAATTTGGAGGAGAAATGATATTATCAAAAGAAGAACTTTTATCAGCACATAACAACGGCACTTTAGAAGGGTTACTTCTCGGACATGGAATACTTCCTCTGAAAGCGTTAGAATATGTTCTGGAAGAGGAAACTTCTGAGAGGGATAACCTCTTAGCTCAGATAGAAACCCTTGAAAACGGTATAAACTCTTTGCATGAGAAGATTGAGGACTTACAAGAGGAACTTGACGAGAAGAGTGGTTCTCTGTAAGCGTTTCTGAGGTACATTTATGTACTACCCACTACGATGACCTTCTTAAAAGGAGAAATCCTCTTAGAAACGTATTGTGGTAGGTAGGATTTGATTTAATATAGATATTATAGGAGAGTATAATGGAGAATAAATTAAGAAAGTTTAAATTGGTTAATAGGGAGGGTTTTATTAACTCTTATAGTCTTAATAAACACCTCCTGAGATTTTTAGAAGAAGGTTGTTTTATAGGTTACATATCAGAGGGCAACGAACTTATCTATAAACATAATAGTGACCGAATTCTTATTGAAGAAGATGAGTTCCAATTCTTCAAAGAAATACCTCTTGAACAAGAACAACACTATTGGAAAGAAAATACTCCTCTCGAAAAGTCTCTCATCGTAGGTAAGAAATGTCAGGGAGATAAACCTTTCCAGATAGAACACGTTGGAGAAGAGATTGTTCTATTGAAAGAAGTGGATTCTGGGAAGGAAAGCTGCACAACAAAAGATAATCTTAAGAGTTTATTACCTAACGAAGAGGTAATCTTGTTTCAAAAGGTATTATCTAAGTGGAAAGGAATCACTTTGGATAATGCTTATGACAACAGAGGGAGTGTTGTTAATTTAGAAAGGTTTTATCTTGTTGTGAAAGAAGTGTTTGACGAACATTATAAATCTTAAAATAAAGGAGGCTTTCACCTCCTTTTTAACGTCTATAATTTGATAAAATATTTCTCGTCATCAAGGGTTGTGTTGAAAAGACCACTCTTTACCCAACCGCCACTCCCATCTCCCCAGAAGTCTGCACTCAATCCTTGTTCATCTGTTTTATAGAATATACCTGTCATACGTCCTCTGTGAGAAGCCCCTTCTGGGATGTTACGTTTGATAAAAGATTTCCACTCTTCTGCACGTATTGTATCAGCAGAGCGAATATACTTTTCTTTGTAAGATTCACTCTCTATAACAGAAGCCACTCTATCCTCAAAAGATAACATCTCTTCTTTAGTAAATACTTTTGAATAATCCACTCCAATACAAGCAGTATTTTTAACAGGGGTTTTATTTTCTATACGAGTTTTCTCTTTCTGAGAGTACTCTTGTGCTGCAGATTCTAATGCTTGGAATAAATCTTGTTTCATAAGGTTTCCTTTGTTAAATATGATTAATCATCCTACCAAACAAACTTATTCTTGTCAAATATGCTTTTTATTAAATAAACAACCTTTTTATCAAATTAGTTGTTGACAAAAGTGTTTTAGGTAGGTATTATTATGAAGAATATTATTTAAGGAAATTAATTTAAAGGAGAGGTAAAAATATGATAGAAGAAGATGGTTATTTCCTACGGATAGGGTTGACCTTGGAAGAAATGGCAACAATACCCGAAGAGTACAAACATACTACAAAATTAGGAGACTTTATGTTACTGGGTAATGAAAAAGAAATCTCCTTATTAGAACACATACTTTTTGTAGATTTAAGTGATTATTGTTTTGACTGGTTCATAGTTAGTAAATTAGAAGAGGAGAACACTAATGGAAAGTAAAACTATTCAAATGGGAGGTTATAATATTAAGATGAAAGATGGATACTATGTTATCAAAGAACAACGCATCTCAGAAGAAGGGAACTCTTACGAAACAATGAGTAAAACTTTCTCAAACGAAGAATACACTCTGAAATGGCTATCCTCTAATGGACATAACTCTTCTGTAGAGGGGGTTCTGTTTGAATTGAAAGAAGATTACTTTAATAATTGGAATACTCAGAGTTTGAGTCGTCTGAGGACAGCTAATAAACGTAAGGAGAGTAGTAAATAATGGAGTTTAATGGAACAGTGTTAGTAAGTAACCGTAAGATAGAAAACGCCTTAAGTAATTACACCTCTTT